GCTTGTTACCCCCCTTTTGGGGGTTGTAAAAGCAGAGAGGGTGGGTTTTCCCCCCCCCCCCCTCTTACCACAATTGCGTCTCCTATAATTTTACTCATACTGAACTCCATTTGTATTTATTATATTTTGTTTTTATTATTTGTACTATTTGATTATACTTTGAAACACGGGGCAACACCAAGAGAACAGGTAGCGAGGTCGCCGCCGGGGGAGCCGTAGTTGCCGACAATACAGAATCTTTCGGAGATAGTGGAATATGGAGAACGCTCCCACCAATAGGCAGAAGTACTTGTATCATTATGCTTATACAACCTCTTGCTATTTCCAGCAGAGTAATAGCTGTATTGTTTGAGATAGTTTGGCTCCTTCAAGGAGGCAGACCCTCTATCCCCAAATACTTCATATTGGGCAAGCAAGAACACCTCATCCTGTGTTGCAGTTAATTCAGCGTCACCACCATTTGGCGCAGTAAATATAGTGCTTGGTTTAATAGCTGCTTGGAGGTCGGATGGGAACGCAGCTTTTATCAGCGGCATAATGTCTTTCCGCATAAGACTGGCTTCCCAACCACCAGTATTTGTATCTGTATTGTTCATATTGAACCATGTTCCGCTTGTTTTGTTGTTGTTATAACCATAATCAACTAAACAAATGTCGGTGCCACCAGTTTGAGCAGTTTTAAACCCTTGGAATGTAATGCCTTTACCTTCCGATGCTTCATTATGATTGAATCCAATGATATAAACATAAGTTTCAAAATTGAGAATCTTTATATTGTCAGCCCTATCATAATTCAGTACAATCTTCTTGGTGTCGCCAACAGACCAAGTATTCTTAGCAATATCATTATTGGAAGCATACTTGATAGCGGACCAACTGTTGTTGTTAAGAACTGGGTCAAGTGTTGGGGGGGGGGGCGTTGCCGCAATTTTTGTAATGGTACACTGAATCGTTAATGCCTCAGTTGGCGCAGCACCAAGAGCAACAGCGCTAAATACACCATCATTATTAACAATATACAAAGCGGTAGTCCCAGCGTCAATCAGCTTTTGAATGATAGTAGCATCAGCTTGAATATCCACTTTGCTATTTGCGTCAGCATTTTCAACCGTAACAGTTTGCGTATAAGGCCCAGAACCAGTCCAAGAAGTCCCGATAGTAATACTATCGATAATAATTTGTCTTTGACCGTTAATTACTTGTTCGGTCAATGTTTTTGGATACATAATATCATAATCAGTACCATTGTATCTCTTCATATTTATACGATATTCAGTAGCCAATTAAATACCTCCTATCATTCACTCAATTTAATCAACATATTATATTCGTCTTCGTCTACAATTTTTAAGGCATCTTCTTTTGGTAAATGTATATAAAATTTAGATTTTATACCATTTAATTTATACCATTTATTCCAATAGTAAGCGTTAGCCAAACATCTTGCTTTATGCATCCAGCAGATATTTTTATTTCGCTTAATCGGGATGCCACCAACCTGATAATTGTAGGCAATACAATAAGAACAACCATTTGCTATTGGACAATTATAACATTCATCATCAGACTCTGTTCTTCTATTGATTGAATCAAGCATTAACTTAATATTTTTTTCATCTTTTGTAATAAACAAGCCGTCTACACTACCAATTGCAAGCGGTTCTGCTTCACCAGCAAGTGAAGATTCCATATATCTAATACAAGGAAATGCCTTGCCATCTGGGTCAAAAGCTAACATTTTACCGCCACCACCGCACCAACTTGTATTATAGTCGCTTGGTAGTGGTCTAAATTGTGATTCAACAAATAGTGTCACTGTCGTATCGTCATTGATTTCCAGTAGCCTATCTGCCATTTTTTTTAGCTCTTTATAGAATATTCGCGCCTGTTCTATTGTCCAAACTTCTTCAAAAACACAGTTGGCATGAATAATTTTCATACCCTCGTTAATAAAGAAGTCAATTATTTTATTTATATCTTTGAGGTTGCCGGGTGCTATTGTAACTTTCGTTCCAAGTTCCTGATTATAATTGGTGTTATAATGTTTCAAGGCCGCATAAGCCTCGTCGAAGTTTCCACGCCCATCTGGATGCTTTCTACAAGCATCATGGATTTCTTTTGGGCCATCAATAGTTATCGAAAAGCTAATATTGTTGCGAAACTTTTTTAAAAAATTCTGTACTTTTTCATCAAAATAATGGACAGCATTTGTTGTCATAGAAGCCCTCCATGTATATAACCATGGATGGTCTAATTCAAGACATTTTTGAACAAAATAAGTACAAATATAATCAATTATATCAATAGCGATAAGTGGTTCGCCGCCAATAAATTCAAGAATAACTGCTTTTGTATTTCTATTTATGAAATCATCGTCGTTGTCCTCATACATTTTGAATAACAGGTCAACGCCTTTCTTGGCAGTTTCTTTAGACATAATCTTTGTACCCTTATTGCGCTCAAAACAATAAAGACATCTCAAATCACACGCATCGGTTACTTGAAATGTAACATTTCTTGTAAGACTTTCGGTTGAACGAAGTACCAAATTTGGCTCATAATATAGTCTTGAAACCATATCGCTATAACTTTGTGCCACTCTTTTAAGCATTGGTTGGCGTATAAGTTACTTCTGCTTTATTAAAGTCGATGAAGTAATTATACTTTTCAACTCCTTCCGGCTTATATTTATCAAGAATTTCTTGCTTGGATATTTCAAAAGCTGTAAACTTTTCATCATGCGCTTTTGTATATCTGTCAATATATTCCTTTTTTACACCATCTTGAGTTGTAAGGTATCTAATAATGCTAAGAGCTGCTTGATACTCAAACCAAAGTCGTTCAAGATAGGCAGCTTCATCATTTTGAATAACAACGGCAATCTTATCATTCATAATCCATATACTCCTTAAAAATTGATAGCCATTTCAGCAATCCATTTTTTATATATTTCGTTATCTTCTTTTATTTTATTTAATAACGGTTTCACCTTATAATAATACTGAACATTTTTAGAATAAAGATTTATTAAATAATAAAGCACAAGTTGTTTAATGTACCACAACTCGCTCTCTTTCTCAATATCCAGCTTTTCAATTTCTTCAAGCTCTTGATAAAGCAAGTTCCATCCATCATTGCTTTCTGGATTGTAGTTCTTGGGGAAAATTCCATAAAGAATTAATTTTGTGTATTTTTTGTCGATTTCGTACACATCACATAGCTGATTAGCTAAAATATCCATGTATTTATATATTTCATGGAAAGACATTTCATCATTGCTAAATGGAATTGTACTAAACCAGTAAACTGTCGCAGAAATATTAAAATCTTTTTCTCTTAATGCTTCGCCAAGGATATCCGTTTCAATATGTTTACAATCCGTGAAATTTGATATTACTTCATAAAAAGATAAACTCTCTAACATGATTTACTCACTTTTCATTATAGCCGCTTCCAGTTCCTGTGTTATTATATCCCCAGCAATTTCCTGGACAGCCACCCCAACAATTATTTGAGCATCCACGACAAGCACCGCAAGTAGCCGTACAACCATCACCGCAACCATCGGCGCAATTAGCAGAACAGGAACCGCTGCAACCGCCACTACAACCACCATAGCAGCCACCGGAGCAGCCAGAGCCACAAGAATTACTACAACCAGAACAAGTGTTGCCACAAGAAGTAGAACACAGCCCAGAACAACTCGAAGCGCAATCGGTACCAGAACCATACAATGGCTTGTTTTCATAATTTGTCAAAACTGTGTTTAATGCGTCCATTGCGTCTATTTGGTCGCCAACCTTTTGCGCGGCCATACCAGTTGTGTTCACGGCGTTCATTGGGTCAAGTATTTTATTTATATGTTCTATTTTAATCTGCACACCGTTGGCGGGAGTAGTAGAATAGTCGTATGAAGCTCCGGCATAAGAAGTCATTGAACCGGTATATTTTCTTCGTTGCATTTCTGCTTTTACTCTGGCTTTAAAATTTATAAAATCTTGTGCCAAGATTTGCTGACCAGCAGATAAAGACATTTATACAACCCCCTTATCCGAAAGCAGCACTAATTGGAACCCATTTGCTACCGTTATAATACTTCAAAAGATTACTATTCCCAGTGTCAATCCAAAGCAGATTTGTCTTGGAAGGCGCTGCAGTACCAGCATAAAATCCGCCAAGGTCACCAATTTGCGTCTGTAATTGCGTGATAGCGGCAGAGTTTTGCTGGGTTTTGTTATTTACTTCCTGAATGTCGTTATTTGCTTCAGTAATCCTTGAATTAAAATTATCCATGGTTACTTCTTCGGAAGCAGTAAATGCCGTAATAGCCATTTAAAACCCTCCTCTATCTATATCAGTCCATAAGAAGTTCTTTCCATCAAGAACGGACCATGTATAAGCAAGGCTGTCAAATTCTTCAAAATTATATGGATTAAATATTTCAAACCAAATCATTCCAGGCATAGACATGGCCTCTTCTTTGTTAGTTGCTATATATGCTGGTTTGGTTTTTAAAAACAGTGTCCATTGTGAAGAAGTTTCGCTTGGTTCAACATTTATGTTTTGTTCTTTGGCAACATAATATACGCCATTATAATATACGATGTCTAATGGATTATATGTGGCTTGATTGTTCCATGTATATTTCATGGTAACACCAATACCGTAATTGCCTTTATCGCCACGAAGTCCTATATAAACCCAATAATTTGTATTTGTTGGATTATTTCCAGAAGTTGGATTGCCATTTATATACAAATAAACTTCATTATTATATAAAACAAAATTGTTTCTTTGGTATGTTGTTTTGTCACTATAAATATTTTTATTTATATAATTGTTTATTAAAGTATTAAAGGCGTTGTTTGTAGCTAAAAGATAATCGTCAACATTTGTATAATAATTTTCTTCGAGCTGATAAAGTGCCGTATTTACATAATTTATAACATCTGCTACAAACTTTTTATTATTAAGTTGGCCATTGTCTTCCAATATTTTAAAGGCACCAGCTAAATCACCGGATAAAAACTTTTGAACAAACTCATTCTTTAGGGTAACATCAGTATAATGAATGTCTTGTACTCTCATTATGTCACTCCTCTTATTCTTCTATTTGAAACCAAAAGTCACCAGTTTTTATATTCGTAGGCGCGTCAGCTTGAAACGGGTATATATTTTGTGTTGGAGTATATATGATTTTCCATGTAGTATCATCACTACCTGGCGTTACGCCAGTATTGTTTTTTAAGCAATTCCATACAATATTATTATATGTTACTACATCTTCGGCATAATATGGTTCACCAGACTGCCAATTATATCTAAAAGTCAAACCAGTACCAGATTCACCCATTACACCTTTAATTGTCATTACACGCCAATATGTTGTGTTTGTGGGAAGCGTACCAACTGGCGGTGTTTTAATACAAATATATATCCTATTTTCACCAGAAACAGTATAAATTACAAAGTTGTTTACTTGATACTGTGTTCCTGTGCTGTAAGTGCCCTTAAAGATAAATTGATTGATTATGTTTTGCCAAGAGGTCTGTTTATTTTCAATATATGGTTTTATATCAGTCAAATAAAAACGCTGTAAGGCAACACAGGTGTCCATAAGCGTATTCATTTTTTCAGCGTCTACAAACTTCTGATTGGCATTTGTAATTTGGGCATAATATTGTTGTGCCAAAGAAGTGTTGCCCGCCTCCATAGCCGCTTGATAACCTGATACAGCCTCTGCATCATTGACAGTCATATTCAGCATTGTCACAAACGACTGTACCGTATTTGGAAATGAAGTAAACTGCAAATCTTGATAAAGAGCAGAAATAGGTCACCACTCCTTTCTTTAAATTATCGGATAGTATGGGTAATAACTACTAAGCTCCATAGTTTGCGTTCCATCTGGGCCAAAATTTATGTTAATTGACTTAATAGTATATTGTTTTGCTATTTTTTGGTCTAATGGCGTATAATTTACCATCCAATTAACATCAGCCCAGTATATCGGAACACAAGTTATACTAATAGTGTCATTCATCCTGCATCGCTGATATATTTCAAACTTTGCTCTTTGCAAAGCAAGGTCATCAGAAAATATATAATCGTATTCTCCGCCATACAGCACAAGTTTTATTTCTCCTGCTGGATTTCCAATATAAAAAGGACTTTGCGGGTTTTCGTCTTTATAAACACCATATGCTTGTTGATGCCCAAGAAACTCCCACCTTTCATCTTTTGTATATCTAATAACCCAATATTCGTTCTTGGCCAAAGAAGTCATTTGCTTTCCGTCTGGGCCAATAAGTGGCTTAGACCCCAAGTCATTGATTTGAATGGTAATGTTGCCACTAACATCTTGTTCCAACTTAAATCCAACAATCAAATACTCTACCAACTTAACAACTGTACCAATAGTTAATTTAATATTGGAATCTGTAATTGTTATTTCAGATGGATAGTTTTCTATGTCGTGCGTCTTACCATAGACCTCTATTGAATTTTTAACGGACTCAAAATCAACATTGACTGTTTCAGAAATTACATTTTCGTCCCAGATATTATCATCTATCATTACCGGTTCAGAGTCGGTATATGGAATTGGCTCATAATGAAATACACCATCAACATCAAAATAAATTTGATAATTTGGAAGAATATCTCTAAGGTCGGCAAGCATATCATACCAAGATGAACCCATTTCATATTCCATGTCGTATGGCACTTCTTGAATGTCGCCATTCGTATTATAACATTCCGAAACAACATATTTTTTAAAGCCGTTTTCAGCAAGAATAGAAATTATAACTTCACGAATATTATTTCCAACAGGAATTTTATATGTTACACCAATAAGATAACCGTTTCTTAAACCAGTCATCTTAGACATCAAATCAACACCAGAAAACATCAATGTATGTGTAGCCGCTTCATATTGATAGCTTGGCTGATTAATCAGATAGATTCCCATGTTAGTCCATTCAATTTCAGATGTGTGTAAATCTTGAACGCCAACATAGATTTGAATAAGTTTATCTATCCAGATTTCTCCGCCAGCCTGAACATCAAAAGAACTATCAGTTACAACTAAAGAAATATCGCAAGTTCTTCTAATGTCGCTATCGGCGTTTATCATTATGTTACCGGAAATCGCATTTCCTTCGATTGTATCAACGGTCAAATAATCAAAATTTAATAAGTTTATTTTAAGGTAAGTGTTTCTAATGGTTTGTTGCGAAGTGCTATACTGCGCTTGCGTTATAATTCCAGCCATTAACTCACCTCATTTACCATACCATTTCTATACAAATCTTTTTGATTATTGTCGTCACCAACTTGTGCCCAGTCAGCAGAGACATCAATTTTGCCCATACCAAAGTCATTGTTATATTCAGCAGAAGGATTACCAACCACACAAATAAGCCACGACGCGCCGTTCCAGTCCTTTAATATTTTTGCCTTCTTATTCGTTAAGAAATCGAACAACGCTTTCTTTTCTGTCGTTATTTTAAGTCTATCCATTGCTCCCGTCTTAGTATAGTCAGATGGCAATACAGTGCCAGACACAGAACCAGTTTCGTAGTTAATCAATCCATTACTAACAATAACAGGGTATCTTCTTCCGTAAGGCTCAAATACGCCTATTTTTTGTACTTTTTGGTTGGTGCCATACCTAACACCAGCAAGAAATTTATAAATTGTGTCTTGGTCACAAATAAATACGCCTTCAAATTTTGCGCCAATAGTATTACTAATATAGTCGCCTTCTATTTCTCCAATCACGGGTGTAAAAGCATATTCATACTCGTAACCAGAAACAGCAAGGTTGTCATTAAAGACAAACGAAAGGTCGTCAAGTTCAGAAATTGGGATATATTTTAGCGTTACCCAATCAAACTCGGTAGTCTTTCTTCGTTTGATTTTAAATCCATTTATTTCTGATAATGAATAGTCTATATTGCCAGCATTGATATGTCCATTAAAGTTTGCACTCATAATTGTCAACAAATCCCAAGTTGTAGGAATTTCAGAAGAATATTCACTTCTGGCGTCGCCAGTGACATACCAATGATTAAATATTCCATTTGTTAAAGTTGCAGAATTATATCTCGAAGCAGGAATAGGCGTTTCATTCAATGTGTTTTTATCAGAACAAGCATCATATCCACACAATACAAACATTTACACACCCCCTGGCCCAAGATTATTAACGCTAATAGTAAACAAATTATTGATTCGTCTAAACCATATTTGTACCACATCGTCTTCTGCTGGTTTTGTTATTTTTTCACTATAAATATAGTAAGTAAACTTATCCAATGTGACAATTAGTTCAACATACACATTTGTATCTATATCTTCACGATAATTAATAACTAAAGAATCGTTCAATAGTTGGTTTTCAAGTGTAATAATTGTAGAATCTTTGTTGAATTTGTATCCCCAAAGCGAAGCGGTGAAGTTACCAGGAATAGCAAATCCGCTATTCCAATTCACATAAGAACCCTCTTCCGTCAAGTCAATAGCAGTATCATCATCCACATATTTTGGCGGTGACGGCATGGAGTTACCTTCGATAGAGGTTAGATTTGATTTTACAGTTATGTATCCGCCCTGACAGTTATTAGACAACTGTACCACAGTAAATATATTAGGTGTACTATATTTAACAACAAACGACTTTATCTCTGTTTTTATTTCAGTGTTATTTATAGTTCTACCGATAGCTTCAACATAATATGCCGTATTATCTGTCAGACCACCAAATTGATTCTGCGTTATAATCGGCGGCTCTGTTATGCTCCCAACATATTTTGTTCCACTTGTAGAAATTAGGACTCTTTGGCTATCGTAAAGATTGAAGATATAAGAATTTAGTGGTTCACCCTCTAATTGATTATATTTTACTTTAAATAAATAATTACTGCTTTGAATTATGTTGTCAATTGGGAAATCATAAAATTCAAATGTCGGTGTTGTATAACAATAAAATTGAACGGAATTAGATGCAACAGAATTTTCACCTTTAGAGTTTGTAGTATAGACATAGGCACTATAATACTTGCTATTTATAAGTGTACCAGCAGGTACTGTGTGTGAAAAAGCAAATGATGTTACAGATTTCCTATAAACGATAGTGTTATCTTCTTGAGATATAATAGTCAACTGATTGCCAACAACTTGGTCGCCACCACTCGGAACAGTAAAAGTAAAAGTATAGTCATTAGTCGCATCAAATGCAGGTGGCGTTGCTAAAGTAGGTCTAATAAGTGCCATTACGCCACCCCCTTTAAGATACTATAAAAGATAAACTTATTGAACTTCCCTTTGGAATAAATACAGGATATTTTTGATTTATGGTTGGTTTGTCACCATAATATTTTATATTGTGTATGTTTCCGTTTATTTTTACTTGGCAGTTGTTCGTGTCATCAGCAGAAATAACAATGCCAAACTGGATATCTGGTACTCTATTTTCTATTGCTGCATCTATCATAATTTGAATAGAGTCAAGCAATTCTTTTTTTATATCCACGATTACACCTGCCTTAAAATTAGGGGTGGGAATTACCCACCCCATTATTTAACGATTGTATGCTCTTTGCAGAGCAAGGTTTCTAATGCCAGAAATAAATTCTTCTGGACTTGTAACATCTGGCAGATTAACATTATCAACATCTATGTTGTAGTTTTCGATATTACCAGTAGAACCAGTTTTGATTCTTTCTGGGTCTATTGTTCCCCACTTCCAAAGATTCTTTGTTATGTCTGCTGGGATAATCCCATCGCCACGATTAAGGATGCGAAGTTCTGCGCCATGTTCGCCGACCATTGACAAGCCGCCTTGAGCATCGGTTGTACCTCCGGCATACTTATATTTTACACCGCCTTTTGGCCCGCCAGCACCATGCTTCTTATTTTTGTTTAGTGCGTTCAAAACACTGTTTGCACCAATAATAGCAGCATTTGTAGCGCCAGCTCCTAATGGAGACTTTTCTGGAGCACCAGTAGATGGATTTTGTGCTGTTGAACCGCCGTATCCACCGCCACTCATAGCTGCAGCAGACGCAGCAGCAGACCGTTTGGCAAGCGCTTCCTTTTCTTCGACATATCTCTTTAATGCTTCAAGGTCATTAAGATAACCAGCCTTTTGTTTTTCAATAAAGTCATCAAAGATGTCCATAAAGGCGGCAAACTCGGTGTCCAGCCTATCAATGTAGTCATTCCAATAATCTATCTTCTTGTCAAGATATTTTACTTGGTCTTCAAGGTCGCCAAGCTCAAGCTTTCTCTGTTCTTCTATGTTGTCTTTCTTGTCTTGCAAGTCTTTCTTCCGGTAGAACTCGTCAAGGTCAGACTGCGCTTTAGAGATTGCTTCTGTATCCTCAAGATACTGGAATCTACCATCTTTATATATCATCTTCTTTTGAGTTTTGGCCTTTGCCATAGCCTCAAGAAGCTTCTGATATTCTATTTGCTGTTCAAGTTTGTCGTTTGCCTTTTCAAGAGCGTCAGCTTCTTTATCCCATTTATCATTAATACCATCAATGATGTCATTAAGCTTATCTTTCATCTTATTAAGAAGCTTAATTTGATTTTGGGCTGCTTTCTTCAATCCAGCATTTGGGTCAGAAGAACCAGAACCACCAGAACCAACAACGCCAATAGGACTATCTGTGAAATAGTTTCCAGGTTTTGTTAGCCCAGACAGGTCGCTCCAATAATCAGAAAGCGCCTCTTGTTGTGAACGATAAAGCTTTCCATTATATTGGAAAAATGGTTGACCGCCTTTAATTACAGATTGAACAGTTCCAAGTGCGCCAATGGCAGATGTTGCTGCCCCAGCAGCCTCAGCAACTGCATTAAGCTCTCTAATTTGCTGCGAAAGGTCAAGTTTGGAACTGTTAAGGATTATCTCCGTTTTAACAAACTCCGTTAGCGCAGCTCGCGCCTTATCGGCATCTTTTTCATTCTCAATAAGCTTTCTGGCATTGCTAACAAGCGCCTGTTCCGCCTCATTCATAGCCTGCTTTTTATTGTTTAGTGCTGTTATAAGGTCATTTGATATTTGGATTAAGTTTCTATCTTCTTCGCTTAATTCCACTGAACCAGCTACACCATTATCATATGCCTCTTTCATGGCTTTCAGTTTGGCAATAGTATGTTCATAAGTATTATTAACAGCGTCTATTTTTTCTTGCTGTTCTTCTGTGATACTATTGCTTTCCTCTACCATTCTAATAAGTTCTTGATATTCCTTTATGGCATCTTCTGCGCCAAGAACTTTAATTTGATAGTTTTCAACTGGAGCACTTCCACGGAATTTCTCAAAATCAACAGCATCAAGTCTTGTTGTTTCACCAGTTGCTTTAGAAGTGACTTCTGCGCCGTACCCTTTGGAAATTTCTTTCTTCAAAGAAGACATTTCTTTCTCTCTCTGAAGCTTTAAATTTCTTTCAAGTTCTGCATTTTCTTCTTCAAGCGCCTTTTTCTCTTCTATAATCTTTGCGGTTTTATCCTGCCAAGACATGGCATTGATTTCGTTTATTCTATCAATATTGTGTTGGATTTTGGACTGTGTATCGTCTGCTTCTTTTTTGAAATCTTCAGATGTATACCCAAATTTAGCGAACCAATTTCCAATTTTATTAAGAACATCTAAAAGACTTGTGGCAAGATTGATTATCCCAGTTATAAATTTAACTGTGCCTTTTGAATATATAAATTCTTCCCATGTTGCTTTAAGCCTCTTGGTGGCAGCTTCGATACTTTCAAGATAATACTGCATTTTTTCAGTAGCAGAACCAGTAGATTGTTCAGAAATCTTAACATACTTTGCTACTCTATCCCAGTTTTCCATCAAAGCAAGCACAATTTCTTTCTGTCTTGTGCCACCAAGTGCAGTAGCAATCTGCGCTCTTTGAGTATCATCAAGTTCTTTCCACTTACCAGCAACATCATTAAGAACATCATACATATCACGCCAATCATTTTGAGAACTTCTTAACGCAATTCCAGCACGATTAAGCGTAATTTCAACATCATTAAGCTTCTCCCCGGCATCGTCGATTTCTTTTCCAGCAGCAACCTGCGTCATTCTGGAGAAAAGAGTTTTAAAACTTGTACCAATAATTTCTGGTGCTTGTCTTGTAACTTCAGAAACGGTTGCTATCATTCCAATTATTTCATCAAGCTCAACGCCGGTTGTTCTTGCCATGTTTGCAGTTTTCTGCAACGCCAAAGCAAGTTCTTCAACGCTTGTGGCGGCTGCAAGGTCAACAGCAGACATCTTATCAACAATGCTCATCGCATCTTGAGCAGACATTTTATAACCATTAAGTGTGGAGGTTAGATATTCTGTTGCATCGGCAGCGCTTATTGCGCCAACTTTACTCATGGTCATGGTTGCTTCCATAAGACTCTCTACCTCTTCAAGAGTCTTGCCCTGCCTCAGCCACTCTACCGACCCTTCTGCTATATCCTTTGTTGTTGCGCCAAGTTGTTTAGCTAATTTTGAATAAGAATCGGCAAGTTCAGCAGTCTCTTCGTTGGAAGTCATAGCCACCATTTGAACTTCTGTCATATATCCGTTGAGTTCTTTTATGGTTTCTATTGCGTCATTAAACGCTCTTACTAACAACTGAACTGTTGCTTGAACAGCCCGTAGCCCAAGCTGGTAGCCAGTAAACATATTCAGGCCGTCTTTAAGACCATCAACAAATGTTTTTTGACTTAATTTTGCAGCTTCCTGTTTTTTCTGATACTTTTCAAGTTCTCTGTTTGTATTCTTTATAGACTTCGTATATTTTTCAGCAGCTTTTTCACCAAGTCCGTGTTGTTTGGCAACTTCCAATTGCTCTCTAACAACTTCTTCAGCCTCTTTTACTTCTTGTCTATAAATATCTGTAAGTTCTTGATGTGCCTTCTTTGACCTTTCTGGTGCTTCGTCTGTGGTCATCTGCTGCTGAAAATATTTTTGTTTTGCCGCAGACAAACTATTCAAAGCATCTTCAAGGTTCTTCATAACAACAGATTCTGTCTTTAATTTTGTAGACAGACTGCCAGCCGAAACATCTATTTCACCAACATCACGCAACTTTATCCCAGTTTCGTGAGCTGTATTTTTTACATTTTCAAGGTCGAGTTGAAGTTTTTTCAGGTCTGTGGAAAGACTTAAAACAGAATCTGTTCTGCCCTGTGAAAGTGCCTTGTCGATTTCTTCTTGTGTTACTTTTATCTTTTTAACGGTGTTGGCATAAGCGGCGTTTACTCCATTTTGAATGGTCTTCATTGCCGTCCCAAGCCCCTTACCGGTTGCTTTCGTAGTAAAATCAAGTTCAATTTTTTTAGAATCAAAGTAGTTTTGCACAATCTTTTGTGCTGCTTTTATACTTTTGTCATCTACGGAACCAACTTCTGCCGCAAGACTCAACACATAGTCCATAGCCATATTTGTGCAATCACTCCTTTATCACTTTTTTCTTATTTTAAAGCCAGCGGTATGCATAAATTCTGAATTAAACGGGACGACATCATCATCTGTAATATACTGATTAAGCAATTTATATTGTCCAGAATTTACCATTGCATCATCTATATTTGCTCTAATCCAAGCTTCAGTCATTTCAAGAAAATTGTTCGCCCCGTATTTAACACGGCCAGATTCAAAACCGTCATTCAAAACCTCAACAAGCTGTTTCTGGAATGGGTTTCCTTCATTTTCGCCCCAAGTATCAGCATGAGCATTAAAAGTTGGTTTTTCTCCGGGTATATGTGTTCTTCTAATTTCTGGCTCTATGTTTTTATAGTCAAATTGCACTTGATAGTATTTACCGTTTTTGGAAACCTTTACACTATTCAAGAACTCCATTGTTCTATCATAGTACATACTTTTTCTTCTTTTATAAACGGTATAAAAAATATTCTTTTGTAATTCTTTTGCTACATTTGTAGCAAAGGTGGCAGCTAAATAATCAGCAGTATCTTGTAAAACCGTTCTGGCTTTAACATAATTAGTAATCTTAATCTTACCAGCAAGACCACCACCACGAACTTGTATCATGTAGCCGCCACCTTTCTAAATTATTTATTTAATATTTGGGTTATTGAACTTCAAAATCTCAAGAATATTCTTAAAGTCCTCATTGTTATCAAAGAGCTTATTAATCTCCTTAATATCTTTTGTGACTTGCTTATGATTATAGGAGGCCAACATACTACTAACATCAGTAATATTTCTAATGCCAATAGAGTCGCGGACTACATCACACAGTCTCTTGTAGTCTTTTTCAAATGGTTTTGAAAGCACATCATAAAGACCAGAAGACATAAGCATATCATAGTTGGCGAATGTCATTTCGTCGTTTTCAACATCTACATTTGTATAGTATTTAATTGCCAACATCTTTCTAATTACCTCAAGCTTTGCTGCAACATAAGAAGATGGGAAGTCTGCAGTATCAGCAAACAAATCCATGGCATTAATCATTTCAGCATACTCAAACTTTTTAGCAATAGAGATATAACCATAAATCTTGATGCCATCAAGGAATTTTCTTGTTTTCTCTTCGCTAATATCGTTTTCAATCATGCTTTTAGCGACAGCCAAAAGGTCTTCAAATTTAACTTTCTTATCCATAAATACTCCTTTTATGTCCAAAAATGTTCAATAAAACTGTTCTTTTATTAATAGGTAAAAAGATTAAGCAGTTGCCTCCGCAGTATAAGTAGTCTCTACCAACATCGTCAGTTCTGTGTACTCATCCTCGCTGATACGGTTACAAGCAAAAAATACATCCAGCTTGCCCTGCGCTTCATCAGCAGTCTTGTAGAACTTCTTCTCAATCAGCTTTTTCATCATTTTATACATTGTTAATTACCTCCAAATCTTCATTATATTGTTCTTCTACTGCATCAGCTATTAACTGTAGCAGTTCGTTCACTTCATCTTCCTGCTTTGCTTTTACTTCTTTGGCTTTTTCTGTGTAATAGCCCATTAGTTCACCCCCATAATGTTAAGTGCGTTGAGCATATCGGTTGTGTAAGAAACACCATCAAGTGTTTTCCACTTGCTATCTGTCTTGTCGTACAAATACGCATCCACTTTTTGTGCTATCGAATTTTCATCTCCGAGATAAACTGATATCGGATTTATGAAGATAGAGTTATTCTTGTCGGCTAAAATATCAATACCATCTTTGGAGATATCAGCAGTTATCGCCAAATCACCACTCGCCAAGTCACGCTTGTAAGGAATTGTATATAAGGTGTCGTTCAAGCAAGAATAAATATTTCCAAGGTGCGCCTCTTGGAACAATCTTGACGTGCCATTTCCGGGCTTTTGTTCGCTAACAACAACAGGGTTTATATTTGTGTCCGTAAGATTAAACTTCAGTGTCTTCGATGAATAGTTTGTGCTTGAAGATGCGTTTCCCCAACTTGCCCAAGCCAAAAATGCCGTTTCGCCATCATTTGTCAGTGACCATAGATAGCTTGACTTCATATCAGCTCCACTTTGGTATATGTCAGAATGTTCAAATGTTGTTAGGTTTATTCTTTTTATACGAGTCGTACATTCCGATACCGTTAAAGTATTGTTGTAAGCGAAATATGCAAATCCGTTATAGTATATAATGCTTGTGGCACGAAACAAATTGGTTCCAAAATAGATGGTTTTTGTAATCTTCAATAATTCAGGGTCGATAACCAACATCTTATCAACGGAGTCGCTATTAGAACCGCCAATAGCATAGATGTATTTCCCATCTGTAACTGCGCTTGTATAAGCATATGAGGTAATTGCGCTAATTGAAAGAGTGGTACTGTTATACCTTCCTGTTGTCGGGTCGATAATACACATTTTATCCTCGGTGTAGCCATAACCACCACTTGAATAGTGCGTGTTTAGCGAATATATCTTATCTCCAACTTTAACAATTCCGCATCCCATATAGCCAATATTATATGCTGTTAAGGTTTCAACAAACTGCTTTGTTTTGAGATTGAATTTCGCTATAACAGTTCTTTCAACGCTACTCACAAATGTGTTTAATCGCACGACCCAAAGTTCATCTCCGACTATTCTTGGTGACAAAGAACCAGCGCCAGCACCAGACTCTGGCGAAAAAGAGCCAAGAGATTGAAGATTTCCTGTTTGGCCATCAAAGTAGGATATAATGGAAGTCTTATTCGGCTTTGTTGCCAACGGAACCCACAGCTTACTTGTGTCTGCTGGAGGTGTGGAGCCAAAGTCAATGTTCAAATCAGCTCCACCGCCACCCAGTGTAATGGGATTTCCTAAAATACTCATATTTCACCCTTTCCGGTGTGAGTATTTAGTTCACACCTAATATATTTAGTGCGTTCTGCATATCCGCTACATAGCTTTCACCAGACAGCGTCTTCCATTTATTTGTTGCTGTGTCGTACAGATATGCGTTTGTAGGTTGTGCTATATTATTGCTGTCTCCAAGATAAGCCTGACGAAGATAAGCTGTAATTTTGGTATTCTTATCACTGATAATAGGGAATGGATTATCGAAGCCAAAGTCAGCTTGGAGGAATAGATGATTATTCTCAAGGTCTGTTTGAATTGTGAATGTTCTTACAGATGAAACAGTGGGAACAGTGCCGACACCTGCAGAACCACCAAGCACCCATAGTTTGTTTGCAATTAAACCATAATGAGCACAGTTTGTAACACCAGGAAATTCAGTCGAGACGACGGTGCCGGTATCTGTTTCCGTGTCGTATCTGATAACTTTGAATGGAGAACTTCCGCCTGTTGTATTGGTACACAGAATATAAATATACTTCGCGTACACACAGCAAGGAGCATACTGCCCATATGTTGCTGAATCGGCGCTTGCCAAACTTACAGTCTTTAAGTATTTTTGGCTATCCAAATCATAAATTCTTAAAGAATCTCCGGATGTAGAAGAAGTTCTACCACAAATTATATATAATTTGCTTCCAACAACAACAGCACTTGATGCGTATAAGCCAGTAATTCCCGGACTCCATAGTGAATATGAATTATTTGCAATATTATAAATGCGAATATATTGATATATATATGCTGAGCTACTTTCAAATCCACCATAAATATATATATTCCCTTTATAATATGCACAGCATGGGTAATTATAATAGTTGTCAGGAAATGTAGCTAAATCCGTTAGTGTATTGCTTTCAGTATCGAACACAAATGCCTTCTTTGGTCCACCGCCAAAACAATATATCTTGCTGTCAACTACACAAAATGTACCGGCTACCCATGTTCCAAGAGTATAAACATCTTCTGTTTCACCTGTTTCGGTATTAAAACGGCTAATTGCGCCAGTTGATGTTCCTTGATTACCTTTTCTGCCAGCAATCATGTAAATATATTTCCCGATTGCGCCATTTCCAGAACAGTTAGCAGACATTGCATCCGGAAGTGCGTACTGAGTCGTAGAAATTACTTCACTACCATAGTTCAGCACAGGACTACACTCAACAGCGCTCGGCTTTGTTGCCAATGGTACCCAGAGCTTGGTGGTGTCAGAAGGAGGAGTTGCTCCGTAGTCTATATTAAGACTACCCAGCCCACCCCCACCACCGCCTATCATAACAGGGTTTCCAATAACTGTACTCATCTATTTATTACCTCCTTATAGGGGTTTATTTTATTTTATTATAGATGTATTTTAAATCTTCAATTTTAGCATTGTAGAATTCATGGTTCCAAAGCCAATAGTCGTCGAACTCAACTCGCTTAAATTTCAAAAGCGACATATCAGACCAGATTTTGTCCCATCTTTCTTGATATTTGTCGTCTCTTTTAGCAATTTTTGAAATAATTTTACTTGTCAATTCGCCCCGTTCAACTCCATGGCCATCATCATTTCTTGCGAAATGGTCATAACAGTTTTGCGAGGTATGCGCACAAATTCTATCTTGAACCATAAACAAGTATCCATCAATTTCATACAAAATAGTTGACTTCGGAATATTTACATTGCCACACAAAGCCTTATCTTTAAATCTTTTAAAACAAATATATTCCATTTAAATCCACCTAATAAAATCTTTATTTTACTTAATACAATTCATCAATATCATCAACGATTTTGTCAACAATCCCAAGCTCAACGCACTCGTCAACAGAAATAAACCATTCGGATTTCTGCGCTTTTGTCCAAGTTTTCTTGTCAATCTTGGTTTTGCTCATAACATAATCACGAATCTTATCACGATTCTTCTTCAACTCTTCAACCTGCTCAATGACAGCAGTTTGGCTACTTTCAATCCTTGCATAGCCTTGATGAAGAAGATATTGAGAATTAGGCATGGCTAACCGTTTATGGCCAGACAGAAACATAATCGCTGCCGCACTCATACAAACACCCATATTGTAAGTATAAACTGGTGTCTTCGATTTTTCCACACAGGCAACAAATGCAAGTGCGGCATCGACATCTCCACCATAACTCGACATTCTAATTTTAATGGGCTTTCTTTCTTCAACTGGAATCCCTTTATCCATTTTATTGAACATAATAATGTTCTCAATATATTCATAAATTGTGTCAATGTCAATTCCGTCATACAAGGTAATAATTCTATCTTGAAGATTTTTGTAATAGCTTAAATAATCTGGAGATGGCAACTGAAGATTGGCAAGTCCTTCATCTGGTTTCGCAATGTCAATAAGGCCAAACAGGTCATCCATAGTCTTTTTCATAATCCAAAATTTCCTTTACAATAGTATTTCTGTGTCCTTGTTTACACAGATAACTCTTGAGGTTTTATTTCGTTTTGAAAGTTCTTCTTGTAATTCTTGACAGAAATTAAGCTTTGTATTAAAATTTCCATGAACCAAAGCTATCTTGTCAAAGTTGCCGGAAGTGTATGTTTCTATAAGATTTTCATAAGTTGCGTGAGAGCTAAAACTTTTTAGGTCTGTTATACCACATCTACACGGAACAACTTTTTTGTCAATCTTTAAAGATTTTGTTTTTTGTGACTTGATTTTTGAAGCAAGTGAATTTTCAACAGAGAACCCTACAAATATAATATGATTATCCCTATCTGGCAATAGCTTTGACGCTACAAATTTTGAACGCCCAGCAACCATCATGCCACTTGCGGATAAAAACACACATGGAGCCTCATTTGTTGCCCAATATTCAGTATCTTTAAATTCAGTAAGAAAATTTATATTCTTCCAACTTAACACCTTTTCAATGTTCGTTGTATCAGCAAACTGACTTCTATAAATTTCAGTTAGCTTAATGGCAAGCGGAGAATCTAAAAGAATTGGGATATTGAACCAGTCTTTATCGCCATACATTTCCCACAACATAGTTAATATCGTTTGTGCCCTATGTAGTGAGAATATTGGAATTAAAACCTTTTTATGTTTATCAATACAGACAGACTTAATGATAGAATCTATTTTCTCAATATCTTTATCCCTATCTTTTTTGGTTGAAGTTCGTCCAGATTCACCATAAGTACATTCGCCTATTACAAGATTGGATTTCATAACCTGCTGATATGGCTCTGTATAATATTGTTTAACTGTGCGATTTCCAAGGTCTGATGTATATAGAATATGCTTAATGCCGCCGTTGTTTTTAATCCAAAGCTCAACCTGACAAGCATTGGCAATATGTCCAGACGGAACAAATCGAATTTCCAAAGTATCGTCTATTGTAATTCTTTCGTTTATCGGAAGTTCCCTAAACAATTCTATACTTCTTTTAACATCGTCTTCTTCATATATGGGTGAATATTCTCTATGCAACCTTTTTGATAAGTCTTGTGCTGTTCTTCCCATTATGTTACAAGAGTCCATAGCCATAACGCTATATATTTCTTTGCTCCCATATGGCATTAAAATTTGGCCACTGAAGCCCTCCTTAACAGCAAGCGATATAAGTTGCGTATGGTCTGCATGACAATGACCAGCGATAATATAATCGACCTCTGAGCATTTTACACGGCCACTCTTAAACAGACTTTTGTTAATATTGTATTGCTCCAAATCAGTGCCGCCTTGATAAAGCCCACACTCTATTAATATCTTTTTATTACAATACTCTATTACCGTACAGCTTCCAGTAACATCAGTTGCGTTTTTACCTATAAATCTAACCCTAATTTTGCCCTTTGGCTTTGACATATCATATCCCCTTTGTTGTTATGTTTCTGGGGCATCCTCCTGTATGGCCGTTTTAAGCTTATCAAGACCCTTCCATTTTTTATCTTTGGAACTTAAATCGTTATAAATCTTATACATATCAGAAGAACTCCAACCAAAAAGGTCAACTATAAGTTCTTGTTCAAGACCTACACGGGACAAATAAGTGCAAAGATAATGCCGCATACTATGGAAATACAGATGGATTTCTTTTTTATTTGGGTTTGTTTTATCGTCTTCGTTTAAAAACTTTTCCCATTTGGCGCACCATACTTCACCAAGCTCAACATTTGCCGGTGTGCCATCTTGTTTTATAAAAAGAAAGTCGTGTTTTTGTTTTGTTTCTTCCAGAATTTTATTTCTTTCCTTAATCCATTCATTATAATATGGAAGGAATTTATCTTTTAATATATATTTATACAACAGCTTACCAGTTTTGCCACGGCCTTTTGTGACAATTTCTTTTGATGTCTCTAAAAACAAGCCTTCGTAAGCCGTGTTGTTTTCGTCAATAACATCAGTTGTAAACCTAAATAGTTCAGAGGCTCTACAACCAGAACATACTGCTAACGCAAAAAGACAAGCTTCTTGAGTTCTATGTTCTTTAACTAAATGTTCAAGCAAAGACACGACTTGTTCTTCGGAAAGAATGGTCTTTTCCCTAACAACTGCCTTTGGAACCTTTTCAATTTTCTTAACAATGTTTCTAAAATCTGGGTATTCATCATCAAGAATATTTTCTATAAATGTGGAAAGGCTACTTAAAGAACTCCACATTTGAGCATATCTATTAGAAGACCATTTCAATTCAGTAATACAATAATCAAAGAAGTCCATCATCTCGGACTTTCTAATGTCAACAAAAAACTTATTATCGTTTTCAAGAATATTCCAACAGAAAAAGATATTAAAATTACTTTTATATACCTTAACGGAGGAATCGGCCCTCTTCGTATCAAAATTTTTAAGATACCTTGTTACAAGCTTTTGATTAAGAGGGTTAATTTGCTCAATCAGTTCTGGTGATGTTATCACCTTTCTGAAAGTTTTTCGTGCCATAAGCCCTCCTTGCTCCATTTATTTCTGTTTGATTTCCTTAATGCCCTCTTTTGTAAGAACATTACCAACATATCTAATAATTACTTCATTCTTATATTCGCCATCAATAAACATGGCGCAAATAATATTACCAATTCTATAACTAATAGAAGTTTTTCCGTTTTTAGTATAATTTACAAGACAAACAATCTCTTTTAGTTTTTGCTGTTTCTTTTCAGTCGCTTCAACCTCTTCAAGAATTGGTTGTTTGGCGACTTCATTTACGACTTTCTCTTTGCCCATTGGAGCTCCCACACCCCTTTCTACATTACATCCATATTTATTATATGTGTCATTCATTATCGGTGCGGCTATCTGACCGCAAAACCGATACATTCCACATTGCTCATTCAATATTGTGCACATTACATTGCACACTATCGGAGTTGACACATCTTTTGCGTATTTACAAAGTTCCATACATATCACCTTTGTAAAAAATGGGGACACCTTTATCGGCGTCCCCATTATGAATTTAATATTACTTAACGGTTACATAGGCCACATCTTCAACAGAGGGCTTATCGGTAATTACGACGGTAATGCCAGCAGAACCAGCAGCAACACCCTTAACAATACCAGTGTTGGCACCAACAGTAGCGGTGTCGGGAGCCAGAGAAGTAAAGGTAAGGTTGGCATTGTCACAGGGGAAGGCAGACCCATAATAAGGAATAGCCATTACCTGCAGGGTAACTTCCTTAGCGGTTTGAACTTCGACATTGCCATTCATTACAGCGAGGGCATAAACATTATCATACCACTTAGCACCGTTAATCTTCTCGGTGATAATAGCATAATAACCATGACCGTCACAGCTAACAGATTCATTAGCCAGCGCACTACCAGACATAGGACTATTGGCAACACCAGTAGAGGTCATGGAGATTTCCTGGTTGCCATCGAACTGGAAGCGAGGAACATTAACCTGTACGGTGCCAGACAGAGTGGAAGTAGCAGCGTTCTTGCCGCCAGAATACAGATTGGCAGTCATAACAAGCTGAACGGTGTCGGGAATAAAGTCAGAAGAAATAACAATCTTACGGGCAACAGAGTCAGTAGTAACATACTTAACGCATACAACATCGCCATTTGCGCCTTCGGGAAGGGTAAAGCCCTTATCAGTAAAGGTTACTCTCTGCCAGCTATCAGCGCCAGCCTTGGAAACCCAACCAATAATGCCATAGTCGTCAACCTTGACGGGAGTGCCAACAACAGCGCCAGCACCGCCAGCACCAAGAGTTACCTGCTCCTCAACAAAGATGTCTGCGCCCTGCTGGATAACAGAGCCAGTATTCAGAGCCAGATATTCCAGCTTAAACATAATGTCGGTAAGGTTAATAGCCATAGCAGAAGTATGGTAGTAGTTGCCCCACAGGGAGTTACCCTGACCGCCACGAACCTCTTCCTTATTAGTGCTTAGATTAATAGAAGAATCAAGAATGGTTTTTGCGGTGAACATGAGCTGACCGTTGAGAAAAGCGTCAACCTTTGCAGGCCCAGCAATAAAATTATTCATAATGTGCGTCCTCCTTAAATATTCAAGTTATTTTTGAGAGTTTCAACCGTGGTGACCTTATTTTCCAACAGGTCAATATTCTTCTTCAAGTAGTGCGTTATCGGCTGCTTAAATTCTACAAAGCCGCCAACGCTTGCTTGCTTATAGATACTGTAATGCAACTTTCTATCCATAACTTGACCTATAATATAGAACTTACGAATAGGAAGGTTTTTAACATCATCTATATTCATACCAGTTCCGATAACAAGATTGGCAATCAAATGTTCAAAATCCTCTGTTTCTTCGCCGCCATTTTTTATCTTGTCGGCCTGTTCCAAGTCATTTTTTAAATCTGGATTCATCAGCTCGTCATCGTAATTTGGTAAATTTTGATATAATATTAGTTTACGAAGATAATCAAAATCAGTTTCATTTATCTCTACATCGTCTAATAGAAGTTTGGCTTTGCCATCCTCATCTATAAAGAGCCTTATAGAGATTTCTTCTATCCTCATACAAATCATAAAACACAGCGCCAGCAAATCAAAGGTTAATGATTCACCATATTCCTCTTTTTCCTTATCTATATTTATCATAAGGAATTTTAGATATGACATTTTAATAATCTCTTTGTCTGGAATGTATTCTTTTTGTATACGAAGAACAGAAGATGATTGTAAGAATTTGTTTATCTTTCTTATGCTAACTGGGTACAACAACAGTCCTTTATAGTCTATTGGGTCATCAAATGTCAACTCGTCATAGTAATTTTTAAATATCTCTTCTTTTATCGACATTCAGAAATATTCCCCATTTTTGTAGACATAGTAATGGTATAACCATAAAAGTTTCTGTTGTTATATCTGTTCATTTTTATAAGGTCATAAAAAGAACCATTTCTGTCAAAGAAAAGTTTGCCTATTCCGCCAACCTCAGCGCCATTAAGAGTTTTAATTACCTGCCACACAATAGATTCTGCTCTATTTTGGTAATCGTTAAGTTCAATCATCTTAACATGGCAGATAACCTCTATATTCACATCGACTGTGCCATATAGCAATGTGTCTGGGGTTACGCTTTCAAGATAAACACGAAGTTGTGCCTGCTGATTTGTCGTGAGGTCATCAAGGTATGGCGTTCTAAAAACACGGTAATCATCCATGTTGCCACCACTTGCCCCAGGATAAATCAGCGAAGCCTTTTCTTCTCTTGTTAGATTCGGCTTTTCTAAGGCATCTTGTGTATCATACTTTAAAAGTTTCCATATATCTTCGTTATTCAGCATAAGATGCTGGATAATAAAAAGTGTAAAGTTTTGCAAACCGTCATATTGGTTATAAGAGCTTTCATTACAACAATCCATAATCCACCACCTTAATACAAGCCTCGAAGAATAATATACATGGTTCTTTCAATTCCATTCTCGCAAGCGCAATTTATTTCAAGCGGACTTTGCAAATAAGCAGAAACATTAGTGACTGTAAAGGTGTTGTCGTCTATTACCTTAAACACATAGTTGTCTTCTGGAACACCAGAGGCGTTAAATGTAAACTTCAAGTTGGTCTTATATTTGCCGTTATAAAGATACACTTTAACCTCTTTGCTTGCCCCAGCAATCAAACTCTTAATATCTGGAACAAATACAATGGTCTGCTCGCCATTGTTGACTTCAGAAGCGTTCTTGTTTTCGGTGTCAGAACTTGCAAGGTCGCCATTATCAGAATTTTCTGGTGCTTCAATGTCAATAGTACACATAAATTCAATAAGCGGGTTACTGTCTTCATTATATGTTTCTTGACGAAGGAAGTCGTTTACTGCCTTAACCTTGTAAACCATCGAACCAATATACAGTCTATCGTTTATCTTTAGGCGTTTAGAATTTTGATTGTTCTGCATTGTAAGGTTAATAGTTCCCTGGGGCAAAGCATTAAGGTCGTTATAATATGCGTTTGAATATTTTAACGCATAACCAGCAATACATGGCTCCTCAATAACTATGCCAGATTTATCTACCCACTTTACGACATTATTACAACGCCTAACAATACATGACTTTGTAATGTCTTTATCATTATTGGTATTTGTAACAATCCATATATTATTATTAAACCGGTATCTCCATCCCATAGCCATTGGGTCATTCAGGTCTTTGCTTATAACCCTCCTGTAATCGTCTCCAAGATTAAGGCCAGTTTTAGGGTCTATTACGCTAATTATACGACAAACATAATCCTCAAAATAAAGCGTTCCAAAAACCTTTTCAACGCCTATCTTATAGACATTCGGAGCCATTTCAAACTCTTCGTCTATTTTTGCAGACAAGTCATATTTATATTGTTTTCGGGCTTGCCTAAAATCCTTTGGCACTAAACGCATGGCGGTATTTATAGAATCCAAATATTTATTTGACATTATCAAATACCACCTCCCAGTTAGACAAGATTCTGTCAATAATATCAATACTATCAAGAACCGTAGACTTAACTTTTCGGTGTGTTATCTCTTCATCTTTTAACAAGGCATTAATTCTTCTATGGATTCTTCCCATTCCTTCATAGTAAGTATCTCCACCTATTTCATAAGAAAGTGTGGTTGCTCTACTTATAAAGACTTCCATAGACTCTGTTTCAAATGAAACTAAAAGAAAGTATAGCCTATTTACAAGTTCAATATAATATCTTTTATTTTTCATTTATACACCTTCTTAATGGCCGCATCCCAAGCATATTTACTCATATGCTTAGTGACCGTTTCTCTGTTTACAACAAACCAATTTACCTTTGCGTTTGTTGTTGTGGCATTAGAAGGTAGCTTAAAGTCTCCGTCTCCAAGAAGTCTGTCTATGTCAAGCCTGTTATTGTTTACATATTCAGACCAACATACCATGACCCACTCGGACAGTATATACTTTTCTTTTTCAAGAAGTTGAATGTCGAATTGCCCAATATAATACCAGCCAATTACAACTGGCACATCATAGTCTGGAGGCTGTTTGAATGTTACTGTTCCTGTGGTCTGGTCGTAATCACCAGCTACATATTCGTCGCCAGCCTCGTAACAATAAACAACATTATCAATCTTATCTGCATCTGGAAGAACACTAAATTTGAATGTGTCAGTATTGCCGTCGCCAGTAAAGGTGTCAGAATGATAGACGGGTTCATCTCTCTTGGAAAGACGGTCAGCAACTGCCAAGGGGTTTGTGAAAAGCGATATTGCATTTACAAAGAAATTATACATAACCTTGCAAAACATGACTTGATTCTGTACTAAAGTAGCCTTTAACTGGGGGTCTTTTAGTTCGGCAATTGCCATGTTGTAAATTTCCAAGAAGGAAGTACGCATTTATCATTCCTCCTTATTCATCGTTATTGATTTCCTTGATGTAGTCCTTCAAAAGACCGTCGGTAGCCTTGTTGAGAACACGAAGCTTGTCAGTATTTTTATACTTTGTTTCACCACGGTCAATTTTTGTCATAAATATTCTAACAAGCTGTACCTTATCACACTGGGCAATATTATTTACAAAAGTTTTAAATTCATCAAGTGGCATATCTGCCAATCTATTATAAACAGCCAGCGTATCACATCTACGAGGTGGAACAGCGAATTCATTCTTGAACTCATCACAATCTTCGCCAAGCGCAAGAATTCCACGAATAAACCAATCGTAATACTTCGTTACGATATTTTGTACATCAGCAAAACGGAAAAGCTTTCTTTCACCAAAACGGTTGAAATAATATTCATTACCATTAATATTAATGTTGGTCGGAAGTCCCTCTGCACAATCAATCAAATGAATAATAGAACAAGGTCTATCCATCTTAGAAGTAAGTTCGATAGTTTTTGGTACGCTCTGTGCTTCTGTCAAAGTTTTAATTTGTTCTTGAAGGAGACGAATGGTTTCCATAAGGTCTTCATTTTGCTTCTTCAGAACATCATTATCATTAGAAACTGCCTTTTTAGACCCAGCAGTAGTAGTAGCGGCATCTTCAGCCTTTGTCATTTTTGTAGCCATAAATAAACTCCTTTAAAATCCATTAAATAATTAAAGTGGGGAGGGGATTTCTCCCCTCCCACAAAAACCAAAAAGTTTTAATTACAGGGTAACGCCAGTGATAGCGCCAAACTTGGAAGCGGTCATAAAACCAATGCCAATACGCATATTAACATTCAGACCCATTTCCTTATCAGCAGACTCGGTAGGAATAACATCGGTAGTAACAGCCTGACCCTCGAAAACAATCTTAGCGGGCTTGTAGCCGCCATCAGCCATCAGATAAACAGTGTCGTTGGGAATACCAAGCAGAGCAGTAGTATTCACAGTATTGGGCAGCATAATCTGGGGCAAACGGACAAGCTCAGTGCCCATGTAGTCGGACAAATGACCAATCTTGCTCCACTCTTCGCCAATACCCATCTGCATATTAGCCTGATTGCCGGTGGGGATAATCGCAGACAAAGCAGCCAGAGCACCATAAGCACGAATGTTAGCACCACCGTTGGCAGCCCGCAGAGTATCAGCCAGCTTAGCAAACTTAGCGGTAGTGAAACCGTTAGTGAAGTATGGGGAAGAGGCGGTAATACCATTCTGAATGTTAGTAGTAAAGGCATTAACAATCATCAAAGTGATATAGGTATTATAGGAAACGCCAACACGATACACCCACTCACCAAAGTCAAACAGACCAGCAGCAACCTGATACCAGTCAATAGTAAACTTAATGTTGAAGGGTTCAGGATTGACAGTTACTTCCTTGTTGTACAGGCGCTGTACAGTACCCTCTTTAATACCCTCAGCCTGACTGGTTACATAGAAGGTATCGTTGCTGTGAATGATGAAACGAGCGGTGTCGCCCCAAGCAATATTGCTAACATCGGCAAAGCCCATAAATTCAGCAGAAACCATAGCTGGAAGAATGGGAGTCATAATCTGAGCAATAACAGCAGCAAAATTCTCACGGAAGGCAGTATTCTTATTAATCTGGGGGTTGCGAATCATACCAATCTCAAAATTCTCGGTGCTAAAACCAGCACGGTCCATAGAGAACTTAACCAGCTTCTCAACAAACTTCTCGTTGGTAGCCTTATAATCCTCAATACCATTATCAGAAACCATCGCAAAAATGTCCTTCTGACCCTTGGTGTTGGCAGTATCAGCGATATACTTCTTAACAACATTCACGCCAGACTCAAACAGAATCTTCTGCTTCTCGTCCATAGTGGCGTAACGGGGGCTTGCTTTATCAATAGAGAAAAACTTACGAGCAATATTCATAAAATGTTACCTCACTTTCTAAATTATGTTATTAATCACGCTACATGGAAGGTGATTACATAGGCGGTAACATCGGCGTCAACGCCCTCGGTTACAGTAACCTTACCGTCAATGGTGAAATAATTTCCGTCGCCCTTGGCAGCAGCGGGAGTAAGTTGAACAGAGCTGGCGGTAGCAGTAGCGAACTTATTAGTATCTACCGCAGCAGCAAAAGCGCCATCTGCAACCAGCATAACATCCTCGTCCTTCAGAATACGAGCACGAACAGGAACGCCAGCATCTGCCACGAGGTCAACAGTGCGAACACCAATACGATAAGTATTCACGCCATTGGTAACGGCAGGGACGATAGGCAGGTCAACAACGCACAGACCCTTGCCAGTAACATCGGCGGGAGCAGTAGCGATACGAACATTGTAATCGTTTACGGTAGTAGCAGAACCAGCAGCCTTGGTATAAGCAGCGGTATAAACGGGGTCAGTGGCATAAGCGCCAAGAACCACAAAAGAGCCGTCACGAACGGCAACATCCTTGCCGCCCTCCTGAACCAGAACAGTACGCAGGTCGGCATCATTAAACTGAGAACTCATCTTCATGGGCTGGAAAAGATAATTAGCCATTATAAAATTCCTCCTAATTACTTAAATCTTATCGAGGTCATCTACAACCTCATTTTTCTTAGTAGAAGTAGTTCTTGCGGAATAAGCAACTTTAGCAGGAACTTTCTTCTTGGCAGTATATTTACGATAGGAAAGCTCACGAACAAATGCCTCTACATCGGCAAATTCGCCAGCATCTCGAAGAGCACAAAGGTCTTCTTTGTCCTTTTCGTCAAGGTCTTCATCCTCATCAGCGAGGATGGCGTCAGTGTCTTCCTTCATTTTCAGGACACGAGCTTCTTCCTTTTCAGCGGCAAGAACATTATACTTTGCTTCAAGGTCAGCATACTGACATTTCAGTGCTTCATAATCTTCTTTAGTTACAAAGTCTTCTTTGTCATCTTCGTCCTTTTCGTCCTCTTCATCATCATGTTCTTTCTCGTCGTCATCTTCTTCCTCTTCCTCAAATTCCTCATGCTCATCATCGGGCCTCATTTCAATTTCTTTGCCCTCGGCAGACATCTCTTCTTTGTCTTCCTTTTCTTCAAAGCACTCGCAATTTTCGTCTTCGGCAAGTTTAACAGAACGCTCGGTAAGCTCGTCCCAGTCGAATTCTTCGCAACCTTCGCAATCCTTCATCTCGGTCTTTTCTTTCTCAATTTCAAAGACGGACATTTCCTTCTTGTCCTCTTCTGCTTCTTCAGCTTCTTTGACAAAAAGATACTTACCGTCCATAGAACCGATATAGATTAGATTAGCGGAGTCACGAGCAAACTCAATAAATTTGTTCATTGAATCCCTCTTTTCTGTTTCAATAAGACCGAGTTTCTTTCTAATGCGTTTGGCTTTATTTGCAATACTTTCGTCATACTTTTCTCCGTACTGTTGTGCGGAAAGTAAGCCGCCAGCATTATAAACCATAGTCCCATTTTTATATTGCATAACTGGATATTTCAAGTGTGAAGACGGCGAGTCTTCCCATCCGTCCTCTACAAGAAGATATACAGATTTTACAAGCGTTTTATAATTTTTAGCCTTTAAAACTTTGTTCCTAAGAGCAGTTTTGTCAACATCACCCCAGCTATCATTAGAAACAGCGTCCTTGCTTTTATCAACATTAATGGGTTCTTCAGTTCCCCATTCAGACTTAGCAAGAAATTCTTCTTTATTCATAATGCCACCCGTTATTTCCAAAGCATACAACTCATGTTCATTGTTTTTTTCTGGAATTTCGATGTTGTATTTCTTTAAAACATTCATTTTATTGTAAGCAAACGACATTTTTTGCTTAAATCTAACAAACTCTTCAGACTTAGTATAACCAGCAAGTTCAAGTCTTGCCCCCTCAATACCCTCTTCAATTTCTTTCATAGTATTTGGGTCTGTTCCAAGAATAGTAATTCCTAAAAACACAAAAGACTTGACCTTTTCAACATCTCCATCCATATAAGAATCAAGGAATTCTACCTCAACAGAAACTTTTTTATTTCCTTTTTTCTTTAACAGATTTCCAAGTTGATGATTATATTCATACCAAAGCAAAGCGCCTTTAATATGAATCCACTTCTTGCCATCACGCTCTTGAACTGTGATTTCTGCGCCTTCTGGAATAAGACCAACAGGGTGTTCAGCACCATTATATTGATAATCCCAGAAAAGCTGCCCGCCTTCGTCAAAATTTACACTACTGTTGTGCTCTTCTGTATCGCCAATAGCAGTATTATAATAAGCAAGAACAGGTTTATTATAAAAAGACTGAATAGCCGTATCGAAACTTTCTTCAAGGAATTCAGACATATTTCTATTTACGCCAGTAGAAATAGCCCAAATATCCATAGATAAAAATTGTCTATCAGAAAGCTCTTTAACATCATAATCGTTTACTTCTAAAGCAAAAGTTTTCTTCATATTCGCTCCTTTCATAAACGATTATTCATCAAACTTAATAAAACGATGAATTCTTGCATCCATATCCATAAGTCTATGTGGCTCAAACCCATTCATTTCAATATAGTCGTTAATATTGATAACCATTGCAGTATATGGCACTAAATCTCTAAGAAAACCGTCCATGACCACCTTAGTTGTATAGTCGCCAGTGTCTGTACTAAGAATAATAACATCTTTTACGGCATCTTCAAGGTCTGCCATATATTCCAATAGGTCTTCAAACATAACCTTTATGTTTTGGTATTCCGTCGCTTCAGCAGGGACATTTGGTCTTGGCAAATATTCATTTCTTTCTGCTGCATAATCGCCAATCACATCTGCTAAAACAGGAAGTTTATGAGCAAGATTATAATGAATAAGGTGGGACAAATTAGGCATAACAAATTTAACATCAAGTTGCCCAACCATATTATCGCACTTTGAATTTCCAGTAAACAAAAGACCATAAATGCCAGTCAGCGCTCTTTTTACTTCGTCAGAAATAAATTTTCTACCCATCAGCCCTCACCTCCATTCTTATATTTTAATTCATACTCTTCTTTTGTAATACTAAAACCTTTTCTGCACAAAGAACAAATTCCAATAACTTTTTGAGGGTGAACACCATACCATCTTGTAGTGTCCCATAAAATAGCACTTTCCCCATTCGACAGCCTATGTTTACAATTTTCTTCCATAAGCATCACCTCTCAATATTCGTACCACTCTCATAAGAAGCAGCGGTAGAATCATTTTCTATTTGTTCTTCCTTGATTTGTTTTCGTCCAGCTTCGCCATTAACTTTAGCCGTAACAGTCTGATTGTTACTACCGCCACCGCTTGTGTTAGAAGTAAAAGAAGTCTGAATAATCTTGAATTTATCGTAAATACCAGAAGAATCTACCCAGTCAGCATTATTAACAGCATCCATAAGGGAAAGACCATTCATAGCAAGATATTCTGGGAACAATTCGCACTGTCCCATACTAAGACTTTTTTCAATAGCAGAAATTCTTTCTTTTTCACTAAAAGAATCGCCAAAAATCTTAAAATTCCAATGATATTTCAAGACATCTTCATCATACATATCTCTAAGAAGAATATCCACAGCCCAAGCAAATTGCTCATATAGTCTATCAATATATCTTGTTTCAATAATCTTACCGGCATTAACCTGAGCAACAGAAGGTTTTTCAGTAGTAGTAATCAATGTAGAAGCGCCGGAAGTGTTAATTACTTGCTGTAAAGCTGTGTTATAAATTCCGTTCGCATTGGGAATTTCTTGGAAGTGATGAAGTTCGTTGTTCTTACTTGGCACCATTACATAAGAAGTGCCAGGAGGCATAAGGTTATTAGCCTTAGCTTCAAACATATTTACTGATTCTGGCGACAAAGCGTAGTCGTCTAAATAAGCACCAGATTTATTCTTGTCATTTAGTGGGATTTCACCAGTCAACATAGAATAAAGCGGTACAGACAGCAACTGCTGTTGAAGTAGAGAATAAGAGGCGAGGTCTTGCGCTTGTAACAACAATGATACAAAGGGTGAAACCTGTAAGTCATCAGCTTCTGTAAAACAGAAAACAAAACAAGTATTAGCAGGAAGCTCTTTCCAGTAATACCACTGTAAAGTTTTGTTATTATATTCTACGACAACATCTTCTGGAGTTAAATCTTGATTAATAATTCGTCTACCAGATGGTGTTTGCTCTGTGGCTTTCATCAATTCGGCATAATATTCTCCAAAGATAGGAGGGAATTGCCCAAGGTCAGTGCCAGCCTGCCAAAAATAAGCAAAGTTAAAAGCCACAACCTCATAACTATCAGTAGAGTGTTTAATAATTTTATACCAGTCACTCGGCAACTGTTCAAAATAAACATAATCTACATTGGGTTCGGTTGTTCTACTGCCTTTATCATAGGACTGTCTGATATAATAAGCCTTTTTTCCTTCTGGAATCACTTGTGCAGTAATACGCCTAAATTGTTTTTCCGGGTTAAGTTTCTTATGCCACTTATCAATAAACTCCCATTCACGCTTAAATCTATCTTTAGACATATCTTCTTTTGAAACATAAGACGGTTTTATGTAACTTCTATATTTCAAAATACCCTCATATAGATATTGAAGTCTATACAAAGGATAGGTCATGTCTAATGCGCTATGTGTTGCTTGCCTAAGCGTTTGTTCATTATGGTCTATATCTAAAAGAGCATTTTCAATTTGCTCTCTCTCCATAAACTGCGCAGTAGATTTTAACTGCTTAATTCTTTGATTGAGCAAATAAGGGTCGTCAACAAATATCGAACCAGTACTCATTAAAAAACTTCCAAGTGTGCCATTAGACAACATAGAAGAATATGGTCCAGTAGAAAAGAAACTTTTCCATCTTTTATTTTGTTCGTCAATATGGAGCATTTCTCCATGATTAACAGGAGGAGTCTGTTCCTGCTTCTTCATTTCTTTCGTCAGTGCAAACACCCCCAAACTTCTTAGATTCTAAAGCATCCATATATTTAGAAAACTCACGCAACTTCGCCTGACATTCTTCCGTCTTTTCATATTCTTCGAGTTCGTGCTTAATTAGCTTTTCTTTTAACCAAGCGATTACCATTGCCGAATCTTCTGCTTTGTAATTTTCTTCAGTTATTACATTGACACTATCATCTTTGAAAAACCTCTTTGCTTTTCTTTCATTGGAAGTGTCAATATAAATATTTTTATTACAAATAATAAAGTCGCCCAAGCCCTCCAAGAAGTCAAACATCTCTGAAATTTTATTATTCTTTGCTTTAATTTTCAGAAGCATATTTATCTCTTTCCAAAGCCTGAACCAGCAAGCCTTTGTAAATTATTGTTGAACGGCGTTACAGAACGAATGGTTCTATTCGTCATGCCGTTTCCAGCATAAGCACTAATATCAGAACTATGATTCTTGTAACTAAGTTCATCTTCGAGCATAGCTATAAAATATATCCCATATAGCATACTGATAATTCTATCCTTACGACCAGCGCCTTCATTGAACTGCCATCTGCCATTCTTATTTCTAACCATTTGTGTTTTAATAGCTTCGTCCACAAGTTTATTGGTGTTTAGGAATGGCGCTATCATATAATTAGCCAATGCCCTATCAGAAGAATCATTACTTGTTTTCATTTCCATGTAATGATATTTTTTATTCATATATTCAAGAACACTATCTTCGTCCATAAGAAGAAGTAAATGCCCACGCTCTAATTCTATTTGTGTTCTAACAACCATATTATACTGCATAGAAGAAGCGCTTCCTCCAGCGACCTGTACGCAATAAAGAACTGGCATAGCATTGGGGTCAGCAACACGCATATCAAACTTTTCAGTTTGGTTTGTAGTGCGCCAGCCTGGATACCATACATTACGCATAATGTCATGTGTCTTTTGACCGCAAAGGTTTGCTGCGTTAATACCAAGTGCGCCACCAGCATCTATTACAGCATAGTCACATTGTAGGTCATAATACAGTCTTTTCAGTCTAACAATCTGGTCATCAAGGTTTACACCATTAATGGCTTCAATATAGGAAACCTCTTTCATGTAATAATCATCAATTTCCATAAGACGGAATACTGTAAATACTGTATTATCGTTTATGCTACCAGCAGAAACAGCAATATCCATGCTTACAACACGGATTTCATTAAGCTCTTTCTTCTGATAGAACTTTGATTTTGTCAAATCTCCACCATATTTTATAAATTCGTCATCAGTTATCGGGATTAATGGAGCGATTATTCGTCTTGCCCTTTTTAGGTATTCATATTTGAACATTGAATGTTCAGATTCACCGTAAGGTACGACCTCCATTTCCATGCGGAAGGTTCTTGGGTCTGTCCCCTCTTCCTTCAACTGCTTATCAATAAAGTCGGCGGTGATAATGTTTGATTCTACGCCAAACTGATACGGCAACGACACTATTGAATAGTTCGTATCGCCAGACGCAATAAAATTGGCATATTTTTCAAAATCTTTATAAGACCACTCATCCTTATAGCCGATGGAGGTCAAAGAAATCATTATATTCGGTTCTTCATCAATATAATGTTTGTATTTGGGGTTTTTGGCGAATGGAGGATTCCGTCTACCAGTCAAGAATGGTGTTAAGTTTGTGTTTACATCTTCCTTGTCCATTAGACGACTTTCATCCAATATGAGAATCTGTGAACGCTTACCTTTACCGCCAGGGCCGCACACAACAGTTTCTATCGTGGAGTTATTTGCAAACTGAACATCTGCGCTATCCTTAACAATATGGATACCGTCAAGACCACCTTTAAGTTCAGTTTCCAACATTGGGCAATTCATAGCCAAATCTCTAATCTTTTCAGCAAGAATTTTGCCCTGTCTTACATTAGCGGAGGAAACTACAATTTTAATTCCAGGATATAAAATTGCTTTAGCCACACAGTAGACTGAACAGAGCCAGGACTTACCAAGTCCACGGCTTGCGAAGAATACAAATGTGCCGATTTTCTTTTCGCCAGTAAAATCCATCAAATAAACAAGTATCTTTTGAAAGAAATACAAGTTTATTCCCAAATATTCTGTTATAAATCTATGAATGTTTTGTCTGTAATAAGAAACCCAATCATTAAAGTTGTCCCAAAACTGCTCTGAATACTTATTATTGTTTTGATTAGCCATCGTCTTCGTCGTAAGAGGATGTTGACAGAATATCAGAGCTATATTGCTTATAAATCTTTTCAAAAGCCCTTGAATATTGATTCTCTTTTCCAAGAGTTCTTGCCAAAGCGCCAGCCATAGCTACTTTTATCTTGTTTATTCCGTCCACATCTTCAAACCTTGGGTCACGATTAATAATTGGCTTTGTCCTCTCAACCTCTTTAATGAAGTCACCTAAAGAAGCAAAACCAGTACCGGTAGAGTTCTTTGCTTGCTGTTTTGGGGTAAGTTCAAGCTGTTTCATTGTGTCCATAAATGTCTTCCACTGTTTGGACACATCTTCACCCTGCTCCCTCTTCTTTACAATTGAAAATTCATCACAGACAAGTTGTATAATTAGTTTTTGTTTATTAAGTTCAGAAATATCATAGTGTTCATCCCACTCAAGATATTTCTTGCCAAGCCAACGAAGGTCATCATCGTTATAATTGCCGAATTTGTCCCTAAATTCTTTAAGTTGTTTTCTGGTAATTACAGTTGTTTCATCTTCTGGCTCTGTTGCATATGCTATTTCTTCGTCTTCAGAATAAACACGACCATCTTCTTCCATTTTGGGAACCTCTTTAAACGGAATACCACAAAAATTGGAATTTTCAAAGCACAAATCAGTCTTTATGCTCTGTATCATAATGGATTTTAGGTTTGTTTTCTTAATAAATAGACCAAGAAATGTTTTATTTTTTAGCATAGCACTAACATCTTCTGAATTTTTAGACTTTTCTGCCCACTCAATAAGCGATGGAAACACTAAAAGGTCAAGTTTGCAACAAGTTACAATAAGCGCCTCTTTTATGTTGCCAGTAACATTGTAGTGGTCATAAAAAATGTCATTACAGCAGTCTTTGCAGAAAGCTGTGTATCCATCTTTGTAATATTTGCTTTTTGTGGAGAAAAAGTTGTTTTTTCTCATTGTTTTGCCACAACAAAGACAGGTTTTCTTTTTATTATCCGATTCATAAGACTCAATTTCTTCATCTTGAACAATAATTTCCTTGTTGTCTTCCATATCTCCATTAACTCCAAATAAAAATACCCCGCCAGAATTAACTGACGGGAGATAAATTAATCCATATTAAACGAAAGAATAGATGATTTGAGAAATTCCGTGTTCAGAATCTATAATAAATGCCTGATTCTTACGAACGCTTCCGTATCCTTTCTCGTAAGCCCATCTGGACTTCTTAGAAATTGTCGGAAGTCTACGAACATCTGTTCCGCCAACATCCTTACACTCTTCGTGATGAAGATGGGCAAGGAAATATACAGTGCGGTCAGTATCCATCATCATATATCTTGCGTCTTCCTGTACGATATTATTGACCTTATCGGCCTTAATATCGTGTGCAAAGCCCAAAAGCGTTCTTCCAAACACCTTATACTTTCTCTCAATGGCGTCTGCATCTACATCTACACACTCATCATCACGATAAACAGCACGAAGCGTATTGGCAATGCCAAAACTTACAACTCTATCGTGATTAGAAGGAATATGCACTACTTCAACCTTGCTAATCTTTTTAAGCTGTTCAATAATATCAATCAAAATGTCTGTAACCTCAACAACAGCGTCTTCAATTTCGCAATCGTTGTCCTGCTGTGTCCCAGCAGTAGTAGTTCCAGACTTTGTATCAAAATTCAACAGGTCGTTGCCGATTGTAAGAATAATTTTCTCAAATTTTCTGTTCCCAACCTGCTCAAGAACATCATTTATTACACTAAAAAGGCACTTTCTTGCTACATTTGTGTCATATTGGTCACCAGTAGCGGACTTACTTGCCCACATAGCATAGTGTAGGTCAACAATCGGCAGCACCAAAGCATAACCATTATCAACATGGTCGTTATTTTTATACTGGCTAATCTTCTTTGTTTTGCCAATATTATCAAAGATTTTCTTAAATAATGCGTCATCCCACACGATTTCGTTTCTTGGGGCGACACTAATCTTTGAACTATAAAGATTAATTACATGACCGCCTTTAACCACGCTGTCCCATTGGGAATTTTTAGCACTAATAAGTTTAAAGTGTCGTGGGTCAAACCCGTGCTTTTCAAGAAGAAGCTCCGGTGTAATATTTACACCCTGCTCAATTTCAATGTCACACTGGCTTGTTCTTGTATCATCAGAATTTATTGTAAGTATCTTTTTGTTGGGATTAATATATCCGTCAAAGCCATCGGAAAATTGCTTATCATCAGCAATGTCTGGGATGCTAATAGGATTAAAACTATCGTCAAGATTGTTTTGCTTTCTATATCTGCGACATACACCACGGATTGATTCACCAGTCATGTCTGTGCCATATTCTTTGTTTACAATCCTTGCGACATCATTGTAAAAACTTTGTTCACCGGACTTCTTCATCTCCGTACAAAGCTGAATAATTCTGCTTCTTAAATCCATAATCCTTTAATTCCTTTCGGTTTATTTGTCAACCGACAACATCATCAGTTTCGATACCGACATTGATTACAATGTCACTACCGTCATAATCTCTAACAAGTTCGGCAATAGGATAGCTCTTACCATTAATCTCAATATACACTTCCTTGCCGTCTACGCCAAGTACACCAGCAATCTTTCTACCCTGCTTGTCAAATACACCATACTTAATCTTCATATCCACGCAACTCCTTTTCCCTTTCTGCCTGTTTAAACTTCCGTTTAAATCCCGGAAGCAACTTTATAAAGGGTGTGCTATAATTCTTCTTTTCAAAATAGACTTGCGTCCTTGGGTCTTTAACTGTTTTTGATTCTGTTAGCTTACTACCGAAATAATAAGCCCCAAGGTTACAGTCTTTACCATCTATTACACTTTGCTCAATTGTGTTAAATAATGCTTCTACCACTTCTTTAACATCTGAAACCATGTACCCAGTTTCATTAGCCACAATTTTAATCAAGTCTTTCTTTTTAAGAATACCATCAGACCTTCTTGCCATTGTTCCTTACCCAATTATTGTAATTTCTAAAGTCAGGTTCTGCCATGTAGTAATATCTATTGTGGCTTGTAGAAAACACTCTGTATTTGGTCGTAAATCCAGACTCCTTAATTTCGTTCCATTCCTTTTTACTCAACTTAACCAATTTAATCCTTCAAATCCTTTACTATAAATTTTTGTTGTTTTGCATATAAAATGACAATATGCTATTACAATTTTTGTTTACAATGACAACGCACCATACATTATGGTATTTCATAATTAGTTCGCAAAAATTTCTTCGTACAATTTATCAATGTTATTATCTTCTAAAATGTATTCGCCAGCATTTCTAATCGGAACAGAAATCTTGTATTTATTCATCTTTGTTTTCACATCTTTGTTCCAGAAATTATGTTTAGCCGAACCATTGTCTATTCTTGTCATATACCCATAATCAATGAGTTCACGGAAGTGTCTTCTGCCAACATTAGCAGGGTCAATATGAACCCAATCGGCAAAGGATACTTGAGAAATTCTAAATTCGCCTTTGGAATTAGCAAAGGTTTTAGCATAACAAAGAATGGCTAAAGCAACCTTTCTTGTCTTCTTGTTGTCAAACCGTCTTTTAATTTCGGCGACATCCTCTTCCGAAACCCTAACAATAATGTTTTCTGTCAGTCGTCTATCGTCACCAAAAGCATTGTCTATACAGGCATTTAAATACAGCGGCAGATAGACGCCGTATTTATTAGCCCATTCAAAAATATTCGTTCTTACCTGAAGCTTATCTTCAATTCCCTGCTCCTTGTACCACTTCGCAAGCAAGAAGCAAGTTCTATAAAGGCAACTTGGGTTTATGTTTTCGCCATTAAGATATTGCTGAACAAGTATTGTTTCGTTAATCAAGCAATAACCTCCATCATTGTATATTTCTTTCCAAGATACTCATATTCGCCATTGTCGTCTCTTTCTGGAAGACTAAAGCGTTGTTGTTTAATGTTTAACAGAATTCCATCAGAAGCTACTTTCCACATAAACTTTTTATTTTTGTTAGGATACTTTTCATAACAAAGTGTAACTGCGATATTGGCAAGGATACGCTTATCTGGACAAATCTGTTGACACTCTTCTTTGTATAGGTCATAATAGTATTTCCAGTTTACTTCAAAATTTTTTACAGTATCTTTATCAATGTCATCATACCATGTTTCAAAAAAGTCCTTATACTTTTCAAAGTTTTTACATTTTGAAGCGAACGAAGAAAGTTCAGACATCTGTTTGTCAAATCTAATAAAGATTTCTTCAATCTTATTGAATGTTTCTTCGTCATACTTTGCGAATGGCGACATCATAATCTTGTAGTCAAAATCTTTATATGTTTTCTTAAATCGTATTTCTGCTTTCTGCCAAGACTCTATATCCTTAGCAAGTCTGTTCATGTTACTTTTAGCAACAGAAAACTTTTTCATTTTTGCATAATAATCGCTACGGTACTTCATAAAGTATGGAACAGGTTTGGCATATTTTGCGATATACCGGGGAATGTTATACATTACGCCAGTTTTTGCATAATCAATATTCTTACCGTTAATTACAGAAAGCATATCAATATATTCTTCGTACTTTTTCTTTTGCTCTGGATTATTTGTAACCTTGTTATGATAGGTCGTAGCACAGTTTGAGGTTTCACCAATTAATGAGTTTAAAGTTTTAAGAACTATACTGATAATGTTTTCACGATTAACCTCTTGTGACAAAGCAGTTATCTTATCTTCAATATCTATAACAACTGGGCAATGTCTATCCACACCATCTATCATAGTATCGTTTTCTACAACAAGAACTAAATCACCATCAAAATCAGCTCCGTTGAGTCTTTGTGGTGTTATACTGCGAATATTAATCATGCAGACATTGGATAAGTGGGAACACCACCTGTCAATTTTTTTATTTACAACAGCATCTAATACTGTATGTTCACTTCTGCAGATATGTGGGTTTCTTTCTATCAAGTATTCCCCAAGGTAGTCGCCGTCAGCGTCGTTTGTGTAAAACTCGTGTTCACCAAGACAGCCTACAACATCAAGGCCGCCAATATGTTCTGCTAAAGCAACAAGGTCTGGGGCTAATATTTTGAAGCAAGCCTTTAACCAAAGCTTCCCGCACTTCATTTCGTCAATATACTTTTTCAAAAGGTTTACAATATATTCACGAACACATTTTTCTTTTATCATTTCTGGGTTCTTTAATATTGAAGCTACATAGTCGTTCATTGGCTTATGTTCACTATATGTCAATCCTAAAAAACAATAAGTATACAATGGGTCGCCATTGACTATTCTTGTTACCCAGTCGATACTGTCCTGCGCCAATGTAGCAAAATCGTCATAGTCAAGGTCAAGGTCTTGAAGTATCTGATAGTTGCCACGGGTATATACAGGCTCTTCTTCTTTACTAAAGTTCCATTTGGCAATTCCGATACAATGATTGTATTTGTGGAATTGTTCCCAGTAAAACTCCCAGTCACGATAGTCCCCATACTTTTTGAAATATTTCATGCCCTTGTACATAGACTCTGTAAAGATTATCATTTCATCTTCTACGCTGTGCTCAATGCCCCACACATCCTTAATAAACTTTACATCCCTAATCTTAAAGAATGTTGTATAGTCAAACTCGTGCGTTACACCTTTACAATATGGCAATCTTAACTGTAAACTTGTGGGGTTTGACTTTGCGCCAAGAAGTTCTTTGACCTGCCTTGTAATATTTGGATGATGAATACCGCATCCGTCAAAAGCATTAATCTCAATATTGCGTACACCAGCTCGGATTCCCTTTTGTTTCCATTGCTTATTTTCACCAGTGTTTTTGTCTACATATTCTATAACATCGTCTACAACATACTTAATGTTTTGGTCTTCTATCATAGTGTAGTAGTCTGGCACAACAATTATCTTTGGAAACCAACCCTCTAAACAATGACAAGAACTAAACATTAATCCACGATAAGCCATGTATTTTGAAAGCACAGTTTCTTTTAAGCTAACACCAAGACTGATGATTTCATCCAATGTGTCATAAATATCGTCCCTAATAAAAGACAATATTCCCTGTCTGGTCATGCTTGCTGACCGTTCAGACATCGTAAAATGGTGACCGTTTATTACAATGCCATTACGCATCATGTCAGTAAAAGAATCAAGTTTGGACTGTGCGCCAGCACAGTCCACAAAAAATACATAGTCTTCAACGCTGTCACTATTGTTTATAATTCGTATCTGTCTAAACAGCATATTGTCCTGCTGTTTAATATCGTAGAACTTTAAGTCGCCATTAACTTCCATTCCCAACCTAACAAGGTCAAGAAATTGGAACTTGTGAACAGTATAAAGCTTTGGAGCAAACAAATAACAAAACCCCTTATTCCTTATTTTTTCTTGCCACTACTTCAAAAACTTCAACAGCATTGCCTTCTACCGTATTGGTTCCTAAAAGAATACGGTCTACTTCATCTTCAATGCCGTTAAAACAATCTGTATCCGAACGACTACGCAATGCAATTTCTACAATGTCGTCACCACGGTCTATGCTGCGTTTGTAGCGTGTCTTGTCGTCACACATTACATAGAATACAGACATTGGAATGTTAAGCTTACGAAGTCGTCTAAGCCCCGCAGGATTAACTACAACAATGGCATCCTTTTTATCCTCTATTTCTTTCTTACTAATCCCATAGTCCCAGTTGTTAAATGTTGCATTTTCTACAAGTTCATTATTCTTTAACATACTGTCAAATTCATCTTCACCAACATAGTGATAGTCAACACCGTCAACTTCACCCTCACGGATGCCCCTTGTCGTATGACTGACCACTTTTTCATATCGGAAGTTATCACTGATGTATTTTTCCAAAGTAGTCTTTCCGCTTGCGCTCTTCCCAACTAAAACAATAAGCATTAAATAATACCCCCATTATCTACATAAAACTTTATAATGTGGTAAATTTCCTTCCAACTATTTACAACATAAACATCATCTAAATTGTTAATCTTGTTCCAGTCACCATCGTGATTGTTTCTAAAAAGAATCTTTACTTTAGCATTGCTGCTTCTTAAATATTCAATATGGTCGTCAATAAATATGCCGTCAGACATATCTATCATGGACTTATCATACGCATATTCACTTCCCTTAAACTCTAACAAATAATAATCCTTAATGAATGACAGCTTCTTCTTGCACCAAAATTCCTTGCAGAATAAGTTATCTTTGGTTCCATAAGTAACTAAAGAATATTCACAACGCTTTTTAAAATAATCCAGCGTTTCATAACAGTTTTCAAAGAACTCTAAAATAGAAAACAGCTTGCCGCTTGCGAACAATTCTTCACAATGTTCATCTGTTAGGCACGGAAATAAATCCTTAAAATCATACTTCTTTAGTTCTTCATAACTTTTGTTTGTCCCGTATTCCTGATTAAGCAAATAAATCATTGCGCTGTTTGAATCTACAAGCGTGTTATCAAAATCAAGATATACTTTAATAGGTTTCTTCTTACTAAATATCACAAATCATTCACCCCAATGTCAAATTTATAGTCTAATAACGAAGATATGTCAAAGTCATATCTGACTTTCTTCAATGTCTGTGTAATAAGAATAGGATTAAGACTTAGTACATCATCCCTGTTAATACTCTTCTTCTCAGTTTCATTTCTGAATCTATAAAAATCAGATATTCTAACAAAATATGTTTCTTCGTATTTTCTAAAGTTAAGAACCAACCCAGCAACAGTCCCATGATACCTTTCAGCCTCTACCAAAGACATTATCTGACTGTCTTTAATATCCTTGCTTTTCTCTAACTTGTCATTTCTGCTAAAAGAAAAACTTGTTCCGCCATTACTTTTAAGTTCTAAAGCAAAGAATATTGGATACTTGTATAGTATAAGGTCGTATTCGTTTTTCATGCTGAATCGTGTATTACCCCCGCCCCCCCCAAAAGAACCCGCAGGGTCTTTTACACGATGATAATACACGACATCGCCATGTTCCTTGTTATACTTTTTTATGCTGTCATGTACCTCGGACTCAAATATCTTACCAGTATTTATGTAATCACCACACAATATTGTAATATTATGAAGTTTTATATTATTTTCAACTTCTATTGCATTATAACATATATATTATAATAAGTCAATAGGGTTTTCCATAAATTACATGAAAATTAACAAAATGTTCATAATAATGCACAAAAATATGTAAGATATATTTGACATTATTGTATAAATTGTATGTCCAAGTAGGAAATATTTTACATATATGTAAATATTCTATGAATCCCCTTGACAGATAAGGCATAATATGATATACTATAACCAGAACAAACGGAAAGGAAATGGATATATGACCACTAATAGTAAGAACAGCAGAATGAGATACCGCGGACATAATAACAGAAGACTATATCAAGCGGAGTTAAGTATCAAGAAAGAGCAACGACAGCTTGGGCGAGCATTAGTAAATGGGCTAAGCTGCATCGGGAGGGTTTTTGGGTTTCTAATTATAAATACAATTCTTTGCTTCGCCCGTAACAACCATGAAGCTAAGATGGAAGAACAAACTATTGAACAAAAGATTGTCAGTGAAAAACAGCGTATTCAAAAACAAGCCGAATATAAAAAGAGAAAAAAGAAAGAACAGGAAGAAAGAAATGAGCTAATGGACCAATGGTTTAAGCATATGGGCAAGTGTATTAATGGGGAATTTGTTACCATCGGATTAGATGAATACACTAAAATGACCGATAAGCAAAGACGGGAATGGAATGGGGAAAGATAAGGATGGTTTATTTACTATTAACTACCAATTGTTCCACACCATTCGTGCATTGGATTATAAGTGCTTGACCAGCATCAAGAAAAAATTTCCATCCATAAATTGTAAATCACCCCCGGCGGCATCTGCTCCGGGTCGGGTCGGTGTAGCAGGGTGGCCCCCTCTCCCGCCCACCCGCCTTGCGGCGGGTCGGGTCGGGTTTGGTGTCTGCGGCCTGGTGGTCGGTGTAGGTGGTCAGCCTATCCCGGCACGCTCTGCGGCCAGTTGGTCGGCATCGCTCCACGGGTCAGCGGGTGTTACAAACGATGGTTCTTGAAGTGTAGCGGCCCTCCATCGTGCGGCAAGTGCCGGCGGGAGATTGAACGCATAGCCGGAAGGCATCAGGGCAAGCACGCCACCATCGGCGGCGGGTATGCCGTAAAGGTCGGCGCGGCGTTCAGCTGCGCAAAATTCCCGGTCAGTGTATCGCCGTTTCATGCTAACAGCTCCTCTATCGCGGCGGCGGTCTCCGCTACGGTCGCGGGGGCGGGTGCTACTTTGCCCGCCTTGGTCGCGGCCTTGTATCCCCAGTCACCCACGGCGGGGACGCCTTGAATGCGGGCGTAAAGGTCTCCCAGCGCAACGGCGGAATACCGGGCAACGGTGGCGCGGGCGGCGTTGCTCTTGTCATCGTCCACTTGCGCCCACAACAGGCGGGTATCATCGTCCTTGTCCTTGCGGCGGGTGGTCTCCTGCGTTTCCGCTTTGCCCTTGGCCGGGGTCATCGTGCGGACGCGCTCGCCCTTGATTCTGCCCATTTCGGTGATATACTTTGTCCAGTCGGCCACGGTCAGCATGTGTTCAGCGGCGGCGCTCCCCAGCACATACGGAATCATATATTGAGCGGAAAGCATATGCGTATTGCCTGCTTTGGTCATGGCGGCCACATAGGCGGCGGCGGCGGGGGCGATACTCTCGGCGGCGGGAAGTTCTGCGGCATCAGTCAGCGCGGCCAACTGCTTAATACAAGCGGGGCCGTTGGTGGTCATGCGCTTTTTGTTGACGGCGCAAGCGGCATAAATAAAGGCGGCTTCATCGCGGCCAATTTTGCCGGGCATCGGGTCGGGGAGCAGTTCGGCATAGGTACGCGCCCATGCCAGTACTTCGGGCTTTAGTCCAGCCGTGCCGCGCTGAATCTTGGAAAGCGGCGTCCCATTATTCAGCCGCACAAACAGTTCGGCGGCGGTGGTCGGCTCGTCGGTGGTGGTTACGGTCACGGCCACGGGATATTCAGAAAGGACGGTGTAGCGGCGCTGTGCGGATTCATAGTCCCGCTTGGCGGCATCAAGCGCGGCAACGGCGGCGGCTTTGGTGGCGGCATCTGCGGCGGGGTTTGCGTCAACCTTTTCTTTCTCGTCTGCGGCGGCAGTATAAGCGGCATCTGCGGCATCAAGCGCGGCTTGTGCGGCATCCCTCTGAATACGCAAGGCCGTTAAGCGCTGGAGACCATCCACCAGCAAGCGCAAATACTTTCCGTCCCTGATAATCTCCACAATGGAGATAGTACCGATACCCCATCCCCGCATGATGGTATCTTCCAGCTTGGCGCACTGTTCGGCGTTCCACACACCGGCGGGGCGCTGAATGTCGGGCGTAGCAATTTCGCCCACATCCTGAGCTGTCAGCAGGTCGGAAACGGTCATAGTTTTAACTTCGGTGGTCTCGGTGATTTTGATTGCGTTCATGGTGTTCTCCTTTCGTTGCTCCCGCTATGCGGGGCGGTCAATGGTTGTTGGTGTACTCCCCGTCCCGGTATCGTCCAGCGCCACGACAGCGCGTTATCTCTTGCCAATGGTGGCAAAGTATTTTCCCCGGCGGGGGTTTATGTAGCCTTGCGGCCTTTTCAAAGTGCTGGCATCGGGTGCGGGTCTTTCGTCCCTCTCTCGATTGTCCCCATTCTATCATAGGGCGGCGGCCTTGTCAAGTATCATTTTTCAAGTGTAACCAAATTGTAACCGCTTGTTACACTTTTAACAAACTGCCCTTTCGTGTATATATATGTATGCCTTTTTCGGCTGTCCTTGTATGGAATACATTTCAGGCCGTTCTGTATTCCCATATTTTATGTAAATCGTCTATATGGCGTTTTCAGGCGTTCAAGTGAAAATTATACCCTAAAGAGGGAAAACGGCTTACAAGGGCATTTTTGCCCGTCTGGTGACTAATAACCTTTTTGTTATGTTCGCTACGCTTATTATAACAGGTTCTCTATGAATTGTCAAGAATTGGTGCGTTATTCTCTGCCGAAAATAGCGCCGCTGTCCTGCTGTCCGCCGTTATTCTCCGGCCAGGATAACCCCCAGCACCGGACGGCAAGCCGTCCAGCTCCTGCCGCAAGGCGGCAGACACCGCCCCGCCTGCTACACCGCCCAACACTTGCCAGCCAACCAGGACTTGCCAGCTTGTGAAAGTTTTAACAAGCGGCGACCGCCTCCTGCGACAACACGCCGTCAACCACCGGGAATACCCCGTACCAGGTGTCGTTCCATAAGCGCCGCCGGGAAAGTCCCTAATAATGAATAATTACTATAAGATAATATATATATTATTATTGTTATTTTATCTTTTAATAAACCTCCCTAAGAAAGCGTTTCTTTTAACGGGAAGAAGAAAGTGTTTATTTGTGATGTGGTTGTGGTGTTTAAGTACGGTAATTGGTGTGGTAGTTTGTGTGCTTTTTATAGTGTGATAATGCGTATAATATGCTGTGTTATTTTGCGTATATCTTTTATGTGTACTTTACACTGATATTTTAGTGCTAAAAGAAATAATATCATTTTGATATCATACTTATATATTTAATATAAATGTCAAATATACTTTACATTTAGTACAACTTATCATACAGATGAACAGTCAGGACACTAAAGAAGAATTGTAGATAGATGGGCAGATAAATTTCTATGCTTTTTATTCCTGCGGCATTTTTCTGATTATTCAGACCCTAAAGGAAAAATACACTTATTGTACTGGCTCAAGAATTTTATATAATCTTTTGGATTATTATTATACTGGCCCACGAAATATATATAGATTTTTGACTTTTTCTATCCGGCTATATTTTATTGTAAATTACACACACTATATATATTTATATATTATTATTTATTTATCTCTTTAGCTATCTTTTATATATATGTTTACTCTCTATCTCTTATAGATATTCTTATTATCTTTCTTTTGTTTATATGCTTATTCTATATATATCTATATATGCTACCGTTATTTATATATATACTTGCAAGCTATCTTTTACATATATGTATATACTTGCTTTTATATATATACTTATTCTTTTTCTTTTAGTATATGTATAATAATTATTTGTTTAATCTTTATACATACTTGTAAATGTATACATATAATACTTACTATTACCTTATGTATACTTTAGTATATGTATAAACTATCCCTTTATTATATGTATACTATAATTATCTTATAATATTCTTATTAGTAATCTTTTAATAATATGTTTAATCTTATGTATATTATATAATATGGCTATTATTTTAGTATTTAATATTATATATCTTTATATTAAACGCTATTATTTATTTATTTATGTAGATAAATAAATAATAGCTTTATATATATACTAAAATAATAGCTTATTATATACATATATGTATAAGATAGCTTTTATAGATAGCTATTATAAAATAATATTTTATATATATGATAATTAGTATATATAATATTATATATATATTATTATTATATACTAACATGATTGTAATTTTAGATTGTCATTTAATATTGTCATATGCTTTATGTAACAAACTTTATGAAGCCAGCAAACATTTACTTACTGGCTCGAAAAATCTGTTACACTTTTTAGGGCTTACTTATGGACGATACAGATGACACCTATTGCTAACATAACATATGAAGTTATCCTAACAATTCTGGTGTCGTCATAATTCAAGTAGTCATTTACTATACTTAAAAGAATACTAAACACACTAATAGCGATTAAGGAAATTCCAATACCAATATAACAATCAATCATGTTTCTTCTCCCTTCCCTTTCAAACAGTGTTCAGCTAATACAAGCTGCCATCATACAGACAACACTAACAAGAAAACGGTAGTTTTCTTGGCCAAAAGTCATATCATTCACCAATGGTCAAGAACTGTTTGATGCTTCCGGTATAAACAACAAACCTTCCGTTAGCGATACATACATCACAATCCTTTAGAAATGTTTCAAGAAAAGTTACAAGCTCCATTTTGTTTTCCTCCTTTATCTATACTGCTTCAGGACTTTTCCTGCTTCATCAATAAGCAGAACCTCGTCACGATATGTTCTGAACAATGCGTCTGCATAGCTTCTTGCTTCTTTAGTGTCACTAAAAGGAATGGTCAGTCTGCCAAGCTGCCCATATATAGTGTGATGATAAACATAAACCATTGTCTGTTCTCCTTCCTTTTAGAACATATACTTCATAACCTCAACCATTCGGTCACAAAGTTCATTCTTCTGCTGTTCGGTGATTTTCTTCCACTTCCAACACCAAACAATTTTGTCTGTTACTACTTCAATCTTGACAGGACAGTATCCGCACTGTTCAAACATTCTAACCCAGCCGTCAAGCTGCTTGTAATAGTCCTTTTCATGTTTGTTGTTTTTCATGTTGACTACTTCTCCTTTTAGAAACTTCCTTTGAATACATGGCATTCATTCGGATGGTCAATGTCGAAAGTTACCTCGAAATATTTGTCCTTGTTTACAAAGAACATTCCATTGTAGTCTTGATACTTCTGATACTGGGGATTGTCAATCAGGCTGACTTCCTTAGCGCCATAAACAGCATCCATGAATTCGATGACCTCATTATTAACAGCGTCATCATTATCAACAACTACCATGTCAAGTACGGCTTCAATAATTACTTCCTTGGTTTCCTTTACATGAACGATAATATTCAGATTGCTTTCCATAGTTTATTCCTCCTGTTGTTAAACATGGGAACGATTGCGTTTGCGCAATAAGTTCTCCTCTTTCTAAAATATGATTAACCCAAAGCGGCTACGAACACGAACAGAACACTAAAAAGAAAAGCACCGGCGAGAATTGCCTTTACAATAATTCCTGCCAATTCCTTCTTAGTGAATCCTTCAAACCATGTTTCACAGTCGAAACATTCATTCAGAAAATTAAACATTATTCGTATTCCTCCTCCTCGTCCATATCCCAGCCGTCATAGTCATCAACTACATCTTCATAGGGTTCGCCCTCATAGTCATCCTCTTCGCAAGGCGCAAGAAAATCACCCTCGAAATGACAGCAAGCAAACTTGTCGCTTTCATTCTTGTAATGATACGGACAGTTCTCACACTTAAACATAACTTTTTCTCCTTTCAATGAAACGCAAGTTTCTTTGACCGTAGGCGCTTGCGCCGTTCGGTTCATTCTTAGGACGGGCCTTTTGCCCACCTTCATTATGTATATTATACTATATATTCATTGTCCTGTCAAATATCTGCGATATTTGTTCATAGGCACTTGTGCCGTTTGGTCAAGTATAGCTGATTTTTATAGATGTTTCACAATGCCTTAAATTTACGCTGTAACACGATTTTATTTCTTTAGGGTAATTTCACGCCAAACAAATAAAAACGCCTTACAAGGCAAATTTGGGGCGCTGACGAACATTCTACGAACATTCTACGCGAACACTAAACAGAAAATGCCCGGCAATCATATCAGACGCCGGGCAAAAAAATCCACATATTACACAGCCGAAATTTCAAGAAACGCACCATTGTCGCAATAGGTAACAAACCCATCTTCGTCTGTAATCTCGCACTCATTTCCACTAAATCCATAACCAAAGATTATGGACACGGCCTTTATTGTGCTCTCATTTCCTTCTTCATCAAGATATTTAACAATCATTTGTATTATCCCTCCTTGTAAAACAGAAACACATCGCAGAAGTTATTTTCATTTCTGTCAATATGGTAATTAAAGTCCGTCGTAAATATCGTGTTCTCGTCTTTATATCCAGGTCGAAAGTCTGGACAAATAAAGCGTTCAATTCTTGTATAACCGTACTGTTTGAAGTTGTTTTGCTCACACCTAATCAGATTGTCATAAGCCGCCTTAGCGTCCTCATAGGTATCGTATTCCGTTTTTTCAGTAGTGTCATCAAGCTCATTGTGACACCAAGTCTTACCCACTACATACATAATATCATCTCCTTTACTGGACTACGAATTTTAGGACAGCTTTTAATAATGCCAAATGGTGTCCTCATCTTCGACCGTAACAATTTTAGCGTCCGTTCCGTAAGGCTTTCCAAGGTCAGCACAGTGACATGCTTTCATGGTGTGATATGCTTTCATCGCAGTCCTTTTAGCTTGTTCTATATTTTTGGCATCAACATCTATATCATAGTAACCCTCTACTTTAATTGTAACTCTGTATTCGGCCATATTTTTTTTCCTCCTTTATTTCATTCGTTTAGTAGTTTTTCCATAGTAGTTTTTCCACCCGTTTGTCCAGTCAAGGACAATATCGCCCCATTCGTTCTTTCTGACCTCATACCCAAGGTGGGTAAAACTTTTGTATATCATGTCATAATTCCAACAGAAATGTTCTTTGTCCAAAACTGCTGTAAAGCTGCCCACTTGAACACTGTTTTTAATTTGAATTGCTACAAGGCCGCACTCTTCTGTTAGAAGAAAATCCTTGATTTTTTTTATATTTTCCAAACGCTCTTTAGTAATCTCGTATGCGTCACACGCCTTATAAATCTCCATGATTATCTCCTTTCATTCTTTCGATAAAACACACACTTTATTTATAATTTTCATGGAAAATTAAATAGCCCAGGGCTGTCTTGTGTCGTCCTCAAATCTCGCACCAAAGAAAAAGTAGGTGTTCTTTTTGTCAATCTCTACACGCTCAAACGCCCCTTCGTAAATGTAAGGAAGTTTGTTCAGCTCCTTTTTTGTGTAAAGTTCACCGCCTACAAGAATGTTGCCGTCACGCACTTTAGGATTTTTCGGAAAGTTATCGTACTGTTCACGAACACGATAATACAACATAGTTATTCTCCTTTCATTACTGACTTGCGACTTTCAGATAGTTTTGTTCACAATCTGATTGATGCTTGCCACAAACGGAACATCACAGCTTTTGAACCCTAAAGTGAGCTTTGCCTTCTTCATTCTGTCCCGCCATTCCTGATGAGCGTCATAGGGACTGTAATACACTTTTGCGTCCTCAATGTTTTCAGAAGTTTTTGCCGTCCCGCAATAATAACGGTTCACGAAAGAAAGCCCACCTTTACTATTGAATACCGCAATTACGAATTTGTTCACAATTACATCTCCTTTCAATGAGTTGTCATGGCCTTTTAACCACTATACACATTATACTATATGGTCTTGTGTTCGTCAAGTATTAGTTAGATTTTTAGTCCAAATCCTTTTCGTACTTTCGCCAAATCCTGTCCTCTTTTTCGTTTTCATAGATTTCGTCATCCCAATAGGCTTCGTCATAAAGTTCGTCCTCTTCATCGGACTTAATTCCATCTTTTACCTTTTGGAAACTGGAATATCCGGCAAGTCCTGCTACGAAATCTTCATCGTGCCAAAACAGGTCATTCAATTCGGTGTCACTCATACCGTCAGGATAAAGCCCTTCCAGTTTGTTTTGGATTTCTTCAAGGTCGTCCTCCGAAAACGCATCAGCAACACACTTTCCACCTTCCCAAAACTCGAACTCGTCAATGTCAAATTCAGAATAAATTTTCACTTTAGCGCCCTCCTATTTCTTCTTTGTATATTTACGAACGGTTTTACCCCATTCAGAAAACTTTGTTTCATACATCGGACAGTTATGTGCCTGATGAAGAAAACCATCATAAGTATATCCAATAATTTCTTCAGCAACCCATTCATACAGTCCGGTAACTTTTGGCGCATACCATTCAACAAAAAGCCCAATTTTACACCACTCTGGAATTGAAATATTCATATTAGCTTCCTCCTTAAATCATTACTACTATTGGAAGCCAGTTATAGTCGGGTTCGTCCAGCGTGGCAATATTCGCAATCATGTTGTACGCCTGTCGCAGATAGTCAGCCTGTCTTTCGATAAGGTCGCCGCCCATGCCAATTCGTTCTTCAATATCGCCATCGTAAACCAAAGAATAGCCACCAACAGAATAGTGATACCAATTTTCAGCACCACACAAAAGCTGTTTTACATTTTCATGGTTAATATTGTAATCATCATCACGCTGAAACAGGTCTTTGTAATGGTCAAGAATTTCTAAAGCATAAGTCTTGACGATTTTGTCCCGCTTTCCGCAATCCTCAAGGTCAGAAACAGCCTTCCGCAATTCATAAAATTTCATAATAATTCTCCTTTCATTTACGGACAATGAATTTGAGGAAAACTTCTTAAAAAGAAAGCCGCCCCTTTTTCTACTATATACATTGTACCACATATCATTGTAACTGTCAAGAATTGTGGTTGTATATAAGTTGTCAAAGGGCGGCTTTTATTAGTTATGTTTTTAATTCAATTATTGTTTTGTGAATTTTTCCTTTAGTGTCTGAAAAATATATAGCATAGATTCAAAAACAGCTATGGCAAGCGGAACAAGTATGGCTGCGAAAATTGCGCAACAAATTAAAATAAGCACTACCGGATTGTGAAATATGTTCATACCTTTATTTTCCTTTAGCAGCGAAACAGCTTAATAACTTTTGTTTCACTTTCATACCGTACTTCAAACTTTGTTCCTGCCCAGCTTTCGCCCTCAAACATTTCATGTAAGATTGCGCCAGGTATTTCTATTTTTCCGTCAGCGTCCAGTCGTTCCCAGCCACTTATCATCTTAATGTCGTATTTTTCACCCATTTTAGCCGTCCTTTCTACAATGCCTTAAATTTGCGTTGTAAGACGATTTTGTGTTTTTGGTATAATCTTTCGTTCAAACATTAAAAACGCCACACAACGCATCCTCGTCGTTCTGGTGACATTTTACAGCATATTACACCTTTTGAATGACACGCTTCAACTTTTTATTCATACTGGCGATATATTCATCCAGCAACTTTGACTGCTCTTTGGTTTCACAATAAGCGGTAACAGTAATAGTTTTGTCGGATAGGTCTTTGTTATAGCTATCAGACACCACATTAGTGATATGATGAAATGCTAAATAGTCATGTAGATTCTTCATTGTAGTGAAGTTATCGCACATTAGAACATTGACAAATAGTCTGTCCTTGGACAACTTGTTGCTAATGCTAACAGCAACAATACAGCCAACACCTGCGGCAACAGACGCCACAATGTTAGGTACTAAACCATCGGACTGGACTACGATTTTGGTAATGTAATATCCAATGAAGGTGCTAAGGGCAAGCGAAATTCCAGCAAGAATAGCCTTATTTCTTTGAATGAAGATTGCTTTTGTAGTGTTTAACAAATTGTCCACTACTTTAGCCAAAAACATCATACCAAACTGTATCAAAGAATCTCCTCCCCTCAACGATATTCAAAAACATCAACAGTGTCTGGATTGACCAAAACAAGTTCAGGCCAGGCAGGGAGTCTAACAACATACAACAGGTCTGGTGAGGTTTGTAAAAACGACACGATTTCACCACAGCGACGCATACCGTCAATAGTGTATTCAACAGCCATACCAAGCATGACTTCTGACTTGTCTGTAATATAATGTTTTGTACTCATGGTTTACGCCTCCCCAAACAAATCCTCATAGTTCTTTCGCTGCTCATCGTCCTCGAAAACCACCTTGAAGTTGCCATCTTCAGCAGTAGCTACACCATAACAGAAGATGTCGTCCTGGTTCATGTTTTTTACAAACCGCCAATGACGCAGGTAGATTCTATAACTATCCTCATAGAAAGCCTTTGTAGCGTCCTCAAGACTGCTATAATAGTTTCCATAGGCCCACGAAATGTCGTTGTTCTCGTCGATGGCATACCCATGGGCGAACACATAGGACTGATAAGCGTCAGGCATCAGAATCAAGGCGTCATTGTTTTTAGTGTCCAAGATATAAACCATTTTGCCATTCTGAAAAGCATGATTAATCATTTTGAAGTTCTCCTTTTCGTGTAAATATGTTCAGTGACTTCCTTTCTGTCACCATACACATTATAGCACGAATAGGCCGATATGTCAAGTTGCTTCGTGTTGGCTAATAAACAAGTCCATCGGCTTTTTAGGAATGATTTTTTGATAGTGTTCTTCTACTGGCTCAGCAATTTTGTCGTCCTTTTTAGTGTTTACTGTGCCATAAACATCTTCGTCAAGCAAAGCTGGAAACATACCGACATCACCAAAACCAGAAATAATATTTCCGGTAAGAACATCGTACCACGGATTCATGTCGGGCCAGTTTGTATAACAACAAACATCAGAATCTTTATCGTACTTAAATGTTGCCGCTTCATTTTTACTAAAAATGTTGCGCATTATAGCATGATATTTTTCAGGAATATTATACAGGTCAATATCAGCTTGAACATAATCGTAATTACCGTACTTGGCCACTTTTATCACCCCTTAATAACGCCACACGCTTTGGCTTCTTTTAGAATTTGATTATACGCTGGACTTCCCTTTGCGACTGTAACTGGTTTCACAAGTTCGCCATTCTCGTCAAACTTGATTTCTTTTTTATAATACTGGCTTGCGAAAAGTCCTTTCCATGCGTTATCTGTTTTCTTGAAATAAGCCACATTCAACGGCATGGAATATGCGTTACCGTCACTTGGAGCTATATATACTCTAAGGTCATTTCTGTCACGGTATCTATCATACCAAATGGTTCCGGTATCAACAACATACGGACTACGGTTGAGTTGCGGCTTACTGAGCCGTTCCACGCCAATATCTGTTGGAACAAGAACATCGCCTTTATTCCATTTAAGACAGGCGTATGGGTCAACATTAACCTCTCTTAAATGAATATATTTGATGTATCTTGTTTCTCCATCAGCGTACTTGTTATTCGTACAGACACAGCCATCGTGTGTTACTCGTCTACAACCAACTTCACCATCTTCTTTTGTATCAGGCACATAAATGATTTCTAATGTTTCACAATAAAGATTGCTGTAATCTCTTAGCCATCTATTAAAAGTTACATATTTTCCGACAGCCAAATCCTTCCGTTTCACGACATTTCATCCTTTCTTAATTAAGCCACTGGCTACGCATTCTTTCATTAGTTGACCGTAACAAGGACTGCCCTTACTAACGCCCTCTACTTTTATAAGGTCGTCCGAAATGGTAAACAACTTTCTGTAATATGCTTTAGAAAACAACCCATCATACGGCTTGTAATCACACGCATCAAACCACGAAGGTCTTACAGGGAGTATACTCCAATCAAGTGTTCCATCTTCATTAACAGCCCTTACCCTCATATACTGGCTGTCAAGACCATCTTTTTTGTTATAAAGGTAGTATTTATAATCTATTACCTTACAAACACGGCCACGGCGAGTCCGCACATAACAGTTTTTGTTGTTTCCAACAACATAACTACCAACAGGGAAAGGAATCGGAATATTGGCGTCTGGCAAATCAGCTTCAGTTTTTACAAAGCATTTATAATCGACAAACCATTTTGTGCCAACAGCTTTAGCGTCATTACTCTCTATTACTTCTACACTAATTGTTTCGCCAAGCCCATTTACTTGAAGAACTCTACAAGTAGTATACTGATTTGTGATAGCGTAACCATTATTGGGCTTACCAATAATATACATACCAACTTTTAATTCTCTATGCCGCATACTTTATTCTCCTTTTCCTTTTTAAGATAATTTTTATATTCAGCGCACAACTGCTTATAACATGGACTATCTTTGCTTACATTGTTCACTACTGGAACATTATTTTCAATAGTAAATAATTTCTCATAATAAGCAACATTATAAAGGCCAGTCCAACCATTCTGTGTTACAAGGTCAAAATAATCTTCTTCGACATCGAACTTGTGCCCAGCTTCGACTCCATAGATTTCGTGAGAGATTACTTTTAACAGAATCGTGCCATCTCCATACACTTCTATAACTTCTCCAGTACAATATGAAGTTGTAATCTCGTATTTGAAATCAGCTTTTCTATTGCCCTTGACAATATCTCCAATCTTAAACTTCATAGACATACCTCGTACATTGTGTTACAGTCAACAAGCATATTCAAAACATCTTTTGCTGCTTCTTCTGTTTCTTTTTTGTTGTCACCAGACGCAATAAACAACCATTTTCCATCACGCTTTAACCATGCTTCATAATGCGTGTAGTGAAATCTGATGTCCAATTTAGACATTAAATATTCCACATACTGAAATGGATAAAGATATGTTTTCATTCGCAAATTCTCCTTTCAACACTAAAAGAAAAGGCCCGCTTAGACCCTTTCTTACTATAATAATTATATCATATATATGAATAATTGTCAAGTAACAGTGTCCAAACAGGCTAATTCTTAACAAGGCAAACATTTTTCATTTTCTATGCGAAATTCAACAATTTCATCTTGAAGTTCATCCATGATGGACACCATAAGCTCATAATATCCATCGTCTTGGCAATACCGATAACAAATCTTTTCCATATCGTTACCAGTATATTTCCACGAATCTTCATTATTGTATTCGGTCAGGCCATCACAAATATGCCAGACACAACTTTCAACACTATCAAAGTCACGGTAAGTACCATCGTAATTGCGCCAACCACCAATATTATTTTTGTTCTTGAAATAATACGATGTTCCCCATCCGCTTTCAAGACCAAACTTGGCAAGAAGATAAAGCGGATTGATGCCGTAATATTTACCGCTTTCAATAATAGTCCATGCGTAATCATAAAGCCCACTTCTTGAATTTTCAAGAACATATTGAAACTCCTCTGTGGTGTAACTGGTTTCATCAGTAAACACTTCATACGCACTACAAACGCTGAAAAGCATAAAAATTACAAGCAGAAAACTGATAATTTTCTTCATTTTGACCATTCCTTCCTTTCTGAATTACCCCAATATTTTACCATAAAAAACATGAAATGTCAAGGAAAGTATGAAAATTCATACAAAACATATAAAAAATGCGCCACTTTTTAGGTGACGCATTTTTCAAAGAAAGGAGAAACTAACAGCGGAAGGGAAGTCATTTCCGCATGGTAGAATGGGCTGGATTTGAACCAGCGGAATACAGGAGTCAAAGTCCTGGGCCTTACCACTTGGCTACCATTCTATATACAGGGTTACGAAACTGTAACCCCATAGCAGTTTTGGTAGGCTCTGCGACCTCTACATAAATGTCTAAAGCACTTGGCAATATACTAATAATCGTATACGCTTTTTCTGCTAAAGACCATGGCAAGGGTGATATTTATACAGTCATACCCTCAACCCTGTCCAAAAAGGAAAAGTGAACCGCCTGCTCGCACCAGAGCGGTTAGCGATTTTGAGAGATAAACTCTCTGTGCTTATAAATTGTATCTGCGGCAACCATCTTGGTTGCGTGGAGCTGGATAGAGGAATCGAACCCCCAGCCTGTTGTTTACAAGGCAACTGCTCTACCATTTGAGCTAATCCAGCATATATAGGCGGCTGTTGCACTCTCTAGAAACGCATCGAAACCGCTAAACAGGGACGGTGCAGGCACTGTCCCTTGGAAGGCAAACCCTTTGACGCAACATTTAATTCTCACTTACTTGGAGGATAGTATCAGATTTGAACTGATGATGCTTGTTAAGCATACAGGTTTTCAAGACCTGCGCAATAAACCAAACTCTGCCAACTATCCATGTTTATGTGAACATTTTTAGTTCTCCCACTTGTTTAAGAAAGTGAATCCATTATTGAAATTAAATTCATCGGAAACAAGGATATTTTCTTCATCAATGCCACTTTCTATAAGAGAGTGAACACGAGCAATTGCTTTTTGTGCGGACTTAATTCGCTCAACACGAAGTAGATTATCCGCTGGGTCTGTGTAGATAATATAAAAATACATTACTCTTTCACTCCCACCTTGTTTTACTGGTTCACGAAATGGCAAATTACTTTGCCAATTCGAGATATATGTCAGTTTTGCTGACATTTTTCACGAAATTTTACATCTTACAAACGGACACAGCATACTCCATGTAACGCTCTGCCGCTGTAAGTTCAGCATTGGCGTACTCAAAGATACTATCATCGCAATCACAAATGTTGAACAATGTTTTTGCCTTATCAAGTCTTGCCTTTGCCACCTCAATCAGTTCATTTCCCATTTAGTTATCTCCTTTTCTTGTGAATTTATAAAGCCAATTCCATCCAAAACGCTTTACAAGGCCGACCACTAACTTCAAATCGGCGTTTCCCATTGGTGCGGATGGTGGAATTTGAATCCACAAGGTACAAAGACCGTCGGAGCTTAAATCCGATGCGTTTGCCAATTTCGCCACATCCGCATATCAAAACCTCGATGAACTTCAGCCGCGTGGACACCCTACGACCAAACACAAACATATCTTACCATGACTCACGGATTTTGTCAAGTTTTACAGCTTTATGCTTTAGTCCTTTAGCTTTATCTGTTAAAAACTTTTAACTTTCAGCTTTACTACTTGAAATTTGAATTTTAAGCTTTACAGAACATTTACATAACACAACCAATTGTGTTTGTTATAAATTTCTTTTTAAGCATTAGAAATTTTAAGTAGAAGCAGTATTTTTTGCCACATTAACGATTTAGAAAATACCGCTAAAAACTAAAACGGTTTGTGGTTTAAGGGTTACGAAATCCACCGAAGTTTTTTTTAACTAATTAGTATTCAAACTCGATTGTCGTAATTGCGTTGCTAACACTAAGAGCGGCATCTACATCGGCCTCGAAAATGCGAACATAGTCATACAGCTTATTTGCAACATCATTTGCGCCAAGCGGGTCGATAAAGTCATAGGTGTTAGCGGCAATAAACATCTTCTTTGCGGCATCAATGGCTTCAACATTCGTCTTGCCATCCTTCGCGCCAAACAAGCCAGTCACATACTCATTGGCACGAGCCTCAAGATTAGCCCCATTGTGAATGTCGCAGTCCTCAAGAGCCATATGACTATCCTTCGCCAGCTTACCCATAAGCAACTTGATGTTGTTGATGCCCTTCTGCTTCATTTCGATTGCTTCTGCAACGGTCATAACTTCATCACCAACAGTTACATTAGTGACTGCGTTGGACAGCACAACAGCTCGTTTCATGGCATTTCTACGACGAATAAGGTCATTGATGCTTTCATAAGCAGACTTTGTTTCGGCAATATAGTCATCAATAGACTTTCCGTTAATCTTTTCGTTGCTATGCTTGTTGCTACGGCAGAACTTGGTTTCAGAAATTGCCTTTTCAATTCTGCTGTCAATGGTTTTCAGCTCTGCCAAAGCACGATGAATTGTCATTTTTTCCTTGTTCATTGTAATTCCTCCTATTAGTTACTTCTGAAACAATGCCAGAATATCGTTATAGACCTGAACAACAACATCTTTTGCGGCGTCTACTGCATCGTAGGTCACATTTTTGGCTATGACCATCTTCATCACCGTTTCCGAAGAAGGCAAGAAAACGAAAAGCACAGCGCCGATGATGACAATAGCTATTCCCGTTTTCATTTTTCTTTTTGCGGATTTTTCTTCTTCATCAACAGGGAACGCGCCGAGCAAAAGCAAAAGAACCCCGATTATAAGGCCGAATGAAAGCGCTCCCCACTTCAAGTCGCTGGCACCGTCAATCAAGTAAAACAACCACGGGTTAATTACAGGTTCCACTGTTCATTCCTCCCAATTTGTAAATTTTTTGTAAATTTATTGTGAACAAATTATAAACATTATGTAAACTTTTTGTAAATTTTGATGAAAGGAGAGACAGTTTACAGTATATACGCTGCCAACTTGAAGATTGTGGTGATGCTTGCGGGAATCGAGCCACGCATTTCCGTCTTGAGAGGACGGTTTCCTACCCTTAGAAGAAAGCACCAGATAAGCCCAGTGGGATTAGTCAGCCAGACTGGGCGACGCTGATAAGAAAGGAGAAAAAACAGAGGATGGTGGTGATGCCAGCAAGTAACGAACTATACATTTCCATCTTGAGAGGATGGCGTCCTACTTTAGACGATGGCACCATGGAAAGAGGGGTGGTGAGTTTTTATACTGGTCATACCACCGACACCAGAAGAAGGAGGTAAAAACTATGATGAAAGGAGGTTGGTCTGCGACCGAAGAATCGGACTTCGACTAACTGGATATAAGCCAGGTGCGCTACCATTACACCAGTCGCAGATGTTTTGTCTTTCATTGTACTCATATTATACCACAAATGTGGCAGTCTTGTCAAGTGGTTGTCGTAATTGTTTACAAAAAGTTTACAATTTAACGGCTTCTAAGCTCAACAAGAATGTCTTTCAGCACTTCAAGAATCTGATTCAAGATAAATTCAATCATAAAATGCTCCTTTTATTCATTAGTTTTCCCTAAATTCTTGGGGACGAAGCCAACTAAAAGACTAATGGCAAAACTAAAGACCGTTTCCGACCAGTAGCAGACAATAGAATTTTAGAAGGACAACTTTTCCACAATTCCGGTACACAGTATGTAGCTTTTCGCTGTCTATTGTTGGCATTATAAATGCTAACTCACATTACTTCGCATCAACTGTCCCATGGGATTTGCTACATCAAGCCTTATATAATACCGCAACTATTATACAAGTCGTCCCGCAAGAACGGAGAGGGAGGTGATGCCCATACGGGCTGGTCGGGACAGGCAGAGTCCAACTGCCGTTATTCTACTGCCCAAAAGTAGTGCCATGGCGTTAGGCGATGTCCCGATATTAAGTACAGCCCCTCGACTGTACTTATAGTATATCATAACAATGTGCCTGTGTCAAGGAACATCGTTAAAAATCCAGTCTTTCTTCATCTTCATCTTCTTCATCAGGCCAAACCCCATCATCAAAGCACATATCGTCATGTGGGAAATTACACCCATAAACAATATATAGTGATTCTCTATTAAAGTTTGTGACTGTATCATTACAGTATTTTTTACTAAACTCATTACGAACTTTAACAGCTTCATTTATATTGTGCGTCACAAAGAACTCACCAAACGAAAGGTAGGCGTTAATACAACTTGTTGTAAACCCATAGCCACTAATCGCTTTAGCTTCATTTTCGGAAATTAAACCCTTATCAAAAAGAAACTTGATAAATTCATCCCTGTATTTACCATAAGAAGTCGAAGTTCTTAAACCTTTATTCGCTTTTGTCACATCGCCACAAATTGAAGTTGCAAACTCTACTTTTGCCGCAAGTTCTTTTAGTCTTGCGTTTAAGACGCCAACAAACGCCTCTTTCATTTTGTAGAAGTATTCTTTTGCCGGAGCATTATCGCCAACACCATCAGGACATTCCATTTCATTGGTACGAAGGATAAGTTCATCTATACTTATGCGCCCAAGAAGCATATCGTGACACAATAATCTGAAATAGTTTATGGAATTTTCAAATGACGACATTGTTTTAATGATGCATTTTTCTTTGCCAGCATCAAAATTGGGGATATAAAATACATCTGTCGTTCTACATTTGTAGATTTTACCGTTACCATTTGAACGATAAGAATATTCGCCATCGCCAGTTTTGCCAATAGCAACGCCTTCATCGTTCCATATATTGTTGACAACAGGCATACCTTCAACAAAATATGCTTCCAACATAATTATTCCCCCTTTCCATGAATTGTTGCCCAAGAATTATTGTACTGAATATCGTCACCATTTACAACAATTCGTTCTCCATCGCAAATAGGAACAACATCAATATGATGCTCGTCTGCGAACTTCTTGAATGAGAACAACTTTCTCCACCACGATTGCCAGTGCGGCTTAATCGTAAATGGAACAAGGCCAAGAGATTCTGTGCTATCAAGAATATCACTAACGATATTGGAGTCAGCGAATTTGGCAACTTCAATATTGGGTGTCATAATAATGCTTCCAGCAGACTCGCCAATTATAACGCCGCCATTGTCAGAAAAACGCTTGATGGCAGGAAGAAGATTTCTTTCACGAAGCATATACAAAAACAGCCATGTGTTTCCGCCAGGAAGATGAAGAACATCATAGGAACCAAGAATGTCATCCATGAACTCCTCAACATCATAATCCCATGTGTTTACAATATCCCACTTTACACCATAATACCAATTTTGAGGATTTCTAAACAAAACTCTATCGTTATACATGGGAGCATAAGACGGAATGGTGATTACAGAAAAATCATCTTTCCCTGTTAGCAACTTCATGTCTTTTCTAAAGTCAGCCGTTATGGTACTATAAAGAACACACTTTGCCATTATCTCACCCCCAACTTCGCACGACAATCGCCACAAAGATTCTTGTTTTCTCCAGTATGGTTTTTACCACACATAGGACAAATCATATTTGTTACGCCAAACTTAATCTTGTTCAGCTTTACATCTTTGTCGTAATAATACATTCTCTGACCATCAGACCAAAAATGCTGCCACTTAGCATCTTCAATTGTAGGATAACCTGTTTCTTTCCAGTCAGAAGGTTTGTCTTTCTTGTTGAACTTGTCAACAATCTCCTGTGTCATTTTGACCCATTCGGACATAGCACCATTATTTCCACAAGGCTGTGCCCTGAAAGACACAATATTTTCGGTTGCCTTATCAATAGCAATCATAGCACGATTGTTAATGGAAATATAACGAATAGTCTTTCCGTTAAAGTCATAATCGTACTCGGTAGTATTGCCACGATAACAAACAATCATATGTTCGTCACGCATAACAGACAACGGAGCAAGGAAATAAGTACTGTAACCATCACCAATAAGATTATAACAAGAGTTCCACTTGTTCTTATTGATTGACATAAAACAATAATCAAGAGGGTCAATGGAAATAGTTACAGTTCCCTTACAAGCCTTATTTTGAAGCACTTTCGATACTTCAATATCAAACTTGTCGTCCATGAAATACTTACTAAGGAACTTCGACAGCTTCATTCCAACCTTATAGGTAGGAGAACAATACTTTTCCATAGTTTCGTTCTTAGGACAAGCATTGTTCCGAAAATCATTAAGACTAAAATAGTCAAGAATTACAGAATGGAAAGGATATGCCTTTTTCAGACCGTCTACAAGACCACGAAGTTCACCATCCGAAATGGGAATATCAATACTTTTACTGACCTTCAGCTCATTACCCATGCCAATATAAAACTCATACTTAGCATCGGCCCATTCTTCAAGATACTTGTCAACTGCGGCATTACACACTTCAGCATCTTTACATTTAGTAGACCAAAAAAGTGCGGTCTTAAACTTTTCCTTGTCTACCTTGGAAATCATTTCCTCTTTAATCTTCTTGAGTTTCTTTGTAGCAATCATTTTGAATTTTTCTCCTTTCAGTTTGTTCTTTACTATGCTTATAGTATACCACAAACAAGTGAAGCTGTCAAGGACTGTCGAGGATTAACCCCGACAGCACGACAGATTACCATTGTTACCATATTTAGGAACATGACGACCACATACAGGACAAATAAGATACGGAACACCAAAAGTTACCTTGCCAATCGGAACATCTTCCAAAGAACAGGCGTACTTAACAGGGTCTTTCCACGCAAACTGACCAACTCTATTGGTATATTCCTTGGTTGGGTCAACAGCAACCCTTGCCGTACCACGAAGCTCATACAGACCACCAAAGTCAGGGCTATTACTTCTTTTACCCTTATTGTTTTCTGCCACATACCATTCGGCATCTTTAATACCGAAATAGTTTTCAATGGCTTCCTGTACGAACTCTTTAATGATTCTATACTGAGAAACAATCTCATTGTCAGGATAACCACGATGAATAAAGAATGTGCCATTATCCTTATTTACAAGGACATACGCTCTAAACATTTTGGAATTTGTGACAACCTTGCCAGTAGGGAAATTATACTCATAGTCATTACCGTTACACTGATACGCAACAATACCAGAATCATCAATCATGTACGCAACACAACCATTAGACTGCGCACCATGTCCCGGCGACATACAAGTAGTCCAATTGTTCTTATTTGTGGACGACATAAGATAATCAATTGGGTCAATGGAAATACAGAACTGACCACTTATTACCTTATTTTGAAGAACCTTTGAAACATCAATATCGAACTTATCATCAAGGAAATACTGATGTAGGAATTTGGAAATCTTCATTCCGGGCTTATAAATTTCGATATTGTTTTTCAGTGTATCGTTGTCTGGACATCTATTCGCCTTAATATCCCCAATGTTAAAATAATCGAGGATTGTGCTGTGGAACGGATACTTACACTTCAACTCATTAAAGAGTCCACCAATTTCTCTGTCGCTTGCGGGAATGTTTACTGGTCTAACAAATTTAAGATTTTTACCAAACATAAGGTAAAACTCATACTTCGCATTTGCCCACATACGAATATATTCGTCCACGACATTATCTTTAACATTTGAGGTATAACCATAATACCCCAAAAGAGTCTTTACTTCTTCACGATTTACAAGACCAATCATTTCATCAATGACTTTAGGGTCTTTCTTTTTGGCACGAAAAGCATATTTATATTTAACATCTACATCCAGTTTTTTGCCTTTGATAGCAACAGGAGCGTACATACCATTATATATGGAAATCTCCTCGCCATCAACAACAACGGTAGACTTACCGCAATTCTTGAAGTCCTTTACATTCTGTAAAGTACATCTAAAAGTTTTTCCACAAAACTGCTTTACTGCCATTACTTGGCGGCTATCAGTATTAAACTTTTCGGAAATAATATCCCAGTCATAAATACGACATTCCATTCCAACATCAAGGTCGGAATCTTCGGTGACTTCACCAGTCAGAATAAGTTTCAACTTCTCGACATTCTTATCCATGATTTTTCTCCTTTTTGAATTTACTATATTGGGTGGGGATTTCTCCCCACCCTTATAGTCTACCATATTAGCTGCGCTTTGTCAAATTACGCATCGAACCCATACTTATGAAGCAGAGCATAAGCATCATCGAGTTGCTCCTGTGCTGCGGCAATCTTCTTACGAGCGTTACGGACAGCCTTCTCGTCTACAACAGGCCCCAGCTCCCATACGGTAACGAGCTTCTCGGTATAGGGCTTACCAATGAGGGTTTTCAGAGCCTCGGACAGACGATTTCGAGTGGGAACTGCGTCAAAGGACTCTACCTTTACGACATCCCGATTACCGTCCTTACCACCGCAAACAAAGAACTTGCGAGCATCATCGTCATACACAAACCCGTTAGAACAGGCAGTAGACAGATTGATAACATCGAGGTCGCCAAAATCGTCTGCGACAAGGACATACTTGCTACCGTTTCGAGTGGTCAGAATCATACCAACTTCCAGGTCGCCATTGTAAAAATTCTTCTTCATGTGTAAATTCCTCCGTTAAGTAAATTGTTTGTCTTTCGACAGTTTTATTATACAACTTGGCAACCTCTGTTGTCAAGAATGTACCAAATTTCTATGGTTTTATTGTACCATATTTATCCGCTCGTGTCAAGGATGACCAACATTTTTTACTTGTTGCTAAAGAACTTTGCTTTATCAACATCGTTAATCATCTTCATAACACGGCCAATTTGTGCCATCATGTGCGTCGGACACACGGACTCTGTTGTTTTATGCTCGTCATAATATCCACTACTGATATTACAACTTGCGATTCCCCAAGAATTTGAAAGATGTCTAACATCAGAACTTGAACCGATTTTTCTTTCAAACCCAAACGACTCCACATATTCCATAAAATCTTTGTTGGTTGTGTCATAATACACGACTTCTTTTTCACCATGACGGTCAAACTCAATCATGTACTTCAAAGCGTGTCTCTTCCCATCAACAATTTCCTTCTTCAAATCCTTTACTGCCTGCTTTGCTCCGACACATCCGATTTCCTCGTCTGTCGTAAATAAAAAGTACGGTTTCTTATCGCAGTTGTTGATAAGATAAATTGCGGCATACACACCACATCTATCGTCACCGCCAATTCCCTGCGGGCTACTCAAATAGGTAAGGTTTTTGTTGTCAACAGAATATGTTACATACAAATCCTTAACAATTTGCTTGTGTACTGTGTCCATATGACAAACGAACATAATGGGAATTTCGCCCTTACAGAAAATATAGTCGTCAGTCACAGTAACATTGTCGCTACCGAACTTTTTTGGAAGATTTTCAGCCAAATACTTTTTAATATTAGACTGCTTCGCCTTGATTAGATACTCAAACCCCTTTTGATTAAATGGTTTCATGTTGACATTTTCCTCCTAATGATTATTTTTTGTGCGCTATACCAGAAATCATTTCCTTGTGAACGGCATAATCATCCATACTTTTTACCAAATTATCGTCCTTGGCAAAAACAAACCTAACCCTTTTATTGTTTTCAGGGTCACGAAATGTGTATAGAAGTTTACAGTTCCGAAGAATAAGATAACCGGCCATGTTCTTTTGATAAATACACACGCCGTTTTTACTATTCACATTATACCATTCCTTCCCTTATTTGTCAAGTCAAGGACTCCAAAGGCGGATTGTCCTCATTAATTTTAGCATCAACATAAGGTTCAACTACTTTAAGACTGCTGTTCCAACTGCCACACTTATTATCATAACCGTCATTATAACCGTTATTGTAGCCGTTATTATAACCGTTATTGTAGCCGTTATTATAACCGTTATTATAACTGCCACCACCATAAGACCCGCCGCTATAAGTCAAAGATTCGATATTATTCAGTTCAGACTTTACTCTCTCCTTTGTGTCAGGCGAAGGATAAAGAATAGTATAATCTACATCCTTGAAAATAAGACCATTTTCACCGCAAACATAAAAGATACGGATGTTTTTGGAATTTTTTCTTGTCTTATCGTTTACAGCAATGATAAAATACTCTGTTCTATAAGGCTCAAATGCTTCCTTTGCCACCTTAACAAAGTATTTTTCAGTATTAGTGTCATTGATGTCGTCAGCTCCAGTGCTTACGATAACAATATTGGGGCTAAAAACATCTTCACTACACAATCCATAACCATCAGGGTCAAGCATTGCGTCCTTTGAATCCTTTGTCCCCTCGCCATACATGACTTCTGCCATCAAGCGAAGCGCACAATAATCCACATCGTCGGCCTTGACTTGAACAGTGTAATACCCACTCTTTTGTATAGGAATTGCCATGTCAACTGCAGAACAACTACCGCCCTCGGACATTTCGGTCATGCCAACAGCGACAAACCTATTTTTCGCAGCTTTAAGGTAGTGCTTAATCTGCCCTATAAAAGAAGCATAAAGATTAAGTCTTGGAATACCGCCATCAATAAAGTCTACTGTCATTTTGAAGCACACTCCTTACGAATTTTTTATTGTGACACTATTATACCATATTATCCTTGCCCTGTCAAGTATCGTCTATGATTCCAAGGAAATACTCTGTATCTTTATCCGCTTTGAACACGACTGTCTTTCCAACGGCATAAGAATCAGGCATTTCTCGTTTTACCATATACTTTACACCTTTAATAAAAGGTGGACAATACTTATCACCATGAAAAACGACATAATTGGAAACCTTTGCCATTATAATCACCTATTCAATGAATATCTTTAATGTAGTCGTTTGCGCAAATAAGATTTCTATTAAGATAATCCTTATAATCTACGACGATTTCATTAAAAATTTTGTAGAATTTTGCTTTAAGTTTTTGACGACAAATTTTCTTTCCGATTTCCGCATCAAAAACATCATCGTCATGGCATTTTGCCACAACACGATAGAAGTTTTTTGTCCTATAAAAGTCGTCGATGCTGAACGGGAACCATGGAATCCCTACGCCAACTTTGCCAGTTTGCATAAACTTTTTATCAAACAATCTGTCAAGTTCGCTGTGAAAATCAGCCGTAGCAACTACAACCTTATTCTTTTCGTCCACATGATACTGAATATCGTATTGCATATAACACCACCCCTTACGAAATATTGTCTGTTTCACTTTTGTTAGCTTGATAACAAAACATTTCTACAAAAATGTCCATATCAAACTCCTTGTTGCCACATTTTGGACAGCAAAAACCGGCAAATTCAACATTTTCACGATGAAACGGAATTGTATCAATGTCTGATTTCTTACCGTCTGTACTAATTATAGCACCACATTCGCGACATGTCAAGGAAACACTGTCAAGACCGACATCGAAGAACAATCCATGCTCTTTCATGCTTCGCATATATTTTTCACCCTTTCAACGGCTTTGTTAAAAATTTCATTATTATTTTCACAACCATAAAAGTTTCTTCCTGTATTGGCACAAGCTACGCCACAACTACAAGACCCAAAACAATGGTCAAGGACGCTTTCGCCCTCATTTGTATAGGTTTTTATCAAATATTCAAGTAATGTAACTGGTTTCTGACTAACATGAAACCCTCTTTCTTGTCCAAACTCCAAAACATTCGTAGGATAACGACGCCCAGGATTATTAATTTCAGAATCTTTTTCATAAACAATGCCATGTGCTGCCCCGCCAGACCGCTTTGAAGCCCATTTATATGGCTTTCCTTCAGAAAATTGTGGATTATAGGTCGGTTTTTGCTTGTAAAAAACTGAAATCGTTTCCAATCTACGCATTGGCTGAACCTTAGCAAGATTTGGTGTAGTACCATTTGGTTTAACCCAGTACCAATCATACCTATAATCCTTTAAGTTGCTTGTTCTTAACATGGAACTAAATGGCTCTGTACCAAAAAGAAGAACTACGCCATCGTCTTTTAGTATCCTATTGTATTCAATCCACAACTTATCCATAGGAATTATGATGTCCCATTCGGCGTGTGTCTTACCAAAAGGAAGGTCTACAAAGATTAAATCAATTGATTTATCATCAAGGCCCACGAAATATTCAAAACAATCACAGTTTTTTAGGCTTAACAACGAATTTTGCTTGCTATTTATTACAATTTGGTTACAATTTTCAATAGAAATTGTATTCACCACCAATCAATCAAGCATGATATTGAGAAAAGCACTATTTAGGGAAGCAAAAATACCAATCATCCACGCACAAGTTTCAGAGTCAAACCACTTTTCACCAGCTTTTTTGTTAGAATGAATGTGCGAAATCACATATACAATATTGAGCAAAGCAACCAAAAGCCACATCAAAACCCTCAAAATCTTCATTATAACATCGTCCTTTCTGTATAAACATGGTTTTTAAGAATTATTTTATCACACTTTTGACACCAGTATGTACTCTCGACACTTCCCACAAATAAATTCAATAAATTCTTGCTTCATCGACTGTTGCCTATTTAACATAGGTCTTATATAATCTCCGCAAGCGTATAAGTTCGGGTGTGCCTCACCCTACTGTGATTATTATAACACTAAATAGCGTTATCTGTCAAGTAAACGCAGTCCCTCATTTAGAATATTGATGGCTGCTTGACACTCCCCATGAATAAATCCATGAGATTCTCGGTTCGCTGACCGTAGCCCACCAAATAGGCAGGTCTTACACAGTCTCCACGAGCGTATCGGTTTGGGCGTGTCCCGCCCTACCGTAGATATTGCTTACGCCAGCAGGCGCAATCCTTCGTTCAAAATGTTCTTTGCAGCATTGGTATCCCTATCATGTACCGTGCCACATTCAGGACAAGTCCATTTTCTAACAGATAAATCTTTTGTTCCTTCATATTTAGCACCACAACAATGACAAGTTTGACTGCTGGGATAGAATCTGTCAATTACAACAAGTTCTTTTCCATACCATTTAGTCTTATATTCAAGTTGTCTACGGATTTCATAAAAGATACCGTCGCTTATATGTTTAGCTAACTTATGATTGCGTACCATGCCGCTAACATTTAAGTCCTCTATACATATAACATCATAGTTCTTTACTAATTCAGTAGTCATCTTGTGTATAGTATCTTTTCTTTGGTCTGCTATTTTCTGATAGGCTTTTGCCAACTTAATTCTTGCCTTGTTTTTGTTGTTGCTTCCTCTTGACTTTCGAGAAAGTTGACGATTAAGTTTAGCAATTTTCTTTTCAGACTTATTATAAAACTTATGGTTGGGATAATGAATTTCATTAGAACAAACAGCAAGGTCTTTAATTCCAAGGTCTATTCCAACATTTTCACCAGTCTTTTCAAATGGTTTAATTTCTACATCAGTACAGCATATAGAAACATAATATTGTCCTGCTGGATTTCTTGAAATAGTCGCATTTAATATTCTGCCTTCAACCTTTTTAGAAACTTTACATTTAACAAGTTTCAGTTTAGGGAGATTGATTTTGTTGTCACAAATACGAATTATATTACCAACATTTGTTACACGATAACTTTGCCTATTATTCTTTTTGCTTTTGTATTTAGGATAACCAACCTTTTTCTTCTGCTTTATTCCACGAAAGAAATTTTTATAAGCAACATCAAGGTCTTTTAATGATTGCTGAAGCGCCGCATTAGAAGCCAAAAATAGCCAATCATTTTCTTTCTTATGGTTGGTCAAGTCTTTGGTACAATCATAATAATTAAGCGTCGTTTTGTCTTTTTCATATGCTTCACGACGAACGGTCAGGTAATGATTATACACATATCTACAACAACCAAATGTTTGTTCTATTTGATTTTGTTGTTCTTTATTAGGATAAATCCTAAATTTATAAGAGTGTTCCATAGTTTCTTATCATTTATTCCAGCCTTCTTCGATGATTCTTGAAAAAACTGTCGGATTTTTATTCTTACCAATTTTCTTTCCAGCCCCTTCCTTAATCTCATAAAGGAAATATTGCTCTCTTGTGACGCCACTTGTTACAATATGGGTTAGATTACCATTGTTATAGTATTGACACCAAAGCAATTCTGCCGTTGGAATACCATACTTTTTTAGAATTTCTTTATTCTTCTTCAAGTTCATCATCGAAATCATCTCCAAATCCGCTGTCAATTATATCACGAAGTGTCGTTCTTGTCAAGTAAAGGATGGTCGGATAGTCCTCTTTATCCTCATTTTCCCACTTGTTTAATGATTCTGGACGCCAATTGGCGCACAAATTCTCCATCGTTCTATAAAAGTGTGGACAAATATCGGAACAAAAATCAGCATTTTCACGATATTCTTTGGATTTTTCACAATTTTTACAAAACCCATCATACTCATATTGCGGACATTTTATTATGCTATATGAATTTTTCTCCTCTGCGTTTTGAAGAATGATGGTGGGTGTTGCCACCCAACCATCAACTGGCTCTCCACATCTACTCCACGAACATCCACCACAGGCATTTTTACATGAAAAACATATCTGATAACCCTTTTCGAGCGAACCAAGTTTCATTTTGCACCATTCTCAATCAGTTTTTGAACATCCTGTTCGAGCCTTTCCATTCTACTATCAAGAGTTTTAATCTTCCGAACAAGGTAGATTAACAGGTCATCATTCGCCATTTTTTGTTTCTTTTCAGATTCTGTCATTATAAGGCCCCCTATTCTACGAGATTATACTTGTCTAAATACCAATTAGAATATTGTCCACGCTTTTCCAATCGCATATTCTTGTACTCTACCTTAATTATATTATACACATTTAGGGGCGTTTTGTCAAGGACACGCTTAAAAATCATCATTTTGTTCTTAATTCCTGTGCCAATAGACATCAAGTCAACTTCAGCGGCCCAACATTTTGACTTATCTTTTGTCATTAAATATCTTATTCCAAGAACGACAAGGGTTAATTTATCTTCTTCTTTTCCTGTTTGAATATTCGTATATCCAAGAAATTCCTGTTGCCATTCAATCTTTTTACCAATAGGATAATCTACTGGATTACGAATTTGTATTTGTTCTTCGCACTCGTGAAGTATTTGCACTGTGTTTAGGTCAAGATATGTCTTTTCTGTTGCCCTGCTATTACGCCTAACAATTTCTTCAAGTGTACTATCATTGGCCAAAAAAGCCTTTGACATTTGCTTTGCATTGCCCTCCTTGAACTTTCTAAAGAAGCCAACACAATAATCCAACATTCTTGAATTACCAAATTCACTAAAGAAATCAAGCTTTATCAGCAGGTCAAGCTGTCTTGAATCAACAGATGTTTTTCTATCTATATCAATAAGCAAGTCCATGAAATAACCATATTGATTATTTCTTAACGCAAACAATTCGTCTGCTATTGTGGAATTACAATATTTAATAGACCTCATGCCCTTGTATATGGTTTTGCTTTCTTTATCAATGAAGTAATCAGTTCGCCCATATCTAAACCTTGGTTCAGAAATGTAAATCTTTTTAGAGTTTGCGTATGCTATAACATCCTTTGTCTTAGCTGGCTTATCTTTCCAAACATTAAGACAAGAGGTAATGAACTCTAAAGGATAATAATGGCGCAAATATACACAGGCGTAACCTATAAAAGAATATGGCACACTGTGATTCCAAGAAAAAGCATAGCTTGACGCATCAAGAATTGTCTGAATAAATGGTTTGATAATTTCCTTACATTTATCAGCAGGAACACCATAGTTCTTACTTGTGTAGTCAACAAACCTGCTTTCAATTTCTGGAATCAGTTGTTCAGTTCCCTTCTTTTTTGCTATTGCTCTACGACAATTATCACTTTCTGCCGCAGAATAACCACAAAACTGGACAAGGAATTTCATAATACTTTCCTGCATACACAAATGTCCAAGTTCGTTGCCAAGAAGGTCATTGATTTCTTTTAGGCCATTATCTTTGAATATTCCACGAGAAGCTTCATCTCTAAAAGAAGCAGCACCAGGACGAATAAGGCCATTACAAAAAGACATAAGACGCAGATAACTAATGTCTGGAAACTTATCTCTTATCTTTTTAATTGTAGCTTTTGAGAACATATTCTTCAAAAGCTGTGAGGCAAAGCCGCTTTCAAACTGGAATATACAAGTTGTGTCTTTCGACATTTCATCCCATACAGCCATATCGTCAAGTGGAATATTGTCTGGTGTAACCCTTTCAATTCCTGCAAGCTTACAAGTATTATTTATTACACCAACATTATCAAGGCCCAAGAAATCCATTTTAATCCAGTTCATTTCTTCAATGCCATGCTTATCAAGCTGTGTAATAAATTTCACTTTTTTATCAACAGAAAGAATACTGGAAAGGCCAATTTCAGAATATATATCGTCCGTTGAACACAATATTCCAGCAGGGTGATTACCAACAGAAACGATTACACCATTCAAAAGTTCCGAATAATACGCAAGTTCTGGATATTCTTCGGCAACATCTTTTGGTAGCGTTTCTTCGCCAGTTTCACTATCTATTACCAGTCTGTCGCAAATGTCAGAAACCTTATCCAACGGGATTTCCAAAGCACGACCAACTTCACGAACAGCACCCCTTATAGCAATTGTGCTAAATGCTGCAATTTCACAGGTATTAAGTGTTTTATCCGTTAAAACAAGTTCTTTTGCCTTTTCTCTATCATCAGCATAATAATCGCTATCAATATCCGGCGTTGTTTGTCTATCAGGATTGAGAAACCTGAAAAAGTTAAGGTCGAATTTAATACTGTCAATATCTGTAATACCAAGAATGTAAGCAATCATAGACCCAGAAACAGAACCTCTTGACGGGCCGGTATAAATTCCATGCTTATGTTCTCTATCACGAAGATATTTCTGAAAAAGCATATAGGAAATACTATTTGTTTTCTTATATACTTCAATTTCTTCTTCTATTCTTTTGTCAAGTTCTTCCCTTGTGTGATTTTTCAACGCATAAGGATGTTTTTCAAGACAATCGTAAATTGCTGTTCTAAATTCTTTTTCAGGGTTCTTGAAAAGATTAGGATATTTTGGAGTTAAGTCAAAGTCATAGCTTTCACAAGCATCCTCTATGACCTTTGTGTTACGAATTGCCTCCATATAAATATCATGTGGAACACTATTTTGAACAGAATAAGCGTTCAGCAATTCGTCATAAGACTTAAATGTTAAGTCCCAACCTTCTTCATCATCAAACTTGTTATGTTTTGCCTTTAGAAGAATCTCTCTTGCTTTTGCGTGTTCCTCGTCAATAGAATGGGTATCAGTTCCAGCAACAAGACGAATGCCAGTTCTTTTAGAAAGCTCTATAAGATATTCGTTGTAATCTTTTTGTTTATCAACATTGTGATGCTGAATTTCAAGAAAGCACCTATCTTTGTTTCGGACAAAGAAATCAATATATTCTTCTGCTTCTTCTGGTGTGCCCTTACCAAGCGGCGAAGCGATACAAGCAGATGTTACTATAATATTACTACTTGTATTTTTAAGTTCCTTGAAACTAATTCTTGGGACATAGTAAAAATGCCCATCTTTTCTGTTCACGGAATTAGAAACAAGCTTATTAAGTTCAAGGAAACCATCGTGATTTTTTGCTATCAAAACAGTATGGTAGTTATCTCTTGACTTTTCAGCATCCTTATCATCAATGCTGTTAAAGGTTATATATGCTTCAATTCCATGTATCCACTTCATTCCAGCATTTAGAACCTTTGTTCTTTTCTCCCACCAGTTATAGATGTTTCCATGTTCCGAAAAACAAAGGGCAGTCATTCCAAGTTCCTTTGCTCGGTTAATATACGCATCTATCTTCGTTGCGCTGTCCGCATTGGCCACGCAAGTAGAATAATCGCTGTGTAAATGATATACAAAGTAATTTTCCGTGAAATTCACCCCCATAGCCAATTTTTGCCGATTTTAGTAATTTTGGTGTTTTTTGGGCCAAAATTGGGGTGTAAAATTTCCATGATTTTCATAGAAATTTAGACCCCCAAAATCCCAATAAAATGGTTATTTTATTGGCGGTCAAATCTGTTATTTATAATTTCATCCAATGTCCTTGGCGTATAATCCATGTATGGCATCATACAACCAACATTTACCGCCATAATTTCTTTTTCATGTGGTCTCCTAATAGCAAATTCTCCACCGTTCATTTCAGACAGACATTTTTTAAAATATGCCTCTTCTATTGAATCGTGCAAATGCCCATAAAGCAAAATTGTTCCGTTATGTTGACCATTCCACATTAAAATGGGATAATGACATAAAACAAGTTTATATGTTTGTTTGTCAGCATGGTCTGTTATTTCAAGATAATCATAAATAGCATGAAACAACTGCTTATATCTATAATCCCTTGTATCGTCGTGGTTGCCTGATATAAGAATCTTTTTGCCCTTTAATCTGGCGACAAGGGCAATCAACTCTTCGTTTTTACCACGATTAGACACATCACCTAAAATATAAACGGTGTCTCCGTTTGTAACACGACCATTCCAATTATTTAGAATAACCTCATGCATTTCATCAACATTTTTAAATGGTCGATTATCGAAGTTTAACCCATCTGCAGTCTGATTTCTGCTAAACAAATGTAGGTCACTAATATAATAGTTCATATTAAACAATAGGAAGTTCTATGCCTTCATACTTCGCACGAGTTTCCAAAACACCAAGATATGCCTCCATATGGTCAAGCTGTTCATACAGAATCTCAATAGGACAGGTTAGCTTAAAGTCAAGCTTATCAGCAGCATACTTCTCAAGAACGGCATAAAGCTTCTTATATCTAATGCTTAACTGACTGTATTCTGCTACAAAACGCTCCTTATAATCGTCAGAAATCATCATCGGAACAGTATCTTTCAATTCAATCATACACTAACTCCTTAATAAAATATTGATTTTAACCCCACTGGGCTGCCATGGCTTCCGCAACGCCAGTGTAAGTCTTACTTCTAATTATAGCTGTTCTTGGGTCGTTCCACGCAATAATCTTCCCGTTTTCATCATGCGCCATATCTGCGCTCGCGCCACAACTATACCTTTTGCCATTATGAATATAGAAATCCCCAGGGTCAACAATATTAGTTGGAACTAACAGGTTTAACCCCTTTTCCCATAAGCAAGTTGTTTTCTTGGCATGATGCCCAAATTCATATGGTTGTATTCTTTGTGTTGGTTTTATAGGTAAACCGTATTTTTCAGCCAAATCTGGAAACCATTTTCTTATATAATCTCCACTAATTATATTTACTGGATTCTCTACGCAAATTTTATCGCAATCTGCATTTAAAATTGTACAGAAAAATATAATGGCATCTCTTTGCCTGCCATCAAGTCGCTTCTTTTCAAAATGTGCTGCGCCACTAACAGCAAGATGTGTACATGGCGGGAAAGCAATAATCATATCCCATTTAGGAATATTATGTTGCTTATCATCAAGCGTTTTAATTAGCCCCCCACCAAGAACGGGCAGAACATCGCCTAAAATATGCCATTCTGGATGATTTCCAGACGGGAGCATTATATCACAACTAAACGCATCATGTCCTCTTTTGCGAAATGCAGTACACACAACTTGACTTTCTTCACAAGCCACTAATACATTCATTTTTTAACCCGCTTTTTGAATTTTTCGTCACATCTGTTACAATTTCCACCACATCTACATTCTACTGGAATACGATGTTTGTAACATAAATTGACCCTATATTCCCTATCATAAGTCCCAGTAAAATAATAGTGTTCGCATCTTACATATTCATAGTCGGTCAATAAACCACCACCATTTATATTGTTTTCTATATTATATCATATAATTATTGATTTGTCAAGTTATCGTGTTCGGCATTAAGATTTTTGTTTTTTATTTTTTTTATAAAATCAATTAAATCTTCATTCTTCTTACGCCAAAGGGTTTTATTATAATATAACTGTTCTCGTCCTTCCTTCTCCCACACTTGGCAATCTTCTACGATAAACTTATTCATAGTATAACCAACATTGCCTCTGAATGGGCCATTGTATTCCATCGTCAAGCCATCAAACCAATAATCCTTTGTAAAGCCAGTTTTTAGGTCGATAAATTCATAGCAATACAGGATATTTAGACCAGATTTATCATAATATTGCTCCCATTGAACACTTTTCTGGCGCATATAAAATCTGCCACGCCACAAGTCGTCATTCAGAATGACATTATTTATCCATCTTGCTGTCTTATTGGCGCTACGAATATGTTTCTTAATCTTCAGACTTGTCAACATATAGTCACCACTTTATCGTTAAATATGGATATTCCGAATTTAATTCGTTCTCAATTTCAAATCCATCATTTTTTAATTTTTGTATAAGTTCATCTACATCTCCTCTGATTTCAAATGGGAATATTGTATAATGTCTATGTCCAATTTCTGCAGCTCCACGAATCAAAGTTAAAATATTGTTATATTCTTCTTCTACAACATTATGCATTGCTTTTTTAGAAATATCACGCATTTCTTGTGCTTTATTTCTATAATATGATGTTGACGGTGGTGGTATTCTTGAGGGCGGTAGTATGTCGTGAAAAAACATCTTAATCCTCCTTATTCATAACTTTGAACTTCATCCAAAAACTCATTTAACGCATCGTCTTTAGTTATATAACTATGGGAAAGCCTACTATAAACCATGCCGTTTTTATCTTCAAAATAATACTGCTTTCCGAAATATACGCCAGAAATCAACTCAAACATTTCATAACCGTCATTTGTCATAATAACTTTTCCTTTATCGGAATTATTGGTAATCTTTATTCAAGCTCCTCTTTCATTTTTTCATACAATTCGCCAAACCGTTTGCCCCACTTTCTTAGTCCGAAGAAAAAGCACACGCCTAACACAATCCACAGACCGCTGGCGATGTTTAGTAATAGATTATCCATCATTCTACCTCCTGTGTCCAAAACTCGCGGCGGCAATCATCACAATTATTATTGTAGCAACCATTATCTTCCCTATATATTGTCTTATTTATATCGCAGGGGTCGATTACAATAACACCGTTGCTATCAAGTTCAGCATTTGGCCACTGCTCCAGAAACGCACTCTGCCGTGTCTTGCGTGAATGTTCTTTCGACCACTTCTCTGTAATAGCAACAATACCGGCGGCATTATTAGTTCCATAACCTATACATTGTCCATCCGCAGAGCACGAATCACAAGAATCACTACTATCGCACATTCTTTTATACTCTTCCAAAAACTTTACAGCGTCCATTTAATTATCTTCCTCCTCTATATCTACCGTTGGCATATCTACCAATACTCGTTTTGCATCTGCCATTGTGGCGTTTGGTTCTGTTACTTCCAAAGCTGTCAACTTGGCAATCGTCGCTCCCTTGTTAATGTATTCATCCATTGTCAACACCATCCTTATTCCTGTAATTAAATACCTATCCAAAGAAATATCTTTGTAGTTCCGTTTCTGTATTGTCTTTAACATCTGTTACCCATGTAGACAAACATTCTCTACATAGGTAAAACTTCGTATGCCCATCATCATTTACCAGTGTTAATACGCTACCACATTCTGGACAAAATTTAGTCATATATAGTTATTTTATATCCTCACTGTTCAAAAGACCGACAGCCTCACGATAGGCATTTTTCATCGCAATATAATTCTTATATATTTCTTCCTCCGTCGCCCAAAATTCATCCGCATTTTTACAATACTCATATATCGCATCATACTCAATCGGGGCTTCTTTGAATTTTGTTTTTTCTCTAATTCGCACAGTAGTAACTTCATGTTCCTCCATGCAACAAATGCACAAAATCCTTTCCTTTTTTATAATTTCCACATCAAATCTCCCTTTCGTCTGTGTGCCCATATTTATATCAGACATAACAACCCCTCCTTTTTAATTCCTTGTAAAACACTCCATACCACCCATCATCTTCTCCAACTAATCGCATACAATTTTTAATATGCTGTTCAGACATTTTAGACACTTTAATTTTTCTACTATCTTTTGTTATCCATGTATCACTTGGAACACCAAAAGGAAAATCTCTTTCAAACTCATATTCTGCTTCATAATCAGAAAACAAACTCATTCGACATTCTCCTTTTCTTTCATAAACTGTTTATAGCATGGACTGTCTTTAGAAATACTTTCTGGAATGTCTATATTGCCATCTATACATAAGTCATATAGACCACGCTTTTCTACTGGTTTTAGACTTTCAAAAGGATTGTATCTGTTATCATCTATATAAACATATCCAGCTTCATCAATTTTTATTTCATAATTATGTTCCAAGTCCACAAATACTACATCCGCCCTTTTACCACGAACATTTTCATTTTTTGGTTTCCACCCCATCAGCCTTCCTTCGCCACCCCAAACAGGCTCATATTCGATTTTCCAACCAATCGCATTTCCTTTACCGCCACGGACAAGGTCGTTTTCAACATCCCAACCGACTTTGTCACCAAAGGGGGCTTCTTTATAATCTACAAATTTATCCATAAACTACTCCAATATGTAAAAAATGGTGTAGCAAGACATTTTTCTTTCTTTACTACACCATTAGTATACCATATTATTATGATTTTGTCAAGGAACTACTTAAATTGTTAATAAAATCTTAACAATTTATTAATAATTTATACATAAAACTGATATTTTATTGGTAAATTATGAAGTTTTTACCATAAATATCATTGACCATATCAAATATTTTCGCCATTCCAAGCCCATCTTTGTTTGGTTGCCAAATTTGTTTTGGGTTCCACCTGTTTTTATCTGTCAATAATGGGTCATAATGTGGGTTTTCAACAAACTCACCGCCGGAAAGCGAAAAATCGTATTGTTTTGGGGCAAGTTTCTTTAGCTCAATAAACCTGTTATTGTTTTTTACTAATCCAAGACCGAATCCACAATAACTACAACCAGTTCTTTGACAGCCAAGACATTTGTATTTATCATTTTCACACACAATTTCACCATAAACATCACAATATGTTATTCTGTTCAACGAAATGTATTGTAAAATATCAGACTCATTCCAAAACGACAACGGAACGCTTCTTGCATAATCACCCTCAAAGCTATTACATCCGCTTTTCAAATAGGCAGAAACGCGCAAAGATGATTCTTCTGTCATAGTACCAATTATAGGTCTACGATGATATTTACGCATATATGATTTACTTGGAAGCTTCTTCAATCTTGTGCAACAATGTCCAGATATGTTAAACGGAAGTTCAAGATAGGCTGGGAACCATCTTTCTTTTGTCCGTTTAGACTTATTTCCATTATTGTCAAAGTCTTGACCAATCAACTGATTGTATTTTGAAACGCTTGACTTTTCACATTCTGGTCGTCTTGCAAAATATATGGCATCAGAAATTTCTTTTGAAAATATCGGATAACCATATTGTTTTATGACATCTATAAAAGAAATTGTTGGTTGAATGATATCAACATTTTCAGTTTTCCTAACAAAATGTTGAATTTGTGGCAATTCAAGACCAGTATTAAAAAATACTGCTTTAATATTTGGGTTTACTCCCCTAACAAGATGAAGTAAGGCTGTACTATCTTTTCCTCCGCTAAAGGAAACATACACCCCATCTTCGCCCCAATAATCTATCCATTCCCTAATTCGCTGTTGTGACTTCGCTATTTTTACATCTAAAGGAAGCGCACAAAGCATATCCAGTTCTTGTTTAGTTGGCATAATTTACCATCTAACTTCTACCATGAATGGTTCTACTTTTCGGTCAAGTCTAACATCTGCCTTAAATCCAGCATTGCGAAGTTCATCAATAACAAGCTGTCCAATCTTGTCATCTTTTTCAGTAATAGTAAAAACGCAATAGTTGTCGCCCTCAATTGTTGCTTTAATAATTTCATTATAGGCGCAACGATAAGCGCAATTGGTATAAAGTCTCTTGTCGCCTAAAGACGACAAATACCTTGCTGTTTTAGCATCAATATAACCAAATTCCATAATATCACTCCGTTTTATTATACAATCTCTTGAATGTCATAATATAAAACATGAATTTTATCGTAATTTTCATCAATGTGGATATGTCCACAATAAAAAGCTTTGGGCTGAACTCTTTGAAAGACCTTTTCAAGATAGTCAGAAAGTTCATCCGTTTTGTATGTTCCATTACCAAAATAAGCCAAGGCCGAACTTGGAGGACAATGAGAAATAATATAGTCAATCTTATAGTCAACCTTTTCAAGATTGCTAATTCCAACATTGTACTCTTTACTGTTGGGCATTTCTTCTGGCCACCAGCTTACGCCCAAAATCCTAAACATAGCCATAGGATTGTGATAAAGTTTGATATACTTCTTCCTAAAATCAGGGTCATTTGGGTCAAGAATACCATCAGAAATGTCGTGTGATGCGGCACCTCCGAATGTGAAGAACTTCTTTCCGTAAATGTCGAACACTTGGCCACGGCAAAGATGAAGAATATTGTCGGAAATTCTATGGACATATCCACCATGCCATTCTTCGACAGGATACTTATACAAAGCATCAAAGTTAGAATGGTTTCCGTCTACAAACAAAACGGTATATTTTAGTCTGCCAAGACTTTTAATTACCTTTTTGTCGCCACCGCCACCATCACAAATTCCGCCAAAATCACCACAAATAATTAAATAATCATCTCTTGTAAGGTCGTTCTTATCGAAATCTTGGAAGTTAAACAGGCGTTGAAAGCTTCTGTGGGTATCACCAGTAATAAATATTCTACTCAATTATCCACCCCCTTTAATTTTGCTTTTGCTTCTAATGCTTCAATTACAGCTATAATTCTATGTGCACAAACAGCAAAGTCATGTTCGTTCCAACCACGAGTGGTCATGGCTGGCGTACCAATGCGAATACCACTTGCTTCTTTAGGGCCACGCTTATCTCCAGGAACCATATTCTTATTTACAGCAATATCAATCTTCTCCAAAGCGTCTTGAACCATCTTGCCAGTCACATGAGGATGTGTATTAGTGAAGTCAAGCATGAACAAGTGATTGTCCGTTCCACCACTAACTACATCATAGCCAGCGTAGATAAATTCATCACACATGGCTTTGGCATTAAGCACTACTTGATGAATATAGTCATAGTATTCCTTTGTGCAAGCTTCTTCAGCACAAACTGCCTTAGCTGCAACAATATTCTGATGTGTACCACCATTGTAGAATGGGAATACTGCGCTGTCAACCTTGTGAGCAAGCTCTTTTCGACAGAAAATCAAACCTCCACGGGGGCCTTTCAAAATTTTATGGCAGGTTGTAGTGATAATATCTGCCATCCCAAATGGCGTCTGATGTTCGTCACCAATAATAAGACCAGCAATATGTGCCATGTCAACCATAAAATACGGACGAGTTTCAACATCGCCATTTTTTACAGCGTCATCAATAATACGCTTAATTCTACGAAAATCAATCTCTCTTGAATACGCAGAAGCCCCAGCAAGAACCAACTTTGGCTTATACTGCTTGATTTTATTCGCTATATCATTATAGCAGATAATTCCGTCTTTGTCAAGGCCATATGTCACAACATTATAAAACTTACTAACAAAGCTAACAGGTGACGAATGTGTTAGGTGAGCGCCAGAATCCATGCTCATGGATAAAATTGTATCTCCAGGATTAAGAACTGACGCATATGCTGCTGCGTTTGCTGAACTACCACTCAATGGCTGGACATTTACATGATAGTCTGTCTTAAATGCTTCACGCCACTTCTTACAGCAATACTCCTCAAGTGCGTCTGAGTTGCAACAGCCAGAATAATAACGACCTTCATTCCCGCTGTAACGATTCGTAGGATAACCCTCCGTATATTTACACACGAACGATGATGCCAAAGCAGCACGAACAGCTTCGCTTGGGAAGTTCTCGGAAGCAATAAGCTCAATAGTTTTGTTAATTCTTTCATCTTCAGCAGAAATCAGATTTGCCACAAAAGAATGGTCTTTATAAACAAATTTTCTCACAAATCTATTAATTTTTCTGTAAATTCCCACTTACATACCCCCGAACACCATTTATAATTGGAAATGCTATAATTGAAACAACAATCGCTGTAACGATACCAAGGCCAAGCCTTACAAAAAGTGCTGCGAAAACATATGCTTTTGTATAGTATCCTAAAATTATAGCATCAAGCGCCATCACTCCAGTATTTACTATTGTAACAATAATACTGGACATCGAATTTACCAATAGAAAATGATAAAAACCAATTTCCTTAAAACCATTTGCTGTTCTTTTTCTAAATAACCAATATAGATTACCAACAAGAACCGCTCTTAATACTGGCGGAATTATCCACAAAACAGTAGTAACACCAAGTCCATAGTTCAATAACTGGCCCAGAAATTCGCCTATAAAAACAGAAATCGCAGCCATTGTTGGGCCACACAGATAAGCCATAACAACCGTAACAAGAGAAGCAAACGAAATTCTAATATTCCCTGCTCTAATTGTAAGAAGCGACATAACAAAATACAACGCTCCCATAACGGAAATAACCGCCATAATCTGTGCTAAGCTACTCGATTTCTTCCGTGTCTTCTTGCCTGTACCAACCAATAGAAACATCCCCACATTCTGAACATTCAAGTATCTCTACCGTAACATTCTTTAATTTTTGTTTCAGTCTATAAGCATGGGGCTTCATTTCGTGGATTCCATCAAGTTTAACAACAACCCCATCTGGAAATTTACATTTATCCATATAGTCCTCACGCAACAGAAACGATGTTGTCTATATTAATAGTCATAATATCCATATTGCCACCACTTTCTTTTCTTATAATGCCATCAAGTCGCGCCTTTTCAACTACGCTACCATTCATGTAATAATTGCTTTTTGCCTTATTCCCATTTACAGTAGCGCATCTCAAATACACATTTCCATTATGTTCAATGAAATATGGATATTCTTTCCACTTACCCCAAGGCAACCCTTCATTTTCATGCGGCAACTGTCCGTTATTTCGCTTGTCTTTTACTGCGGATATATTATCATATTCCACACCGCATCTAACAACAATTGTCGTCTTTCTATAAATGATAGTGCCTTTATAGGCAGACTTTACTGGAACATCTTTTTCATATGTCATAGACATAAATGTTCCATTCTTTTTGCCTTTAACAATATTTCGGATTTCTTCAAATTTCATATAAACCCCTCCTTTTATGTCTTTATTATAACATAATTAGAGGGGTTTGTCAAGTATTACTTATACTCTCTGACAAGAAAATCATAAAGGTCTTCAGCAGTTTTAAGTTCGACCTCATTTTCAACCCCATCTGCATCAACATATTTAACAGTTGAGTCTTTCTCTCCACACTCACGGTCATAAATCCACCATGCAATGAACTCGTCTGTGTCATTCATGGCATCCATAAGCACATCAAGCATAAGGTCTTCAAAGTCGCAATACGAAAACGACATGAAATTTAAGTCCTTAAAAGCATCTGCCACTTTTTCCTCGACTTCCCAAAACTTTTTAAGTCTATCAAAGTAGGAAACAAACTTTTCTTTTGTAATCATAAATTCACCTTATCCAAAAATACCTGTCGGAACAGGTTCTTCTTCATGGATGTTCGCTACAATTTTTTCAGCAATATTGTCAGGATAGTTAATTTTACTACACTTTTCCCAACTATATGCCTTATCTCTTTCTTCATCATTGGAATAAAGTCTAAACGACTTACTATCATAATGAAGTTTCACTTTTTTATTCAAAAGACCAGTCTCTCTATCTTTAAGACAGGTCAGAACAACATCGTACCCCTCCGGGTCGTTATAAAGCCTATTAACACTAAATGCTCTATTACAAGCCTTTACATGAGTGCTACTACCTTGAATATCATCAGCGCCAATATCTGCTGCTCCCTGCGGAAGTTTTCTTGAATGGATAACCAAACAAACTTTAACAGGGTTTTTGTTTGTAAATACCTTTAGTTTCTTAACGAAACTTGCTTCTTTATCGTACCTATTCTCACCATCTTCTTTTGAACAGTCAACTGTAAGAAGGGAGTCTACAACGAAATTTGTTACACCATATCGTTTATAGGCATACGACATAGCATCCATAATTGATTTTGAATTAGTGTCAAAATCATTTTCTTCGTTGTAAACAAATACAGAATCATAGTAAAACTTCTTCATGGATTTTACTGCTTCTTTAGAAACGCTATATCCATTGGGAGCGTTATCATTATGAAATTCAAGTATATGTCTACGAGAAGCTAAAGGTTTAAGAACATTGCCAAGCAACATTCCTGGATTAATCTCGCCAGAGTAGATGAAAACCTTTTCGCCAGCTTCAAGTGGTGCTGCTACAAACATTGTATTGATAAGGGTCGATTTTCCGCTTGCGGCCTGGCCTGTCAAAAGAACTAACTGTCCCTCAAAAGTTCCCCAAAATACCTTATCAATCTCCTCAATTCCAGTAGAGGTTCTCGGCAAACTCATAATGTCCTTTTCCTCTGCATCCATCAAACGACTAACAAATGGGTTATCAGTGATTTTAGCAGAAGCTATCATGGCAAGAACAGCATCTTTACCACAAGCTATAAGGACATTGTTGGCATCAATCTTATCTTCGTCAGCACCATATTGAGCATAATATTTACTAATTTCTTCTTGAATATCTAGATTAGGTTCAACGATTTTTACCCTATACTGACCAAGACGCATGGCACAGTTTTTTGCCATCTTTCGTCCAGGTTCATCGCTATCAGACCAAATAATAATTGACTCTAACTTCTCAAGAAATTCATAATTCGTATCGACCCATGACATATCTGCTGCTCCACCGGGGATTGACACTGTATTCATAAACCCAGCTTCAACACAAGCAAGTCTATCATTTAAGCCCTCTGTTATCAATACTGGCCTTGTTATATCTATCTTATCAAGACCATAAAGAAGTGGTGGATTTGTAAAGCCCTTTTTCCATCTCCACTTCATAAAGTCTTTGTTAGTTGCTTTGTGTGACACACGATATTTTGTGGTAATAAGCTTACCGTCTTGGTCTTTAAACTGATAGGCAATATCACCATTTTCAGCCTGTTTTACAGAACAAAAGTCAAGAGTTTCCTTACTAATACATCTTTTAGCAAGATAATCCTCAACAATCGCCCTATCATTTGGCTCCTCGTCTGGTACACAAATCCATTTTGAAGCTTCTTCCTGTACCTCGAAATCCCTTTCGGAATACTCCATTCCAACAAGCTCAAACAAAGCTTTTACAGCTTCGGAATACGACTTTGATTCATAAATAATAAAGTAATCAAGAATACCAACAACTTTACCATTTCCAAAGTCTTTGAAATAATATTCTTTTTTATTCCACATGAAACTTGGCTTTGTTTCATGTCTAAATGGACTAAAAGCACAAATAGAAGTTGCTGTTTCAGTAAACCCCTCAAGGGGGATACCGTCAGCTATGATTTTAGCTGCGGCATCACCAAGAAGAGCCTTTGCTTCATTGATTTTCTCAATAGAAACTTTCATGTCATTCCTCCGTTAAGCAGGAATCAGAAACACTACATAAATGATTACAGAAGAAATCATTGTGGTTTGGAACAAATATTTCAGTATTGTATATTCGTTCAACACAATTATCGGCCCATTTAAGCGTTTGTAGAAGTTTATTTTCATTAAAAATTTCTACGGTTTCCGATTTTGTTCTAAAATGATTAAACTTCAGTTTATATGGAAACACTCCATATTTCTCTTTTACAGATAACGAATAAATATAAAGCTGTCTTAAATATTTTTCCATCTCTGCCTTTGAACTAAACTTGCCCTTTGATTTATAATCATTGATTATATATCCATTATCATCCATAGACAGTCTATCAATATAGGCAATAAAATCTCTTTTCTTTCCATACAGCTCTATTTGATATTCCATCTTTAATTCTGTTCCAACAGTTTTATCTGTAAAACCCTCAAATGTAGATAGAAAATCAATTGCTTGGTTATAATAAGATGTTTCCATCTTTTCAAATGGTGGATATTCCGTTATGAACTTGTCATAATTTCCTTCAAAATACGGAACAAGTTCTGGGAAATCCAACTGCTGTTTTGAAAACATCTCTAAAATAAGGTGCATATACGAACCATACTGGGAAAAGAAATTTTCTTTCTTTTCAGACTTATCTATATATGTATTATACCACATTTTAGGGCAATTGTCAAAGGAAGATAGGTTTGAGTAAGACCATACCAGCCCATCTAAAATGAACTGGTATGTGTCTTTGTCAAAATTTATCAACGGAGGAAATCGCTCCACAAACTCGAAAGCAAACTATTAGCGGAATTACCGAAAGTAGAATACTTCGTAGTATATGTGCCTACTGTTGGAAAATCATAAGCAGAATATTTATCGTTAATTTCCTTTACGAGCTTTTCGATGTTTTCAAAGTCTGCCTTGTATTCAGAGTACATAGTTTCTCTTTTTGTCTTAGCTTCCTCTGCCTTTTTCTTCAGCTCTTCATGCTTTGCCTCGCAGGCATTGATTGTTTCAATGTCATCAGAAATTTTTCCGCAATAACTACAAACATATTTCATTGTTTATTCACCCCAATATCTAATTAGAACGGCAGGGCTTCTGCAGGAGCCGCATCAGCCTTTGGAGCAGAGATAGTTTGAACATCAGGTTTTACAGCAGGTTTACCACCAGCATCCTCGCAATTAAATACTACACAATCCCAGAATGTAGTATTGTTCTGCTTGTTGAAGAAGTTGGAAACACCACAATTAAGAATCTTTACACGACCACCCTCTGGAACTCCATGTACGACAGGGACAGCATCGCCAACAAACTTTACATAGCTACTAAAGTCCGTCTTGTAGCCACCGCCAAACTCTTTCTTACTTGTAGAACACTGACAACTATAAGATGTGATTCTGCCATCATCAGTAGTCTTTGGGTTCTTCTTCCAAATAGTAATATAAGAATTGTTACTAAACATTAATTTTTTACCTCACTAAAATTAATAATTTTGTACTGCTTCAAGAATTTCTTTCAACTTGGAAGCGTCTTTTACAGTATCATAACGCTTGGAGCCACCATTAATCTTTGCGATAAGGTCATAAATTTCTTCCTTAGACTTACCAGCATCAACTTTCTGCTTAAATGCCATTGTAATCTCTGGAACAATGCTCGAAGCTTCAGGCGCATTTACAGGATTTGCCTTTTCAAGAACAACCTTTTGTACCGTATCTTCTGGAGCTGCTCCATCCAACCAAGCTGCAAGCTTCTTACCAGTATCACTATCAATCTTCAAGAACTGGCCATCGAAAATGCCAGTACGGTCTTTGGTAGCACCAGCAATATGAGTTTCATCAATGTCGAAGAAAAGAGTAAATTCATAAATAAAGCCATCTCTCGCAACAGGGGAAAGACCAAGTTTCTGTACGGAATTCTTACCACGCTCGTCTTTGCTAATCTCGTAAGCAGTCTTAGAACGCAAGGTAGCAATAATATGCATATCAGTCTGAAGCATACAATCTACAAACTCACTATGTTCCTTGGAAGGCTCACGCCAAGATGTGTAAGAATTACCAGTCTTTGCAGCAATATTTCCCTGCTTATCAAGAACAGCCATCCACAAATGAGAAGCGGAGTCAATAATAGCACACTCCATTTCAGCTTCCTTACACAACTTGATTGCTTCAATGTACTGCTGTGGAGTATAGGGAGGAGAAAGTGTAACGCTCTGATAATTTCCAATCTTGATTCCTTTTTGGTCATACCCAGCATAAAGCTCACCAGAACCATTTTCAGAATCAATAATTGCAATCTTCGACCAACAGTCCTCGTCAGACCACTTCGGATGTTCGCCTTTTACAATACCGTAAGCCAAAAGAAGCGAACTCATTGTCTTGCCAGCACCAGACGGCGCTGCGATGCCGATTTTCAACTTTGCCTTTTTTCTTACGGCTGTTTTCAGTTGCAATGCCAAATCAACATACCTCATTTCTTTGTTTTTGAAAATTTTATATCTAAAGTCTCTTGACTTGTACCCGTATTATACCACAAGGGTCTGGCTTTGTCAAGGGGGTTTGCAAATGTTTACAGAAAGTTCACAATCCTTTTCTTTTTAGAACCCTAAGAGAAAAAATACTGTGTTTTAATCTTTACGCATATATATTATATCATAATTTGCAATTCTTGTCAAATATTGTACTAAATCTTAGTTTGCATACTTGATTCTAATATATATTATTATAATTCTGTACTAACTATAACTTAGCTTGTATATACTTATAGCTTGTAGTAACTTTGCTTATATATCAAATTTAATATATATAATTATTATATATATTAAATATTATATATAATTATATAATATTTATAATATTTATATATGCTATAAAATATATATAATATTAATATATTATATTTTAATTATTGCCTGTATATATTTTTTTCTTAGGAAAAATATATACAGGCAATATTATATATATAACTAAATAATATATCAAGATAAATATATTACTTAATTATATATATAATAGCATATATACAGAAATAATATATATAAATAATATTAAATATAAAATATTATTATAGATACTGCTTGTATTATATCATATATAAACGGGCTTGTCAAGGAAATGTAGAATTTACAGTTATTTCCAGCCTAATACATACAATTTACAGAAAATTAACATTTAGGGTATTGATTTTTACAGTATATGGTGATATAATACGATTACAACAATAAAAATTTACAAGAAATGGGGGTTTGAGATGATTGTAAGCGACTTGTTTGATTTTGAAGCATCGTGTATTCTTTGCGATTCAGATGATGTCGATTTTTTTATAGTTGACGAAAAAACAATTAAACTTGTCTGCAATAGCTGCGGCTGTGTTGATTATATTGAATTGGAGGAATAATATTTGAATATTATTTTGTACTCTACTGGGTGTCCAAAGTGTAATATTCTAAAAAAGAAACTCGAAGATGCCCAGATGGAATATATCGTTGTTGAAGATGTTGATGTTATGTTGTCTAAGGGGTTAAAAGAGGTTCCTTGGCTTGAAGTTGATGGAAATTTAATGAATTTTGTTGATTCTTCTAAATGGATAAATGAAAGGACATAAATATGAACATTGAACTTCAACTGACTAAGGATTTTGAAAGATGTCTTGATGAACTTAGAAAGAAATACGGTGAAGACTTTGAGCTGTTGAATGGTGTTCATCCGAGCCAACTTGACTTTTCTGAATTTTTAAATAAGTTCGTTGGTCAAGACACGGTTGCAGATGCGACAATTGACCCTAATGCAAACGCAAGACATAAAGATATTCGCTCTTTTATGACAGAAAAAGGTAAGAGCGAAGACAAACTGTTTGGCCTTAATAAAATCTTTATGGAAATAAAGAAAAAATGGGGGCTAAGGACTGCGAAACAGTGGCTTGAACAGGAGTTTAGCAAAGGTTTTTATCTTAATGATAGCGCAACTGCCTCTTACTTCCCCTATTGCTGGGCCCAGGATTTAACAAGACTTGCCACAGAGGGTTTATTTTTTATTGAAGGATATAACAATCAGCCCCCAAAACATCTTACAACATATTTTGACGATGTTATTGAATTCATTAGTTTCCTTTCTAACAGACAAAGCGGTGCTTGTGGTCTGCCGAATGTCATTGTATGGGCATACTATTTTTGGAAGAATGATGTGAATAATGGATATTTTCTTAAAGACCCGGACACATATCTTCGTCAAAATTTCCAAAAATTTATTTATAGATTAAATCAGCCGTTCATGCGTATAGACCAGTGTGCGTTTACAAATGTTTCAATTTTCGATAGGCCATATCTTGAAGCGCTTTTTGGTGGAATGGAGTTCCCAGATGGCTCATTTGCTATCGACCAAATAGAGGAAATCGTTGAAACGCAAAAGATTTTTATGGATGTTGTAAGCGAAACAAGAAGCACCAATATGTTTACTTTTCCTGTATTAACATTTTCTCTTTTCTATAAGGATAACAAATTTGGCGACGAAGAATTTGCTCACTGGGCATCTGACCATAATATGAAATGGTCAGACAGCAATTTCTTTGTTAGTGACAATGTTGGCATTCTGTCTAATTGTTGTAGACTTCTTAGTGAGACTACTAAGCTCGACGCTTTTATTAACTCCATTGGTGGTACAGCACTTTCTGTTGGTTCTTGTCGTGTAAGCACAATCAATCTTGTTAGAATTGCCTATGAATCTAAGCTAAATAAGAAAAAATATCTTGAAATTCTTCGAGATAGGACGCTTCTCGATTGTAAAGCGCTTTATAGTATGCGTCACATCTTAAAACGAAATATTGAAAAAGGACTTCTCCCCAATTATCAAGACGGTGCTGTTGAACTTGCCAAACAATTTTGTACCATTGGCGGTATCGGTATGTATGAGGTCATGGATATGTTCGGACTTATTGGAACAGATGAATTTGATAATAAGTTTTATACCGATGAAGCTGTCGAGTTTGCCACAGCTATTCTTGACACAATGAATGATGTTAAAGACCATTTTGAGTGTGACTTTACATTTAATATAGAAATGATTCCTGCCGAGAACTGTGCTGGCGTAATTTGTCAAGCGGATAATTTGATTTATGAAAATGACGAATATTTCATTTATAGTAATCAATGGATTCCACTTACAGAAAAGTGTACTATTCAAGAAAAGTGTCGTCTTGGCAATCTATTTGATAAAAAATGTGGCGGAGGGTGCATTGCGCATATTGACATCGAAAATAGATTCCCAAATCGCGATGTGGCATGGGATATGTTGAATTATGTCGCTTCAAAAGGCGTAATTTACTTTGCCTTTACCACAAAAATTTCTGTATGTGAAGATAAACACGCCTTTATTGGCACTAAAAATTGTCCAATTTGCGGAAAGCCAGAAGCAGATAAGTACGCAAGAGTCGTCGGGTTTTATGTTCCTATTAGTGGGTATCAAAAAATTAGAAAGAAAGAGTTTAATTGTCGAAAGTGGTATAACATATTAAACAATGACACAATTATGTAATTCTATTAAACTAAGAGGCGTTGTTATGGAAGACTTTGTAAACTATCGTCTTCCATCAATGTTCCTTATTTCTTCCTTTTGTGATTGGAAGTGTTGTCACGATGGTGGATTTTCTGAAAAAATTTGTCAAAATAACAATATAATTAACATTCCTATAAAAGAACTTTCCTATTCTTCTTTGCTTAACGCTTATGCAAAAAATAAAATAAGCAAAGCAATTGTTGTGGGCGGACTTGAGCCACTCAAACAATTTGATGAAATTTATGGATTGATTAATTATTTTAGACAAAATGAAATATTAGACACATTTGTGATATACACTGGATATGATAAGCGTGAAATTTGTGAACAAATAGAAAAATTGATGAATTTTAAGAATATAATCATAAAATTTGGAAGATATGTTCCAAATCAACAAGAGCATTATGATGAAGTTCTTGGAATAAATCTTGCAAGTAACAATCAATATGCAGAGGAAATATGTTAAAAATCACATATAATCAGGACAAACAGATTGTCGATAAGATTTTGGGCGCTCTTGATAAAAACAATGGATATTGCCCATGTAAATTAGAAAAGAATAATGATACAAAATGTATGTGTAAGGAATTTAGAGAGCAAAAAGAAGGATATTGTCATTGTGGACTGTATATCAAAGAAGATATATAAAAATTAATACCAAATAAAGATATAAAATGGAGTTTAAAATGAATAATAATACTGTAATTGTTTATGTAAATGATTTTTCTAATGGGAATGTTACTGTTGACGCAGCAAGACTTCGTGAATATTTTAATAGGGCTTGCGAAATGTCCATTAAAAATGGAAATTGTACGGAAATCGAATTTTGCACAATTAAACCATCGGAAGTATCCAACATGGCAAGTTATGAGAACGCAGTTCAACAAACCATGAATATTTTGGAGGAAGCGCTGAAAAATGCTTGATGAAATCAAAGTAGAGGTTCTAAAACACCCAACCGATGAAGATTGGTTGTGGTGTAAAACCTGCACCCTAAACACAATTGGGAAAAAGACTGCGCAGATGCCGACGGAAGAATGGAAAAGAAAAATTCTTGCCGCTGAACATAGTCCAATTAGAGAGCTTTGGTTTGGTATTCGTATGACAGTCCCATACTATATCTCTGTTCATTATTGCAGACATTCAATAGGTGTAACGCACTATGTCCAGTCACAGCGTAATGATAGGCAGGACAATTACGATAGAAATGCTGCAAGACAGGATGCTATGGTTAGTCATATAATGTCTGTAAACGCACAAGAATTGATTTATATGGCACATAAGCGACTTTGTACGCAAGCAGACCCAGTTACAAGAAAAGTTATGGGTATGATAGTAGAAGAAGTTCTAAAAACCAACCCAGAGTTTAAAGAGTTTTTAGTACCGTTGTGTGAATATCGCAATGGTAAATGCACAGAATTTTTCCCATGTGGAAGATATTAAGATAAGGAAAGCAAAATATAAAATGGAAAATGTAAAAATTAAGAAACTTAAAGAAAATGCTGAAATTCCTAAAAAGGCATTTCCTTACGATGCAGGATTTGATTTGGCAGCTTGTCTTGATTGTGATAGCATAGGTATTTCTGCTGGCAAAACTATTAAAATTGGCACTGGTCTTGCTATTGCCGTTCCAAATGGCTATTTTGGTGGTATTTTTGCCAGAAGTGGACTTTCTACAAAGCGGGGATTACGCCCTGCTAACTGCGTTGGAGTTCTGGATAGTTCGTATCGTAACGAGGTAATTGTACCGCTTTATAATGATAGTAACGAAGTCCGTATCGTAAAAAATGGCGATAGAATTGCACAACTTATCATTTTGCCAGTTTATGACACTAATATGGAAGTTGTAGATGAACTTGACGAAACTGACCGTGGATTGGGGGGCTTCGGCAGTACTGGGATTGGGGTGTAAAATATGTTAGAAGGATGGATTTGTCCAAGATGTAAACGGATAAATGCTCCGTGGGTTGAACACTGTGATTGCATTGACGATTCATTAAAAACCAACAATATAAATTGTTGTCATCAATGGGTTCCAGAAACTGTGTCAACTGCGGGAACAACATATAGGTGTGCCATTTGTGGAGAAACAAAAACAGTATATTATAACACAGATAGCTATGTTCACAATATCACAAATTATTAAGATGTAAAAAATGGTGAAGCTAAACGCTTCACCATTTTGTTTTATGTTGGACTTCCTAAATTTAACAACCAAACCCTTGTTTCGCCAAGGGGTTTATTGTCAAATATAACAGTTTTATATTTGTCAGAAGCCCATATGTTCGTTGCTGTGCTGTAAACATTTAAATCATCGTATTTCAATATGAATTCAGCACCAGATTTTACAACTTTTATCGTGTTAAATATGATTCCGTCAGACTTAAAAGATATGTCAATCTGATTTCCCGATGTTAGAACGCTTGACAAGTCATTTTTTAATAACCATGTTTCAGAAGATACATCTTTTGTCCACACTTCAACACCATTATAAATTAAATGCAGAACATCTTTGCCATTGAATTTAATAACATCCGGAGTCTTACCGTTAAAACTAAAAGGCATAGGCTCACCTCAAATCGTAATGGTCAAAGTGGAAGTTGCCTCATCAAAGGAAAATCTTTCATCGAGATACTTTTTCGTTACAAGGTCAACACTATTTACCGGGTCTTTTGTTGACGAGGCAGTACCAGTAACAGAAAGATTGCCCGTTACATACATATCATGCACAATCGGAGAAGAAGAAGCGCCCTTGCTATCAACATATGCCTTGGTTGCTACTTGATTGTCTGAAACTGGTGCGCTTTTTACCGTAAGCCTTCCATTAGCATCATATCTTGCAATTGAGTTTGCTTCGCCATTGTTTGTTATCAAGCATTGGTCTTGTTGTTCGCCATTAACACAATAGGCTTTTAGTTGCCCTGCGTTAGCCGTTATTTTGTCAACTTTGTTGGATAGCTGACCGTCAACATATGTCTTGTTTGTTGCGTGTTCATTGGCGGTAGGTTCACCAACAGCGACAGCTCTATAAGTGCTTTGACTATCTGGAGCAACAAATGCGGCAGTCCCGCCAGTAGTTCCAGTTAAGCGAACGCCAGTAGTGCCAGCTTGTTCAATTGTGGAGCCAAGATAAAGGGGCGCTTGACCGTTGATATGAATTTTTTGAACATTTGTAATGTTGTTCGCAGACATATCAATTGCTCCATCCATTGCGCCGCCAGTCAAAAGCAATGGTTCTGATGTATAATCAGAATCTTGCCATGTGTCGCCATCTTGTGTATGAAGATAATGTATTGACCTCGTTACAATAGTATGCCCATCTGTTCTAACTTGAGTATATCCAAAGGTAAACCCACCGCTATCATTGCTAAATTCTGCGTTCATTAGAGCAAGTCTTCCATTACCATTTACTATTGCAACTATATTAACATTGTTATCATATGCGGACTTAATTTCATCATATTGTTTGTCTGCGGTATAAGTTCCATCATGCGTTGCGTTTTCAGCTAAATTGATAACAAAGGCAGACATTTTACTTATTTCAGCGCCGACATATTCTTCGTTTACAAAATTGCTGTCATTTGTAAGCTCGCTTGTCTTTGTTGGAATTTTTGTTGTATTTGGAAGCGCCTTAACATCAGTGGCAGTTAAAGTAACTGCGCCAGTCTTTCCATTTACAGAAGTTACAGGATGGTCTCCGCTGCCGCCTCCACCTTCTTCAAGGGCTTTTATGGCAAGCCCTCTTGCAATAATATCTTGTGCCATTTTATATCGCCCTTTCTATGCGCTTTTAAGCTCCGTATTCGTAGCCCACTTTGGCATATACATTAACATTCCCGCCACCATGATTAAGAATATTGGCCCTAATGTCGCAAAGTCCATTTACATCGCCAGTATAAATACCGTCAGCAGAAATAGTCTTAGCAATATCAAGGGTAGACATATTGATAAGGCCAATATTGTGCCACTCGCCCTGTCCAGGAAGTATTCGACCTTGAATGGCGATTTCACTACCAGTACCGCCAGTCACTTCTACAACAATAGAAGCGCCTTTGTTACCATTTACGATACTCTTTTCACTAATGCCAGCAGTAGCAGCACTATCAAAGAATTTACAATCAGCAGTAATATACATTAAATTACGCCTCCATTATTTTAATTAGTTACTTCATACCAGAAGTCACCAGAAGTTTGCGAACTTGGTTGTGCCGCAGCAAGACTTATATCTAAAGATTTAATTTCAGGAGCGTTCTCAACATTACTCCAATCAATTTTCCCAAGGAATTTTGTAGCTTTAATATTTCCATTGACTTCAAGCTTTTCTGAAGGCTGTGCCACACCAATGCCAACTGGGCCTGAGCCGTCTGAAGAAGTATTAAGAACAAGCGGTCTATTTGTATTGGTTGAACCTGTTACATAAATATGGCCGTAGTCTGTTCCGTCCGAAACAGTCGCCATATTAATCTCAGCATTGCCAGCGGTTTTTACAAATAATCCAGCGATTGCCTTGAGCAGACCGCTAAAAGATTTTGTGCCAGCAATAGTCTCGTCACCAGTTTTATGTACCACATCGCTGTCCGTGGCATAATATGAAGCTGTCTGCCCGTTCAATTTGCTTGAGTCCGCAGCAGTAGCAGTTTTGTCAAGTTTATTGTTGATTAAATTTCTAATCGGTTCATCTTGAAACGGAAGCTGCGAATACTTTTTCGTTCCATCACCAATTTTATATCGGGTTTCGCCAGCCTCGGTGTCAACGATTATAATTTCACCGTTCAACAATACTGGGTCATTTTTAGTCCAGTTGGCGCTTGTATCACGCTTATTCTTTATGCGTGACTTTAAAGTTTTAGTCGCCATAAGCAGCCTCCTATCTTATTTTAAAAGGGTGCCAGATTGTTCTGGCACCCAAATAAATATCAAATTACACTAAAACAGAAGAACTACCACAGTCGAAGATAATGTAGTCCCCATCGGTCTGAATAACATCATTAATATTGCCAGTCTTACCAATCTCACTAACAGCAGTAGCATCAATCTTATTGTTTACAACACCAGTAAGGGCAGTAACAGAAGCTTTTACACCATAAACGGTGTTCTTATCTGCGCCGTCAGTAGTAGTGCCGAGAACAGCATCTGCGTACCCTTTTGCGGTCGCATTGAGGGACGCTACGGTGGCATAGGCGGCGTCTTTCAGACCAGCAACAGGAACATCTGTTCCGTCAACTGAAATGTTACCGTTTGCGGTACCAGTCTTAATGTCAGCCTTCTGAAGCGCAGAATCAGCCTTACCAAGAGAGGTCTGAACAGCGGTAACAAGCTTCTCTTTGGTAATAGTGCCATTATTGATGGTGGCAGTCAGAACGAAGTCATCGCTAACAGAAGTGGTAATAATGCCATCTGCAGGAGTACCGCCAGTAACATATTCAATAAGATTATCAACATTGATATACAGCTTGTCGCTGGTAGCATTGGCAAGGGTCAGAACGATATAGGTGCCAGCGGGCTGACCAGTAGGATTCTTGACAACTTCACCAGATTTTACAACCATATCCTTGGGGATGTTAATGTCAACACCTACGGGAGTGCCATCTTTTGTAAGCTGATAGATTGCAGCATAGTCACCAGAATCAGCCTTTTTAGCAATGGTGTATTCTGCTGCAGTAGGAACAGTAACTTTCAGACCAGCGGCACTAAGAGTAGCAGCATTGCCAGCGGCGGGGTCAAGCTTAATGCCAACAGTCGGGGCAGTAGCAGTTCCACCAATTTCGATGCCTTTATTTGCGGTAGCAGCCACAGAAGCAACCTTGGTGTTAGCAGCAGCCAACGCATCAGCAGCAGCCTTCTTAGCGCCATGCACAGTATTTTCGGTGGCAGTATCATCGGCTGTACCAAGAACAGCGTCGGCATAACCCTTTGCGGTAGAGTTCAGAGTAGCGACTTCAGCATAAGCAGCATCTTTAAGCCCAGCAACTGCTACTTCTACACCATTGAACTTAACAGTGCCGTTTGTAGCGCCAGTGACGAGGGTGCTAACAGGAATGGTGATAGGCTCACCAACAGCAGTCCATGTGTCAGCGGTTTCAGACAGTTCGTGCTTGTAGAGCTGGAATTTTCTTGGATTGGTGGCATCAACTTCAATCTTATAAGTGGTGTTAGTATCCTGCACTTTGCCACTAATATAAGCATCAAGACCGGAAATTTCATCAGCAGTATAAGCAGGCTTGGTTGCTGCTTTAGCCCAAGTATAAACATCTGCAGCAATGCCACTTACAAAAGGAAGCTGGCTGAATTTCTTGGTGCCATCACCAATTTTAATAAGAGTACAGGGTTCCTGCACAACAGCGCCAGTTTCAGCAGGAACGACAGCGATGGCAGCTTCGCCAGCCAGAAGCACTGGGTCGTTAGCAATCCAGTTGGCATAAAGGTCATATTTAAGTTTAAGACGAGCTTTCAAGTCTTTAGTAGCCATTTAAATCATCCTTTCTAATGAAAGAAAGGGTGGCCAATTAATTGACCACCCGTGTTATAAACTAATTATTCCTGCGCAGTACCGCCATTCCAAATGAGAGTATCAGTTCCCTGCTGGAACAGGTCTGTACTAACAGCCTTAACAGAAATAACACCATTAGCAGAACCAATAGTAACATCGTCTACCTTAACAATACCAAGAAGCGCTGCAGTAGCAGCAGGAATGTCAACAGCCTTATCTGTAATGGTAAGTGCAGTACCAGCAACCTTTACCTGCTCAATCTTAGTGTCGAGTGCTCCCTGAAGACCAGTAATCTTTTCAGAAGCAATAGCCTTTACGGAAAGCTGCTTCTCAGCAGAAACCTCAAACTCATCGCTTACAGAATCAATAACATTTACTTGGGCACCATCGGCAATAGCATTAAGCTTATTAAGCAGCGCATCAGTAAAGTCGTTAGAAGAAAGACCCTTACCAGCTTCCTTATCCACCTTATTGCCAAGAGCATCAGCAAGACCAGTTACCTTTGCCATCTCGATGGCTGCAACACTAAGCTCTTTGCCTTCACCGATAGCAAATTCAGCAGAAACCTTATCAATTACATTGACTTGTGCCCCATCAGCAATTCCAGCAAGCTTAGTGCCTTCGGCATTAGTCATCAGACGAGAACCATCAACCTTGTCTACCTTACCAGCAAGACCAGTGGTTAAGCTATCCTTAGTGGCATAGGTTTCGGCAATCTGTTCAGAAGTCAGATAGTCGGTAAGGTCAATGTCGCCAGAAAGCACATCATATTTATATGTATCAGCTTCAGGGGAAACAATGGCAACATTAGTGCCAGCGGGATACTTCTTGCCAGCACCCTCTACAAACTTGTCATTGGTCGTAAATGCATTGGTTACATTGTAAACATTACCAAGAACATCTGCAGAAGGTTCAGGAAGATTGGCAAACGCAACAGAACCAGCGGGTTTATAAACAGCAGAAATGGCGGACTTAATCTTGTCGTCAGTCTGCGTCTTGGTATAAACATCAGCAGAGTTTGCCTTGGTTTCAAGTGTACCATTAATAGTTTCAATCTGGCCATTAATGGTGGTTACATCACCCTCAAGCGTAGCAATCTGGGTGGTGTGCTGACCAACAGTTTCTTGCAAACCAGCAACAGTAGAAGTATCGGGGGTATACCACTCAATAGTGCCATCGGCTTTCTTTCTGGGCTGCTGATTAGCGGTAGCGGCATCAAAGCCAACAATGCCAATTACACCAGCGTCAGAAACAGTAATAGACTTACCATCGCCAACGGGGACAGAGCCAGCTTCTTTAAGGGTTTTGTCTGGCTGAATAATATAGAGGTCGGCAGAATTTTCTGTTACAACAACAATCTTCTGACCGAAGTAATAAACAGTATTAGTGGAACCAGGGGCTTCAGCAGTTTGAGCAGCAGCCTGTGCTTCAGCAAGAGTGCTAAAATAAGCGTTGTACTCAAGAGGAAGGGCTGCGGTCATCGCAAAAGGAACACTAAAATTAAGTTTGGGCAGATTAGGAATAGCCATAATTTATATCCTCCTTTCCTTCCTTAAATAGTTACAGAGTAAGTGTTGGCGGTATCATTTGCAGTAGCAAAATCCTGCGTATAAACCTTATAGTCAATAGCAGTATAGCCAGCAGCACCCTCAACAGAAACAGTGGTCTTAGCAAAAGCAGAAGTAATATCTGCATTCAGACCATTAACATCCTTAATGGAAGTTACATCTCTAAGGGTGTCGGGATAAGCAATGATAACTCGCTGTGCGCCAACAGGAATAGTCACTGTAATGGTATTGCCGTTAGCAAGTGCTCTACCAGACTTTTGGGCCAAGCCACGAACAATGGCGCTATCAGTAGCCTTAGTCTTGTCAGTTGTAGTGCCATAGAAGCTGTTACGATAGCCAGTGATAGCACCAGAAGTAGCAGATTTAGTACCACCCTTAATCTGACCATCTGGATAATTCTGACCAAGAGCGGTCTTGGGTACAGTACCGTCACTATAAGTGCCTTCAATAGTAATCTTATAATTGGCACCATCGGGTACCACATAAGCAGTAAAAGTACCATTCTGCGTAGCGATTTCCTGTGCGTCAACATTGTTGGTAGCCTTCCAAGCGGTGGCAGTAACGCCAGTAGAAGCATCATACTCATACTTGCCAGCATTGAAAGTGCCAGAATAAGCTGGAGTTACAGAAGTACCAACTTCGTAAGCCTTAGCTGTGGCGCTGGTGATACCAACAGAGGGCTGTGTAACAGCGGGATTCTTGTCTTGAGAATAAGCGTCCATCAAAACTGCATAGAGGCTTTTACCGTTGGAAGGAATGGTAACCTTACCACCAGTAGGAGTATATCTGCCAAACTGCTCGGTAAACACCATGTCAGTGTCGAACATTACGGCTTTGGCAAGAATTTCACTATCGCCGCCGACATATTCCAGTTGGTTCCAAGTAGAAGTGCCATCACCAATCTTAAAACGGCCTTTGTTTTCACCATCCATGGTGACACAAGCCTCACCAGCAAGGGGGACAAGAGTATCTCCTACTGCAAGCCAATTTGCTTCGAGGTCATGCCGCAGTTGTATACGGACATTCAAAGTTTTATCAGCCATATGCTGACTCCTCCTTACAATATAAATGCATTTATATTTCAAGAAGCAGGAATTGGTATTAAATAGCGCCTCCTCCATTTAATACCAATTCGCTAACCTCATCTTGAACAAGTCTATCTATATCAAGATTTTTAACTACGATGTTGTTGTTACTATCATAGCCAACACCGTTGTCAACAGCATCATCTAAGCTTGGAATATTTGCGCCGCCACTAATAGGGATGTCAACAATGCGATTAACTGGTGGAATAAGTTTTCCATTTACTTTAATTCCAGTAATTACATTTCGTTCGGCACCATCTTCAATTCCACTAAGTTTATTTGAATTTTCTGCTACTTCGGTATTGAGTTGGCCAACTTCTTCTTGTAGCTCTTTTACATCATCTTGAAGTTGTTCAATTACGCCTTTGCCGTTGTCGATACGAACAACTTGGTCAAAGGTCATAGTAAAATTCATGCCTTTACATTCGTTCATATGACACCGTCCTTTAATATTCTCTCTACTTCTACCTCAATAATGTTAGAAGTAAGTTTAGCATTACCAAAACCACAACGCATCTGAATCTCTAACAAACCATGTTTTTCAGAAAGCTTTAAAGTTTCTTCTTCTGTTAAGGTCGTAGTTACAGTATACTCATCAAGTGTTACATCTTTTAAAGTTTTTTGTAAAACAAGAATATCACGACCTCGATTATCTTTCTGGGAAAAAGCAAGATTCAGCACATCCATGCCTTTGGTACTAAACGGAAGTGTAAAAGTTAGAGTTGGTGTAGTACCCCTTCTCATAGTTCTCACCTCCAATTTAATTATTTGGTTGCTTTAACAAGCTCTTCAATCTTAGTCAAAACCTTGTCATACACGGCTTTAAGAGAATTGTATTTCTGCTTCCAAGCAGTACATTCGGCAGAAACCTTATCATAGTCAGATTTTGGAACGGTTGGCTCTTCAGTTGCGCCAGTATCAGGATTGGTAACAGTCGGCTCGACATAGTTTACACCGAACCACTGACAAACGCCCTTACAAAGCGCAATGCCGATTTCCTTCTTGTTTTCCATAATCCATTTAGCATCTTCGCCATTATCATGGAAAGCGATTTCTGGATATACGGAAACCATTGGGGTCATTCTAATCTCATAAAAAGCGTTTTGCGCATAAACTCCGCGCCTTGTTTTTCTCGGATAAATCGCCATTAGCTGATTGTAAACCATTTTACAAGCTCTATCAGATACGCCGCCTTCTCTACCATAACGAAGAACAGTCGGACCTTGCGCAGTACCTTCAACGGGCTTTGCGGAAGCAGCATTAGTGTGAATCGGCATATAGTAGTCAGCACACCAGGAGATGCCTTCTGCTACACGCTTTTCCATTTTATCTTCTGGTCTTGCGATTTTAACCTCAAAGCCACAACGAATAAGCGCTTCTTTACAATATTCAGCGATTTCACAGCATACATCGTGCTCATAAACCCCCGGATAGCCCCAATAAGGGGCATGGGGGTTAGGACGTCGCTCTGGCGACAGATAAATTCTTTTCGCCATTTTTATTCCTCCTCGTGGATATACTTACCGTCGTCTTCTTTCTTAATCTTTTCAAGGCCGGTAGTAACACCATCATAAATACCATTGGAACCAAGCGCAACAGTAATTGCGTTTACAAAGCAAAGGATGACGGTTTCAGGATTTACAACTTCACCAGAATGGCTAAAGCAAAGAGAACCAACAAGCAGAAGAACAGCTACCACATAAGATACAATCTGCGAGTTTACATTTTCCATAAACTTCAGTTGCTTAACAAACTGGGTGATAAGAGTGACCATCATAGCACAACCAGCATAAGTACCAAGAGCAGCCCAAGTAACAAATTCGTTCATATATATTCCTCCTTATAAGAAGTCCAGTTCGCCACGAACACATCTGTCGTGGACGGTTTTAATGTTGCGAATTGCAGCGTTTGCTTTAGAATTTATATAAACGGCTTCATGCTTGGTACAATAAGAGATATAGTTGTCAATATCCTCTAACACATTGTTAAAAGATTCTTCACTATGACTAATTCCCCTACGCAACTCGTCTGAAAACCGCAAAATCCTCGCCCTACACATATCAGCACGATGTCTCTCGTCGTCTTCTATGTGTCTGTTCAATTCGCTTTTTATTACAGTAATTTCAGAAATTATTTGGTCTTGTTTATCTTTCTTTCTGTCCAAAATGTTGAAAACACGATTAACAATAACTGTTAGTACAGAAGAGCCAAGAACAGCTATCACAATTTCCACCATCGGCATCCTCCTTTTCTTTAGTATTATAAAATCGTTGCAATAAACGACATTTAAACAGATTCAAGTAAGACATTGCTTAATATAACGCTTGTTATATTAAAAAGTAATAATTTTGATTAAATAAGTGGCCAAAATAGCATTATAGAACAAATTGTTCAAAAATAACCAAAAATGGCCAAAAATAGGGCTTCAAATTTCCATGATTTCCATGAAAAATTTTTTCGATAAAATTACTATTTTATCGTGCTAATTGTAAATTTTTATGTCTTTCAAAGTATTCTTCCACTTCTTTATCAGACATTATTCTATCGCCAACATATTTCATATTTTCAATCTTATAAAGATTGGAACATCTACAAGAAGTTAAAATACCATTGGCGAAAAGATTGAAATGATTATCAGTAATGATGTTATAATAATCTACTGTGTTATTGACCAATTCCTGTCTTACCAACACAGGCTCGTTCTTATCTTCCGTAAATGTAATAGTTCCATTTCGAGTTTCTGGGACACCAGTATGTGTAAACATATTTGCTTGCTTGTTGAAGATACGATGATAGCCTTGAGCGCCACCTTCTCCAACCAGCCCAAGTGTGGCACCATTATCAAATGTCAGCTTGTTATAGACCTTTGCGGTTTGCTTAATCTTAATCCAGCATGGTTTGGCAGATGTAAAACAACCGTTAAAGAAATCCCAGACGAGAAGGTCATCGTCATATGTGATTTCCTCAATAGGCTTCTTGGTGCCATCCGCAAGCGTGATAAGAGTGCCAGCAATAAGACAACTGGCTACAAAACCAGTAATTTCAACATGATTTTTGGTGTCTGTAATTTCATATACAAGACTTTTTGAGTCAAGATTACCTTCAACAAGTGATGCATTGATAACAGTTGTTGGCATCTTTGTTATATATGAGTTGGTGTCTCTCGGCTTTATTACTATTTTGTTAGGTGTGGTATCGCCCACTGGATGAAGTGGAACCAGCCATTCTTCAACTATTGAATTACTTGAATACGCATATTGTTCTACATATACAAGGTTATTAAGCGTATACTGATAATTTAATGGAGCATATTCTGGATATATTTTTGCTAAACAATAACCATCTGGTATTGTCTGCCCCCCCCGCAGAGCCGAGGGTTAAAACATCACCAATTATTTGACTCATTATACATCACCTACTTAATAAAAATATTATTTTAAATATTTGTTTTTAGTTTAATATGAATAAAAATTTAAACGCAAAATGCAAAAGCGACGCCAAATCTGTTGGTGGCGGTGGCAATGGTGGCGTTGCCGCCAGTGTAGACAAGACAGAATCCATAGTCTTCGCTGGCAACGGGAGAACGCTCCCACCATGCAGCAGCGGAGCCACCCTTGTTCTTAATTGCCGAATTTCCATCCTTGTAATATGCGTATTGCGTCCCTTCTCCAGAAACGGAATATTTAGTGGAACCAAAGATTTCAATTTCAGACAACAAGAAGCAACCATCTGGGACTATTTCAGTGCCGCTTGAAGGACCACCGCCAATTCCAGATGGTTTATTAACCTGCTTGACGGCCGTCCGCCATTCTGTGGGTAGATACCCATTCATAGTCGCCATCGTTGAGGTACGCATATGGCTACTCTTCCATCCGCCGACATTTGTACCATCGGCATTCATCGAATATCCTGTTGCAAACAAGTCATGCATCTGGAATGTGATACCAGCTTTCCCTGTTGCTGTGTTGTCGCCATATGCGTTTGCAGTAGTTAGTGTATCGTGGTTAAAACCAATTACATCAAAGGAATAACCAGCATCATCTAACATAAGCATTATTTGGTCGCCAATGCTAATTTTGTAATGGCTTGTATCATCGTCAATATAAACAACACTTGTTTCGTTTGTGATGGATGTATTATTAGAAATAGCTTTAGCATAAAGGCTCATTTTTTCAGCGGAAATGCCGTGAATGTCATTGGTGTATGTTACACCACTTTTGGCAGTTGTAGAAGCAGAGAGGGTGGGTTTACCCCCCCCCCCCCCCCCCC